TAGCGTATAATAAAAATATCAATAATATTAAATTATATAATGATGTATTTTATTCTATAGATGGATATAGATCGATAGTATCAAAACCTAAGTTTAGTTTCAAAAATACCAATAAATATCTATATGTAAGAGCAGTTGAAAATCTTGCTATTTTTGATTTAGATAATAATAAATATGTTAGATTTTATGGTAATATATGGTGGGGAAATGATTCTAGTGGAATTTCTATAAAAACAAATAATCAATATTTTAATGAATTCATTTTAGATTTGACGAATTGGTCTAATAATATAGCTATTATTTCACAGGAAGCTTTTTATGCTCCAACAAGATCTATGTATACTTTTAATCAAAGCGTTTCTATAACACAAGAAGATAAAATAGAATATTTCCATGGAACTGGAATTTATGATAAATTAAGATCTTTATTTAATATATCTACTAATAGTGAAATAAATTGCAATATCAATGGTATTCATTTTGATGGTAAAACTGATATCACTATCCCAGCACCAACTAATGCATTAACTTTAGGTGGATTAGATTCCGGTCAATATATTAAAGTTACCGATGTTGGTAATGCTGCTGGTAAGATTCCACGATTTGATAATGATGGTTTCTTAGTATATCCAGATGGTTCTAAGGAGCGTATAGAAAATGGCTAAGTTAGATAAAGTTCTAGCAGTATATGATAGGGATGGTAATCGACAAGCCATCCCATTATATACTACATTAGAAGAAGTAAATAACCTTGGTAGAAAGATTAAATTAGGTAATGATTACGTATATTATCCATTAACTGAAAATCTAACAGATCCTAACGCATCTAAGAAAGTTGTAGTTATTGGTACTAAAACATATAAAGCATTACTAAAAGTAGGTGGAGTTGGATTCAGGACTATTCTTGAAGCATTAGATAGTGATGGTTATTTATCAGCAGAGAATTCTAATAGATTAGGAGAAATAGATAGATCGGTTGGTGGAGAAGTTAAGATAAATTCTAATACAGATTTAAATAGTTATAATTATTGTGCAATGTATACTAATGGTACAACTATTAAACTAGATAATTATACTACTGATAAATATATAGATCATTTAGAACTATCTAACTTAGATACTGAACGAAATATTTCATATGAAATACCAGCTAAATCTATAATATTTGGATCAGATGACGTTAAATATTTAAATTATACTGGTAATATAAAAACTGTAATGTCTAGTAAATATGATGTTATAAACGCTAGTCAACTTTTTATAGGTAATAGTACATATAATACATTCGACTCATGTGTATTTATTGGCAATCATACTAGTGAAAATATAACTGATATGATTGAGAATACTGCAGGTAGTCATATTAGTACTAAGAAATTCGTTGCCGGTCATAGTAGTAATATATGTAAAATTAAATTAGGTGATAACACTACTGGAGCCGAGATAGATCCATTCTCTAATAATGCTAATAATAGATTAGATATTAACACCTGCAAGATTAATGAAATAGATAAATGGCAATTTGCATTCATGGCAGGGGAAGCTACATCTGATTCTAATTGTATGAAATATGTAACCCCAGTTACTAAAACTATAGTAAATGATAAAACAGAACTTTCTTATAAATATAAAACTAGCAAGAATGCCATTAAAACCAAATCTGAAATTACTGGTAACTCTAACAAGTTTAAATCTATTATATTAAGTATAGATCCATCTTTTAGCAAAGACTCATTAAATGTTAATATAACATCTATATTATATACAATAAGCTTTTTAGCGTTAGATGCTAATAATACAGAAATACCGTTAGCTTCCTGCAGAATTTATGAGCCTATACCGAAAATTTTATCCAAAAGTGATTATGATAATTATGTAAAAAATGCTCCTGGTACATATCCTAATGATAATTTTGTTTTCTGTGATTATGATAAGATAGATACTCATAAGCCTTTTATTAAACTAGTATTCGGCAATGACGTTTTACATACTATTTTGATTAGACCAGAATATAATAGTGATACTGGTGATTTATATATGAATATTAAAATTATTAAATCACCTAAATATAATGATAGTAATAGTAAAACTGAATCTAGAACCTGGATATATAATATAAACACTCGTAAAGTTAATCCAGATATTAGTAGATATAAAAATAAACGTGCACTGATATTTAATATAAATAATATAGAGAATACCAGAGCCCCTTTAAGTCCACAGGAAAAAACTATAATAGGAGATAAAAGAAGATTATTTTATTTCACATCAAATTTTTCTTCTGGATCTAGTATAGATTCTAATAAAGATTTATTCTTGTTCAATATGTTTAATATAATGAATGAGAAAGATTATACTGGTGCTATAGATTGTGGATATATACAGCAAGTTATAGCTGCTCCTGAAAATATGAAAGAGCAAATCTTCTCTGAAAAAGTACAAAAGGTTTTACATGGTGAGTATGATGATGAAGCTAAATATTATCCATTAAATCTCAAATCATTCTAAACACTATACCCAGAAGGAGTTTAAACTCCTTCTGGGTTATATATTATTAAGGTGATTCATATATCTTATATTTATTTCAAGGAGGAAAAGTATATGAAAATTTTTAGCGTATGTGCAAGAGTAGATTACAACGGTCAAGATGTTATCGACTTAGGGTTATTTAAGTCCTCTAAAGCTGCTTTATTAGCAATGAAAACATTCATCGATGAACATGTTCGAGCTGCTAATAAAATTAGTGTAGAGCTATTTACCTTTAGTGATAATACTTTGAACGAGGATGCTAGTCTTCCATATACGACTACTGATCTTATGTACAATCCTAGTACTAAGAAGTATGATGACTTAAATCCAGTATTATTCGTATAATACTGGTAGAGGGAGAAATAAATTCTCCCTCTTTTATTTTTTTATAAATATATCCCCATAGGAGTTCAACTCCTATGGGGTATTATATTATTTAGTTATATCTGGTTTTGTATAACGTAGACCATATATTTCGATTAAATCGAAGTTAATATCTTGAATATATAATGAGTCTTCTGTAGATACACGTAAATCACTCCATCTATCTATAGTATGTTTAAATGTATAGAATGCTAAGTTATATCCATTTGACATATTATATAGACACCATGTATTGGTATTAGTCAACTCAAATTTTAATCGCCATACTGGTAATATGGAACCAACAATAACAGAGTTACTACGATTACCATGTATATATAAGGCATCATAAGTAGTCCATCTATCTTTTAATAGAATTTTTCTTTCTCCGCCTTCTGGTTGCCATCTATAATCCCCATGATAGCATCTAAAATCAACACGTTGTGTACTAGGAGTATATGTAATATCGTTTTTGTTATTTCTACCAATTTTCTTAGCAATTGCATCCCAATCTATTAATGGAACCATTTCATATGGAGTATTACTATCAAATATCCCTCTAATACTAGTATTAATATTAGCAAATGCAGCTTCCATATTACTCTTTAGAGTATTAGTCGTTGTAGTAATAAGATCAGTTAATTCTTGTTTAACTGTATTAATATTAGAAGTGGTATTAGTCAAGTTAGTATTAATAGTTTGATTCAATGTAGTTTTTGTAGTATTGATTAGATTAGTTAAATCATTCTTAGCTGCAGATAATGTATCTGCATTAGCAAATTCAACCCAATCATTTACATTAGAATTAGCTACAGCAAACTTAATTTTTTTACTTCTTGGATCATATCCAAATTGACCAGCAAACTTAGGAGTCATATTAGTATTACCATGGATATTAAAATGATCCATAGATGTAAAGTCATTATTACCATCAGCTATGTAATATTGTGGACCACCAAATCTATTATTAACAGAAGATTCTACAACTATACCTCTAGAGATATTAGATATCATAGTAGTACCATTGATATCAGCAAATCGTAATTGACCACCTTTACGTAATGTATTAGATGTATTTAATGGCATAGCACCAGTAACTAAGATATTACCAGAATCAATACCGTATACAGTACCAGTAGAGTTAGGAATAAGATTAGTACTACCAGCTACAACTACATTAGACCCATTAGAAGATTTAATAGCAAACTTACCATCATTAGAGTAAGTATTGTTTTCTAATATAATATTAGAAGAATCAGCAATTACGTTACTGAAGTCAAATGTAGTAGAGTTTGTAGCAACTTCATTCTTAACTACAACATTATCTGTATTTAATGTACATCCTTTAATAGAACCATTGGAGTTTAGATACTTAACGTTATACATATTTCTATCCAAAGTAAGATCTACTGTACTTGGAGATTTAAATGTAATACCGTTAAATGTAACGTTAGAATTCTTAACCAAAGTATAAGGTAAGAATACAGATCCACTGCCACTAACATTGAATACCACTTCAGGTTTAATATTATTTAACTCTAATACTTGAGCAGCTACGTTACAGTTAGCTGGAGTAGTATAATCACCAGGTTTAATAATTACATTAACCGCATCAGATGTATTTAAAGAATGGAGATAACGAACTACTTCATTTAAGTTAATAAATGGACTCTTAATATCACCAGTCTTAATTCTATCTTCATATGAAGCGTCTACATATACTTTATTAGCAGTATCTACCATATTAGGGTATAATCTACGCAAGTTAGTATTATAAGATACTTGACCATTATCAGCTAAGTAAGTAATATGAATATCTTCTGGTTGACTAGATAGATTATATACATTAGTACCCATATCAAACAATGTAGATTGATAATTGAATTGAGTACCTTTACGTAATTCAGTTCTACTAGCTAAGATAACTGCATCTCTAGGAGATACTTTCTTATATGCTAATGGCATATTAGTTAAGCCATGGTTATGAGCTTTAAGCAAATCTACATTAGCTGGCACATTATCTACATTATGAAGCATTGCTTCAGTTAAGCAATCACCTTCAGAGATAAATGTACGACCAATGTGTTTAACCATTAATGCTATTGATAGATTATTATAATTATTGGCATGCTTAGCACTAGTATTATAATAAGTATAATCATCATCTGAGTTATTATAGAAAGTTAATTCAGCTCCATTGAAATCTACTTTTCCATTAGGAGCGATTTCATATGGAACTGTAGCTCTATCAGCGGCAGCTTTAAGTCTTACATTGATACCATTAATAGTAGTTGCATCCATACCATTAGTACCACTTGTAGTATTAGTCTTAGCTGCATCTGGTACGTATACTTTCTTAACTAAGTTAGATCTAATCAATTCCTCAAAGTTACCAATATGATCTTGATGGAAATGAGTAATCAATAAGAAGTCTAATTTATCAATATGATTTTCTTGCAAGCAACGTTTAATAGAAGATACAGATGATACAGAATCAGCAAAGCAATCGATCATAAACCAATGAGCTTTGTCAATACCTACAATTGTACAATCTCCTCTATCACCAGAATCGTTATTATCACCGTATCTAGGGAAAATAACATCTAAAGCTCTACTATTCAAATCATTAGTTTTCTTTTTGAATTCATCTAATGCTTCACCGAGAGAACGAGCAAGTTCTTCAAAGTCTGGACGAACTACAGTAACTTGAGTATTATTAGTTGCACGAGAACGGGCTACTTTATATACAACCATTTCAAGTACATCACCAGCATCAGCTGTATATCCAACTAATGAGATAGATTTACTTTCGGAATTGAATGAGAAGTTCTTACCTTGGATTAGACGTACACCATTATGGAATACTTCTAGTCTATCCACCCCAGGATCATAGTTAAGTGCATTAAATGTGAATGTATTTTCACCATCAGCTACAACAGCATATGAGTATGTAGTACTATCAATAAGATATGGTAACCCATTAGTTACATAGAAACGTTCTGTAAGATAATCATATTGGAGATATAATTCATCACCAGCATGAATATCACCAGTTTTAACTGGATCATATCCAATAAAGATAGGGATATTCTTACCATCAACTCTTAGTGTAGCATGATTACCTACATTGGCATGGAATCTAACACTAATTACATTACCATCGAGAAGTTTATATTCATTAGGTAATGATGTATTCATTGTAGTATTATCATCTTTAGTTACACATTTAGTGATAATACCACCACGGTCTAATAGTGCATTCATTTTGTCATATAGACCTTTAACAGCTGCACTAGAAGCTACAGATGTAGCATCATTAGTAGTATAACTATGAGAATACTTTTGCATTCTATCAATAGGAACTGTACCTTTATTGAGGTATGCACCATCAATATAGTTCATAGTCTCAAGCTTAGGAGCATGAGCATTATAAACAAAGTAGAAGTTAATAGTACGACCAGCTTCTACTTCTTCTTGGAAAGTAATTTTATTACCTTCGATAGAATAACGGTTAGGGTAAATTTGAAGAGTACCAATGTATACTAAGAGCATATTAGGTTGATCAAAGTATCTTTCAAATGGTACTGGGATATCAAATGTTTTACCCTTTTTAGTAACTACAATAGAATCAAAGGCAGAAGCAATATGAGAGATTTGTCTAACTTTAGCTTCTACAGTTTCACCATCATCAGTGAATACTTGAGAAGCAATAGTTAATGGAGCAAATCGTTCTTCACCTTTAACTAAAGTAGTTGGAGTGATATTTTTATAGTCACCTAGGAATTTAGTAATTTCTGTAGTAGCAACTACATTCTTCCAGGCACCAGTCCAAATATAGAATAATTCAGACTCTTTTATATAGTAAATTACATCAGTACTTACTTGATCATTATTAGACAATCTATAACGTTCAGCATCAGTATCTACTAATGTAAGTTTATTAGTTTTAAATCGAATGTCAACAGCTACATCATAGAATACTTCATTAGTATCAGTTGTAGCTATAAACTGACCTTCGGTAATTGGCACTTGAGAGAGATGAGCTCGTTCAGTAGCCAAATATTTTAACGTTGCCATGTGTAACTCCCTTTATTAAATAGTATTATCAATTGCAAGATCTTTACCAATGAAACCAGCAGATACAGAATAGAACCAGTTTACACCACGGTCATAAGTTACAAGACGAACCAATTGAAGTTCTTTATTCTTACTAGGAATAATACGTCTAGGAATCTTAACTTCTACACCATCAGCTCTAGTAATATGAAGATCAAATGCTTCAGTATTGATATTTTGAGGATCTAGAATAAGAATAATTTCAGCTGTAGATTTTTCTAATCCTACAATAGTGAAAGTTGGATTAGCACTATCTAATGTAAAGCTATAAACTCTATCTGGACGAATTACCGTATTGGAACCACCAGGTAAATTAATCTTAGCTTCTTGTGGTAAGTTATTCTTTGTAGTATTAATACCTTCAAGAGCTCTAATACGTGGCATTGGATCTTCAGCATTAAGTAAACCAGTTACTTTAGTATTAAGCTGAGAATAACTATTTGTCAATGTATTAGTAATAGATTCTAGATTAGTTACATTACTAGTTACATTAGGGATTGCCTCTAATGTAGTAGTACGTGTTTTTAAATCAGTCAATGTAGAGCCAATATTTAAAGCATCTAGAGCATCTAAGCGAGTTAAGATACCACTACGAATTTGAGTATTTTCATTATCATATGTTTTAATAGCACTAATCTCTTGATTAATAGTATTAATCCTAGTATCAGTAGAATCAGATAATGCATTTACTTTAACACTCAATGCATTTATTTCACTACCATAGTCTTCGCCTTGCTCTAAATTAACTACACGTTGTTGTAAAGCTAATACTTTAGAGTTTACATCTCCTAATGCTTGAAGAGAAGTAACTTTATTTTCAAGAGCATTTACTCTTGGACCATAATCTTCACGAGCTTCTAATACAGTAATCTTATTGCTTAATTTATTAAGCTCTAAGTCTGCATTATTTTTAACACCAGTGATTTTACCATTGATTGTATCAGTAGTAGTTTCAATTAATGTATTCAATTCATCTAATCTATGACTAGCAGCATCTAAGTCAGTACGAATAGCTGGAAGATTAGCATATTGATCGGCAGTAAATTTAACTGCAGCTACATCATCTTGAAGTTTCTTAAACTTAGCCGCATCAGGTGGTGCAGTTTCTTCTAAGTGACGTACACGATCTACAATATCAGTATCTGTACGTGGTACCCATTTAACTATATTACCATCTTTAACTGGGTATGTATTATTATTAGCATGACTGAAACCATTGATTTCGATAGTACCACCATAATCGACAATAGAATCATTATCGAATGTAATTTGTGGTACACGATATCGTTTAACTGGTTCATCTACTGTTGTTAGATTATACTTAGAGAGTTGTTGAATATAACCATCTAAGCTTACAATACCAACGCCTTCTACGTTGAAAGTATAGTTAGATAAGTCTACATTCTTTTCAACTTCTTTAAGAATATTTCTAGTTATATCAAATATAATAGATTTATCTTCAGCAGAAACTACATAGAGTTTGCCTGTCTTATAATCAAATAAGATTTCTTTTTTCTCAGCCAGGAAGCGAGAATTATAATCTAATGCTATAAGAGGAACTCTGGTTCCTTTATAGTTAGAAGTAGCCATATTATACCTCCTTGCGAATATGTATTTTAATTACATTAATGTTCAAAATATAAGCGGATAGGGATTTTGACACCCCTATCCGGTTTATATTATTCTCTGATTACATTAGAAGCATCGAATATATTCGTTTGGAATAATTCATCAGTATCATTTTCATCAACTGCAATCTTAGGTAATTCTTTAACAAATACAGGTTTATCTCTTTCTTCAATAGCTTCTTCATCTGAAACTACATGAGATACACCTGGATCACCTGCAAGTTGATCTTCAGTCATTTCAGTATTTAATCCACTATAATCAATATCAGGATTATTAATATGAGTAGCATCTAAAGCATTAGATAAGTATACATTAGTATCAACGTTAGTCAATAATACTTTATTATGATAACTAATACCTAGTACACCACCAAACTCAGTCTCTGGTCTACTTAATACCATATCAGTTTTAATATTATTCTTACCAACTCTAATTGTATAAGTCTTACCAGGTTCTACTTTAATATATGAAGTAACTTCACGAGAAATAGAACTGTCAGATCTAGAAGTTCTTACACCATTGATAAGCATCAAGTTAATACGATTACGATTTTCAGGTGCTTTACTTGAATTAATAGCATCTTCATCATCACGTTCAACAAATCCTATTTCAGATATACCACAGCCATATAGAGTATTATTACTACTATAATGGATTTCATGACCATCTTCAATAGTATTAAGAATCTTAGAATCATATTCATTAGTGACTCTATCATAGAAGCTATTTAATTCAATGAATTCCATATTACCAATAGCTGGTACTGGAGCAATAGAGAAATCAGTGCTACCATAGCCACAGAATTGGAATGCGGCTGGATATCTTTCGATATCTTCTACAGTAATCATCTTAGAGTAACCACTACATAATGTAAGAATGATTTCACCTACATTATCTGGACAGATCCAGTATTCTTCTCCAGGTTTAGTAAAGCTTTGATTATATTGTAAATTGAAGTCATCACTATAGATTTCTTCTAGACTATTTACAAATGTATCAGGCTTAGTTAATGTATCACCTTTATAGAAGATTGGGGTATTATCACGATCAGAATCGAAATCAATACGATATTTCAAATGATATTGACTAATATCAGTATCAGCAACATCATAAGCAATATGTACAAATCCACTAGTTGGAACTGTAATCTTATACTTTAACCCAGGATGTACTTTAACGTTTCTAATTATTTCTTTTTGATAGAAATATCTAGAAAGTCTACCTAGTGTGGTTTTAGATTCAGTCTTACGTAAAGGTTTCATTGCAGGGATGAAATCATTTACTTCAGGTAAATTACCAACTACCTCTTTATATAGAGGTTGACTCATGATATTTAGATCTTTCTTACCAATAACTGTATCAATATAGTTAGATACATCAGATGGTAAGATATAACTTACTTCACCGAATTCAAAGTCTTTATCTCGTAGATAGCCAATTGTATCAATAGTTCTATTGATAGGTCTAATTCTACTAGCAGATGCGATAGATTTGATTTCAAGCATAGTTACATCATCTGGACAAGTAAAAGTATATTTCCCAGGAGCAATATACTTATTAACTGTAGTAGCTAAGCTATAGATAGATCTATTCTTAAACGTACTTGTGTCATAAGTATATACAAATGGTAACCCTTTATTGACTCCATTAGATGTATAGTGAGTTCTAATGATATCATTAATGATAGCTTCTTGTGAAGTATCTGGAACGATATACTTTTCAAGATCAGTTACGTTATTATGAATATTGAAAAGCTTATTGATATCTTCATTAGAGATTTGATTCATAATGATATCATAATCAGAGTTGATATCTTTATACTTAGCTAATTCTGGAATAGATGGAGTATAATCTAAGATTAATGTATTGAATCGTGTTTGAACGTCATTCTTTAATCGAATGATGTTATTAGCCACATTCATAATATTATCTTTATTGATCTTCTTGCCATTGATAAACATGAAGTAGAGTTTATTATTCAATAGATGCTCTAAGTCATTTCTATTTAAGTACAAGTAACCACGTTCATTAATCATTGGATGTTGTACATCTTCACGTTCTAAGCTTCTATTGCTTTGGTTAGCAATATAGAAGTATAAGAAAGATAAAGTTTGACCAGCATTCAATGCATCATTATAGTTTCTTAATGTAATCTTATTCAAATCTTTATCTAATACATAACGAGATGCATCGATAAATGTTTGATTAGCAAATACCATTAAGGAGTTACCAAGTTTAAGATAGTTTTCAAATGGTAATGGAATATCAAATTCTGTTTGACCATCTACTACCGCATCAACATCAATAACTTCTTTAGCAATTACTGTATAATCAGAATCAGCTAGAGTAAATGTAACTTCACGATCAGTTGTTGTAATAACACCATCATCAATGAATGTCAATGTATTCAATGTTTTAGAAATAGTATATTGAGATTCTCTAATGAATGTACTACCAACAGTTACGATGATTTTCTTATCCATAAGCATAGAATCTTCCCATGGAATAGTAAATGTACGTTGACCATCTTCTTTACATTTTACAGATTCAGTAATGAACTTAGTATATTTAGAAGTATTAACTACACCACCAATAGTTGCAGTCTCAGCATCAATATCTTCAGTATATACAAAGATAAATGTAACTGTACGTCCTTCAAGAACAGCGTCTTCACGATTTAAGAATCGTAAATCATTACCAACTACTTCAAAGCGACGGTTATCAATATATGTATCACCAATTACACAGAAGAATTTACCAATCTTTTTATCAAAATCATGGAAAACTTTAGGTAATTTAAATACAAGTTGCCCATCTTGCTCAGCACGAACTTCTTCTATAGCTGTCTTAACAGATACATTTCTACCAGTAATAAAGTTGAATACTAATTCTTGACCAATGTCTAAGCCATTAGTAGTAAGTAAGTCAACTGTATTTGCTTTAGTATCAATATAATACTCTGCTTCATTTAAGAATACACCGTTTCTAATTAAGAAGAAGCTATTTTGATCATCAAAGTATTTAGCATAAGGTAATGGAATACTAAACTTAAGTTGATTATCTATAGTAGCACGTACAGACACTGCAGAAGTACCAACTTTATTCTTTTGCTCAGGATAAATGAATACAAATATTAATGCAGTACCAGCATCAATACCAGTATCTTGGTCAAAGAACTTAATTTGTTTAGTGCCTTCCATGATTTCATATCGTTTAGGATTTACATAGATACCACGATACGTTAGGAAGAAGAATCCTTCAAATCCCTCAGGATATGGGATATCAAAAGTTAATTGATTATCTTTATTTGCTATAACAAATTGAGGATCGATGTTTAATACATCATCTTCTTCTACACCACCATATGGATTAGATTCAATATTCTCACTATATAAGAATACGAAAGTAACTTCACGTCCATATGCTACATAGTCTTTAGGATCATTAAATACAACAGTACGTCCAATTACATTATATCTAGATTGGTCAACCAATACAGAGCCACGTAATAATAGGAAGCTGTTTTTATTTAATAAAGAAGACTTAGATGGGAATGGAATAGCAAACACTGGCTGTTGATCTACAGTTGCTCTAACTGTAACAACATCAACTCTGTTTGTTTTACCAATATCTGTATAGTTAAAGTCATAAGGTAAATAGAAGATATCTACTGTATCTCCTTTTTGAGCTACACGACGTACATGAACACATACTTCAGTAGCTGTATTTTCCACTTCAGGGACAATAACTCTATACATATCCTTACTTAAGAGACGACCATTGTGAAATACAGCAAATCTATCTTTATTCAAGCAAGGGATAAAGTCTCTACCAAAGAAATAACGTACTGTAGGTTTAGTAATATTAAAATGCTGATACTTAAACTGATTCTTAGCAGCCATATAAATGGTCTTACCATAATAAGCTGGGTTAGTAAAAGTAACAGTTTTATGATCTTTATCTAAAGTATACTTAACGTCATAGATAGTACGTTTATTGAATGGAAGTTCTTTATAGATTTGATCTTCAGTATAGTTAGCAAATACCATTAGATCATCATATTTGATAGTAGTGTTTTCGATAGTATTATTATCTTCAGTACACTCTACTTTCAAATAGTTATTATTAACTCCAGTGAAGTATGTAAATTCAAATTCATCATAGTCAGTAATAGCAGAGATTTCCTTATTAGTAATAGGGATTTCAAAGTTATTATTTTTATATCTGATACGATTATATAGATTCCATAGTTCACCATTCTTATAGATGATTACATAAGTCTCTGGATTCTTATGATACCCTCTAGGAAGAGATAATAGATTATTAGTTATTTGATCTTTTAACTCTTTACCAGAGATACTTCTAGAATGAATCTTTAGACGTTTCTCATAGAGTTTATCAAACATAGAAGAATTGTAACGACTGATATATCTAATACCAGAGTTTACATTGTCTTCATAATCTGTATCATATTTATATTGGAAATCAAAGTCACGACCTAAAGCTTTAATGTCTAATTCAGGCATTTCACTTTTTTGCTCAATGACTAAGCTTTTCAATAAGTCTTTATTTTCAGGAATAGTAATATTACTTCTATTATGATTAGTGATATCTCTATAGAAATACTTTACTTGTAGTTCATAATCTAGAGGCTCACCATTATTCATAGTAATAATATTAAGATTCTTTATATCAGGGTCTATTGTTTTATCAAATAACCCATTAGCCCAACATAAGAAGTTATTCTTAGTTAGTTTATATTTAGCATCTAAGTCTAAATCACGGTTTTCAACTCTACCACCAGCTAATACTTTAAAGTATCCAGTCTCTAGTTTAAGTGTAGATGTATCTAGACTATATACCATAGAACCAAATGGAGATAATAAACCATCTTCATCAAATCTAAATAACTCAGTATTAGGATTTGGAATCTTTCTTGTTTCAGAATAGCTCATATAAGTAAATGGTAAGTTTACCATTTCTACTTTGCTAATATGTAATGGATTGATATCCTTCACACTATTTCTATCGCAAACGAGATATGTATATTTAGCATTACGTACTACTCTGAAAGTAGACCATTTAATATGACGACCATCTACAAATAGCATAAATGGATATACTAGACCTTCATTAACCGCATCAGTCATACGTTTATCAAAATCTATAGTCTTCTTAGTCAAGTGATTAAGTCTATATCTTACACCAGTGATACGAATTACATAACCTTCTTTTTCATAAGTTACATAACGACGTACTCCTTTAGATACATAGTAGTTCATCTTATCCCAACTAATATCAACTACCTCTGGGACGATACCTTTCTGCATCCCAGAGATATTTGTAGTAGAATAATTCTTAAGTTGATCAACGTAGTTATAAACTTCGTTATCGTAAGTTTTCATAGTATTGACCTCCGACATCTAGAACTGTTTTAACATATTCAGGAAGTCCACGGTTAGTCACCTTTTCAATAGTAGATTGATTATTTAAATAGCATCCAATATAAGCATTAGTCATCATAGCAGAGAAAGCTGGGAAGTATTCTAATGCAAATAGTGCAGATGGAGAGTACATCTTAACCCATGTAGCAATAATAGCTTCAGTGGACAGTTTATGTAATTTCAAAGAGTCTCTAAGCATATTAACAAATGCGTCTAAGTTCTTGAAAGATTCACGATCTAGATAAGATTCAATCAATTCAACTTCACGATCAGAGATACGTGCAATTTGTTTAGAGAATGCTGTATTATTAGCATAACCATATTTAGGATTATTGCTACCAATGATATTCTTAATAAAGTATTGGGAAGCAAGATACATAACACGGTTATGGATATTACTTACTGTATTCGTTTTGAATAAGTAGTTAATGATATTATTGAATAGAGAAGCAAATGCATATGCCCCAGCTTTAACTAAATCGAATCGAGATACGATATTAGTAAAGCCAGCAAAGTACATCATGTTTACAGATGCTTCTAATAGATGAGCAACTAGTTGTTTAACATTATTGCATTTATATTTACCACCTTCAAAGTCAATGATTTGAGTGCAGTCAACATAGATCAAATATTTACCAGTACCACCTTTAATATCTTTGGCAGTGATTACTCGAGTGCTACGGTTTAATGGGTGAGTACTTATATAAAGTACGATTTGCTTAGATTCCATTGCAGCTACTAAGAAAGAACCAACTTGTGTTTTCTTAACATCATAAGCAATGTCAGCAAAAGCATCAGAATGGACGTCAATTACTTTACCACCTTTGATAAAGTTTAAGACAGATTTTTCATATTCATCTTTATATTGGGAAAAGATAAAAGTCTCATTTATGAGTTTAAAGTTCAACTGAGCCATTATAAATCCTCCTTGGAAAGTATCTAAAATATTACTACAATGTTTAATTTGCAGGCATATACACCCCTAGGAGATAAAACTCCTAGGGGCATATAATCGTGTTTATAACAATGGAGACACACATCTAAAATGAATACAAGAAGTAACACTGGCTGTCACATTCATTAGATATCATGTGTAATATAGTCGGCGAAACTATATTACTATTAAGTTCTAGTTTTATTTCTTTAATAACGCCCAGACATATAGGTACAAAGGAGGTTATGTATGATTAACTTAGACTTAGATGAGGTATATATTGGTACTTATGAGCATGGAGAGAATAAAGTTCCAAGTGTGACTCAAGTACTTAAGCATATAAATGAAGATTATATAGCTCAATGGGCTAACTCATTGGGATTTAAAGGTCTTGGATATAGAAGAGAATTAAATAAATATGCAGTTGAAGGAACTAAAGTTCATAGTGAAATTGAACATTTCTTAACTGATGGATTATGTATGACAGATCCTGTGGATAAGACTATGGGATTTATGTCATTTATACAATGGTTTAATGATACAGGGTATATTAATGATACTCTAATTGAACCAATCATGTTAGAGCAATCTCTTATAGGTAAATACTTCTGTGGGACTATAGATGCTGTTATGAAAATCGGTAACGAAGTTCATATTGTAGACTATAAGACCTCAAGTACTATTGGATATAAATACTTTATACAATTATCTGCATATAGATATCTACTATCTAAGATAGGTATCAATGTAGATAAGCTTACTGTATTACAGCTTAATAAATATGATGTTAAGTATAAGCAGTATACTATAGATATCAAGTCTAATATAGATCTAGTAGATAATCTATTTGCTGGATTCATTAATACATTAGACTCTCTTAATATTATTAATGAACTGAGACAACTTAAAGTATCAGATTTTGGAGTGAAATAAAATGAATACATTATTTTTTCTTAAATTAGTAGTAGCATGTGCTATATCAACTATTATATGCGGAATAGTATATAGTTGGATTAGTCACTCTACAGGTGATGATAATAATATATTTGGAACGATAGGTGGATTCTTCCTTGTATGTACATTCGTAGCAATATTTCTTACAGCATGGTCTTGGGTACTAGAATAGAGGTATAGTATGAATACATTAAATATCCTTAAACAAATTATAGCTCCAGAGTTTGGTACTATGAGTCTATTTGCTTGTCTTGGAGCTCTATTAATAATGCTTGATTTGGAGAAACTATCTAAATTCTGTTTTATAGTATCATTAGTATTTCTTTTTATAATGGTATTAACAGCTATTGGTTATATGTGGGTGGAGGCTCTTAGTAATGGTATCTTATAAAGTAGCAGTATTGTTTCTAATATTAACAGTAATTAATTCTTGCATTCTAATTAACTACTATGGTGAAGAGAATAATCTATCTAATATGACCAAACGTGTATTAATTGTATTGGAAGATTTAAATCCTATATTGTTTGGTATATTCTTATTAGGAGTATTAGCTACAATCTGTCAATTATTTGGATGGGTGTGATAAAATATGTTTAACCAAAGCTTAGATTCATTTAATATCCCTGAGCTACAGAAGATTCTATTAGAATATAAACAACTTTCTCATGAACTTGTCTCATGTCCTGTCTTAAAACGATTATATGTAAAATATAAAATTTATAAATTTAAGAGGCATATAGTTAACTATATTAAGACAGCCGAACTATATGATCTAATATCTGGTGTTGTAGCTATACAGTTAACTAATCCAATGAAATATGAAGATCATTCTAGTCTTCCTTATTATAGTATTATACGTGAAAATAACAGTGAATACGTTATATTTAACGTAGATGATATAACTGAGCAATTATCAATTAGTGCTGGACCTGCTCATCATATTCTTCTTAATAGAGAGATAGATGCTAAAGTTACATATACAGTCGTTTTAGGACCATCTTATAATAAAGTGAGTGAGTTTAATATTAATAGATATAATGATGATTTTGATTTTGAGCATTTTGGACATCCTTCAACAGATCCTAAATTGAATACAGATAGAATGCTTAGAGATTGTATATTAAAGTTTATGCAATGGGTAATAGAAAAATAGGTTATATATTATTAACGTGATAGGATATTTGATCCTATCACGTATATATTTTATAAAGGAGATTGATAAAAATGAAAGAACTAAAGAAACTTACAAAAAGAGAATTAACTAGAATTAGAGCTATACAACAAATATCACATCATATAGCTCATATGGTTAATATCATTTTAAGAAATTATCCTAATAATGAACGTTATAGAGGAAGAAATCAATTACGACTCGTATTGGATAATATTGACAGAAGATTAGAAATATGTGAGCTTAAATTAAATCATAATGGTGGAGCTATCGTAGGATTTTATAATTCTCTACCACTATATATGGATAAAAGCATTGGTCATATTAGAATTCATTATACTAATGAAACTAAAAGTGAATTAGCATTTCGTAACATGGAAGATTATAATTTAAGATATGCGATTAGACTACTAAACAAGGCACGTAATCGTTTAATCAATATTTATGAATTCAATAAGAAAGATCTTCCTAGATGTGAATATGATCAATATGAATTAGTATATAAAGATGGTAATATTAATTATATGGCATCTGGATATGCTGAGCAAAAATATAAGAAGTATAAATATATTCATGATCATTTAAAAGGCAGTCCAAAATTACGATTATTTAATCCAAATTTTAGATTTGAAGAAGGTATTATGAAGTATAATAATGGTGATAAAGATGTATTCTATGTAGATACCAAAGAGAAGTTAATAGTTGCGTTATATAATCCTTATACACCATGTCATGAATATACACATAGACCAAAAGAGTTAAATAAAATTATTAGATATATTAATAAGTTAATCGATGGAGGTATTGAGTAATGGGAGACTTAGTAAGAACAGTTGAAGGTGGTCCTTTATTTATTTTAAGAGCTAATATTATTAGAAGTATAATAACAGATGTGTATGCTCTAGCTGAAACTATAGAATGGAAATTAAGATATATTCAGCCAGATCGTAGACGAGCTGAGAAAAATACTTATAAGACTAAGAATATGGATATAACTTTATGTCAATTAAAAGCTAATGATGGTATCAGATTGCATATGAAATTTGGTAAGGGTGATGACTTATATAATGAAGTATTTTTTACTATTGATAAAGATGGAGATTATAGTATAAGTATAGAATCTGCTGAAATCAATAATCTAATAATGACTCATGCTGATATATTAGAACTATTGTTAGATCTTACTAATAATAGAAACTATACATTCTTGAGAGCTTTACTTCCAGAAGAGCATGCTATCATAATTGATAATAAACCAATCATTACATGTATAAGGAGTAATAGAGATACTGATAAAATGTATTATAAATTAAAGCGAGACAAAACTAGATATGTATATGAAGATACCAAATATGATGCAGTTGTATGTCTAGATTTAAAAGCTGCTCATGTTAGTGATGGTTTCCTATTAAAATAGTTGATGGAGGTATTGAGTAATGAAAGAATTAAAGATGACAGTTGAAGAAGCTTCGATATTTATTATAAAAGCTAGTATTATTAGAGATATTATAAAGGATGTATATGCTCTTGCTAAAACTATTGAATGGGAATTAAGACATACTCCTGCATCTTTCAGAAGAGCTAAAAAAAGATTCATATAAGACTAAAGAAATGGAAGTAAAATTATGTGAGCTTAAATTTCAAAAAGGTATTAGAATGCATATACAATTTGGGGACGATGATTATATACGTAATAAGTTATTTCTAATTATTGATAAAGATGGTGATTACAGTATAGATATACTTGCAAATAGTGTTAATAGTTTAATAGATACTCGTGATGATATATTAGAATTATTATTAGATCTTATTCATAATAGGCACTATACTTATATAAAACCTGTTATTACAGAAGAGCACGCTATTATGCATTATGGTGATTCAATACTTAATTCTATTGGATGCAATAAATTCTCAGATATAAATTATAATCGACTAAAATGTAATAACCCCAAATATGTCTGTGAAGATAAAGAAATGGGTGCAATTATATACCCAGATTTAAAAGCAGCTTATGTTGAAGAAAGTAAGGTTTTCATAGGGGAGGATTTAAAATGATAGTAAAAACCAAATATTTACCAGATTCCGATTTGGTTAGACTACAAAGTATTTGTGCTATATCTCAAGATATAGCATATATCTGTAATAAGGTTATAAGACCAGCTGAACCAGATGAACGTAAGAAAATAAAAGAACGAATTCGTGATATCATGGTTCTTTTAAATTGCAATTTTCGTATTGGTAAAATCCGTCTTGGGGTAAAAGATTCAATTCAGATTCATATGGATCAATTCCGTAAGAAATATGAACTAGAAGAATATCCAAGATTGTATATTAGATACTCCAATGTATTTAAAACAGTAGATGTATCTCTATCTGGTATTAGAATGACTAAACTTCTTTCAATCATTAAAGAGTTAACTAGTCTAAAAGATGCATTGATTAAAGAATTTGATTTTGATAAATCTGAGCTTGGTAATTATAAACAATTACCAGCAAAGATTATTAAAGATGAACTTGGAAGAATTATTAAATATACACATGGCGGTAATATAGTCCAAGATATGTATGATAAGTATTGGTTCATCTATACTAACTTCATTGATCATCAAGGACTTGATAGAGAGTTATCAAGATTCATTATTTTGAATAGAGAAACTAAATCTATTGAGATTAGAACAGGTAAAGATGATTGGGGTTATGTATCTCCAATAGCTAAGATTATAGTTGGTAGTGAAAAAGTAAATACTCCAAAAGATATGCTACCAAGTAACCAATTCTTAAATGGAGTTATTAAAGCAATTAGAGCAAAATATCCAAGATAATAATATGCCGATGGATTACTATGATCCATCGGCTTTATTTTTTTATTAATCAAAAGACATTCCTATAAACAAAGGAGGAAATGTGATGAATACCTTAATGAATCTGATCAATCAGTTTAAGCAGAAAAATATATATAATATCTGTTATCAATATACTAAGTTAGACAAAGATATTGCAGTCAGTGAATATGTAGAACGTCAAATAGATGGTACATTACCTGAGAATGCTACTGATAGTAAATACTATCTTAGAAGTCAAGATTATATATTTCCAGTTAAGACATCAAATGAATTAACTTGGTTATGTGGTCTATTATTCTTATTTGATACAAAGAATCTATTAGATCTTTTTAATGAGCTGATATCAATTAATGATCCATTTATATTAATATTAAATGGATCTACTTATATTGATAATGATAAGCTTCTAGCATGGGTTATTGATAATGGTAGGTTTAATATATATTATCAAGGGAATACTCAAAAAATTAATCTAAAGAAACCATCCAATAAGTCTTATAATAAGGATGCTATAGTTATGGCTATTGGTCATTTTATATATATTAACGTATTACAAGGTAGGTTATAATGGATAAGACATATACAGAGTTATTACAAGAGACTCTATCTAAGATCTATGAATTAAAAGATCTAAATAATAGAGATCGTGGTAAAGCTCTAACTATATTTATTGGTGAAAGATTGAATAGAGAGTTATTATTAAGCTCTATGAATATATTCAATCTATATAAAGAGATAGTTAATTTAGATGATGTATCTTTATTGAATGATCTAAGAAAGACTCCATGGTATAAAGATTGGTTTATTGACGATAAAAGAAATTCTGATTTGATAGATCTTTCTAAATTCAACTTTAGATCTTTAGAGCGATTTGAAAAAGAATCATATCTTAAAGATGTAGAGCATTATGACTTTAAGAAAGTTATTGAAGTGGATTCATATAGTTTATATGATGCTTTAGCTGAAGAAAATGGTGTAGATCTATTTAAACTAGCCGCTGAGAATATCTTAATCAATCATGGGTTCTTTAATAATACTGATTATAATTTATATGATATTCCAGATAAATATATGGAAGATATAGAGGTAAGTCTATATATGTGTTTATTGAATTCTGGTAATATGGATTTCATGGATAATAAAACATTTAAAAGTACTGAATTATTTTATATAGTTAAAAATAATATATGTGGTACTATATTCTTTACATTATTTGATCGTATGAATGAAGATACTAGAACTCGAGCTAGGTAAACATTATTTTGGTTACATATTATTTAGGTGATATCGAGGAATCGATATCCATCTATCAATCCCTGGATAGATGACACACTCCTATAGTGTATGGTCTTGGCGGACCCTCTCAAAAAATACACTAACAAAACTCATATAACAAACAAACACAACACACATGAAAACCTTTTAAAGAGTTCTCATCTCTCTCTTAACTTACAAATGCGAATACGTAAGCGTGAGAACTCCGCATTATAAACTATATCATCAATATGAACGTAAATCTGTCCGCCAAGACCTTACACTCCCTTATTTTATTTTTTCTTAGAAAGGAGATCAACAGTTATGAAATTGATCAATCCAAACAAACTTTATTCTCGCTATGCTAACGGTATTTTGGAATTAGCAAAGAAAGTGGCGGGAAATGAAATCACCATTGGCAATTATAAAGCAGGTGCTAATGGACAAGAAATGACATTCTCTCATGTAGCTAATACTCATAATGGACTTATATTATTTAAGTTTGTTGGTAATTACTGTGCAGTAGAGATTGTAGCGATATTGGATTCTAATGATGTAATCTTTAATATCAAATCCAATTCTATTATTACCTTTGAATCATATCAAGCATTAAATCTAATCTTAAATATGATGCTTGATGATTTAGGTATTGATTATAAACCAGCAACTGAAGGAAGTGTAGCTAAATTACTACGTTCCACATATGATCAGTTTACTGTAATCAAATCAGAGAAACGATTCTCTGGAGATCTATTATATAAGAGATTAAAAGCTATTGCTAAATATCTTAAATCAAATGGAGATCCTAAAGCAATTAGTACTGATAATGCATGGGTAGATACTAATGAAACAGTTATCAAGATCAATGCAAAATATAGTACTTATATTACATATGATACTCTAAAGAATATCATTGTAGTAAACTCAGCATATAGCTTGAGTAATACTGTAGCTATTAGTGATGAGTTTGACTTAATCGGAATTGTTAAGAAAATCCCTAAGGAGTCAAACTAATGGAAAAGAAACAGACAAAGCTAGTAGATATAATAAAGATATTACATAAACCTGAATTGCAATCAATTGGTCCTCTTATTAGAAAGATAGTTGATATCAATTCAAGAGTTAATGGTTTATATAATAATTCTCAAATCATGTTAGAAATATTCAACTGCATTTACTACGGAGAATATACTATCCATAAAGGAGTATATCAAAGTATTAATGTAGTTACTTACCATGATAGAATTGAGGATATATTCTTAAAAGTAGTTGTTTCTGATAAGACAGAAGAATGTAGTCTATTATTACGTAAAGATGATATAGATAAAAGTATGTCTATATTAGATACTGTTGATAGGTTGATAGATCATGCAGATAAACTACTTAATGATTTTGATCTATACACTGAACGAATCTTTAATGATGAGTATACAACCATTAATACATTCGATGATAGTGATAGAGAAGAATTATTAGATTCTACAACTCCAAGCATTTTAACAGCATTTGGATCTTATCTTGATGCAGAGAAAGATATTGAAGCAGGTACTAGTATGAATCATATTGATGTATCTGACGGTAGCTCTCTAACTTGTATAGGATTAGTTGATGTTGTTGAAAGTGAAGTTAAGATAGATATAGATTATGCAGAGGTAGAGTATGTACTTACTTATCGTAAGAATAATAAACTATTTCTTGCACGTATAGCTACAGATACTGAAATGAAGTTTAGAGGGTTAGTTGGAATGGGTCTTGATGAAGATAGATTCCTTCCATTACCTCATGAAACTCAAGTAGCTATGTTTAGAGAAGCAATTAGCTTAGTTGTTTTATACGTTCATTCAATGGATGTATATAGACATGAAGCTATTAATATTAATAAGCTCAGTTAGGAGGAACTCATGACAGAAGAGCAAGCAAAAGAAATATATCTAGATCTCATGGATATCCTAGCTATTACAGCTATGAATCAATCTAATGAAGATTTTGATTTCAAAGAATACCTTAGCCAAAGAGGCTATGATATTTGATGGAGGATACAATGGATAATATTTTCTTTGATAAAGTAACGGAACCAGCACCTAGCTGGTTCCTTCCTAGATGGATATATAATTATAAGCTAGGAAAGTATTATAAAGAATTGATGCATACTTCTCCATCTTATGATATGATGCGAGAGATGGCAGCATTCATTAAAATAGCGGAGATATCATTCTTCTTCCATAATACTAAGGATATGAAAGATGGTCTTCCTATAACATATTCAAAGTCTGGATTCATTTATATTGAATTTAGTCTTAATGAAACCAGTCATTGTACTATTGGTTTAAATCAAGATAAACCAATCATTACAATTTCTATTAAGAATACTATCACTAATGAGATAGTTTCTAGCAACAAATTTAGAGATCGTGAGTTAGAAATTACTAATAAGATCGATGAGTATCTATTCATTAATCTTATCAATAAACTCATGAGCTCATTTATTAATCTAATGAAGTATTGTAAGGAGATATAACCGATGGCAGGTAAAAGCTACAATATAAGTTTCAAACAATTACGTATGGCAATTAATTTAATCAAAGATCATGTAGATGTCTTTGATGATCAATATCGTTGTTATCATGAAGAACGAGAAGAAGTATTTGATAATAGAGTACTAGGTTTCGATCTTCTTAAACCAGAATATAAGATGATTATACCAGTAAGATTTGGTACAGTATCTTATGTATATAACTATGATAGTGGTGAAGTTACAGATATTACTATCAGTACAGTAAAGGGTGTATCTGATCCAGACTTAATTGTATCTGAGTTATTTGAAAAGGTAGCATGCAATGGATATATACTTTCAGATAAAGCAGATGATAATGATATTATTGTTGATACAGGTCATGTGGTTCGTTGTATTAAAATCAATGAACTAAAACCTATGTATAGAAGATTCATGAATACTGATTCATTAGAATCTCTAGATAATCTTATCAATAAATCCAATACTGAACGAATTACATTCAATGATAATGATGTGGCTCGTGTAGTATTAACAAATGATCTTGGACGTATCGAAAAGTCTAATAAATATCAAGCTATTAGATATCGATATGCTAGTACAGATAGCAAAGATCCAAGTGAAATTAATGACAATAACTTCTTTAAATGCTTCTGTATGATAATGCATAAATAAATCATACTCCCAAGGGATTTCGGTCCCTTGGGAAATTTATTTTTTTATTAACCGTCTAACAGTTTAATAAATAAAAGTAAGGTCCTTCAAGGATCCTTACAGGTTCTTTTCTTTCATCGAGGTAATTATGAAAGACAATATTCTAATGGAAGCACATATATCAGATATCCATTTCGGGGTATTTGATCCAGCAAAGCAATATGAGATTCTTAAGAATCAATTTATAGATAGAATCAAGTTGTTAGACTTAGACTTGATATCAATTAATGGTGATTTATTCCACCATAAGTTTATGAGTAACTCCGATGCAGTTATGTATGCATTGAAGTTTGTAGATGAATTAGTTCAAGTATGTAGAACTAAACAATGTACTTTATTTATATTACATGGTACACCATCTCATGATGCTAATCAAACTAAACTATTTTATAGATATATGAATGATCCATCAGTAGATGTACGTGTAATTGAAACTATAAAATTTGAATATGTAAAACAAAAACGTATCCTATGTATACCTGAAGTGCCGGGAATGGGAAGGGAGTTTTACGAGAATATCCTCTATAATAACTACTATGATGCAGTATGCATGCATGGTACAATTAGAGGTGCTATATATGGAAAAGATAAAATTGACTTAGATGCACCGAGTCCTGTATTTGGAATGGATAATTTCAAGTATTCTATGGGACCAGTCATCGCAGGTCATGTCCACGTCCAAGGTTGTTATGAAAAAGACTTCTATTACTGTGGTTCACCATATAGATGGTGCTATGGAGAAGAGCAACCTAAGGGATATTTAATTCTATTACATAATATAACTACGAGACAGTATTACGTTCACTTTGAAGAGATACAGTCTTATAGATATGATACAATAAACTTTGATGAGATGATTAAAGACGATCCACAAAAGATTATTGAATTCATTAAACAACGTCAAGCTCAAGGGGTAAATAATATCCGTATGGAGTTTACTTTAGAGCATGAAAACATTAATATCTTGAAATCATTTTATAGAAACAACCCAACAATATCTATAAAATGTGATTATAAGAATGATATAATCAGACGACAGTCTCAAGAGGTGCTTGAGCAATGTAAAGAGTTTGATTATATTACTGACAAGAGCCTTACAGAATTTGATATTCTAAGTAGATATATAAATGACAGTAAGGGTTATACTTACATCACTCCAGAAGAATTGATTGAATTATTAAAGGAGTGATTATTATGTAAAGTGAGGATTGAAGATGGCTAAGAAAGATATAGGTAGTGGATTCTCATTACCACTATCAACTATAATCTTATATGCAAATTATATCTTAAAGACCATACATACATCCAACAGAGGTGTATTGACAGATCTAAGGGAACTATTAACAATGATAGACCCTGGTAAGAATTTTAGTGTAGAGCAAGTTCGTGAAAGAAATTCTTACTTCTTCTTAAAACAATTATTAGATGCTAGACTTAAAGGATATGAGAATAGAGATATCCTTATGGAAGCAGCATTGAATGGGTTAGATGTAAAGAATATCTTCCCATTACGTAAACTAGAAGAACCTTTAGGTTCTAATGAATTGGCATTTATAGAGCAAAATATTGGGAATAATAGAAACTCATTCTATACTCAATCTATAATGTCTACAATGTACACTCAGTATAGTGATTTTGCTATAGCTAATGAAACGGAAAAGTTCAAAATCCTAAAAGATGTACAAAAGCAAATCGTAGATGTTAATCGTAAGATTAAAGAAAACGTATGCGTAAGTAGTGTCTCTGAATCATTATCTCTATCTAATGATGAACAGTTTGAAGCTACAGTAGCTCATATGTATAATCGTGCTATTGACGGTTCTACAAAACTTAAGACTGGCATTCAAGCAATCAATAGATCCTTGAATGGTGGTTTTGAAAATGATCGGTGTTATATTTATCTAGGCTTACCAGGTGAAGGTAAATCTAGTACACTATTGAATCTAACACTTCAAATCAAAGGTAATAATAAAGATATTGTTACGAAAGATCCAACTAAACGTCCAACTATATTATTCTTAACGATGGAAAATACTTTGAACGAAACGTTGGAACGTGTATTCAGTATCTTAGTATCTGATGATGATATTAGTGAATTTGGTGGTCATAAGGAAATCATGCAACTACTTAGACAAAATGGTCTAGGTGTATCTAATGATTCTCCTATTGATATTGAATTCAGATATGTACCAAGTAACTCTGTGGATACAGATTACTTATATACAATCTACGATGAAATGTCTGCTAATGGACAAGAAGTCGTTTGTTTAGTACAAGACTATATTAAACGTATTAGACCACGTGACTTTAAACTCATGGGTGGTGATATGCGTATAGCTCTTGGTGCAGTAGTAGATGAATTTAAAGAATTTGCTGTTGCTAAACATATTCCAGTTATCACTGCATCTCAGTTAAACCGTGATGCGGCTAAGATAATTGACGAAGGTCGTAAATCTAGTGAAGCAGATTTAGTACGTAAAGTAGGTCGTGCAAACATTGGTGAATCTACTTTGATTACAGAAAATGCTGACTCTGCATTCATCTTAGTACCAGAAGATGGAGCTGATGGTAGAAAGTATCTTGGTATGGCAAATGCTAAGAAACGTTTTAAAACACAATCATCTCAATTCTTCTATTTACCTTACTCTAAAGAGAGACCTTTAGAACTCTTACAGGATATTCATTTAGCTGAACCATTATCTAAGTTATCATTGAATGAGCTTAAGACTGCTACTAATGAAAATAATAATGGTAGTTGGAGTGCATTATTAGGTAATGAGAAATCTAAACCTGTAGAGATTAAAGAATCAGATAGTATTAAAAAGAAATCTGATGCTTATGGTATTAGTAAAGAATTCATTAAAGAACTTGAAGAGTGTTATGAAGCAGATCCATATAATCGAGGAGCCAACTTCGATGATACCAAGATCGTACTTAAGACTGGTTTAAGAATGTTTAATGAATTTAATGATGCTGAGAAACTCTATACTTATACACAATTCGGAGTAACTCCACCAGAATCATTCCGTGGAGCCGCAAATGTAGTTAGAGATTTCAATATGGATGATTTAGAAGATGGTACTCCTAGAATAGTTTATAGGGATGCCCTTCTATATAATGATGAAGAAGACCTTTCTGGGTATACACCAGCTTTGATAGATGATGCAATAAGTTGGACCTGGAATAAATAGCGGTCTAGACTACAATGAGCCTAGACCTATTGATTAGTTATTCTTCAATTTATGATGTGAATTAAATGTAAGGATATGATCATTATCAAATGTATATAGATCTGCCAAGAAGGCTTTAAGATCTTTCTTAGATAATAAATATACATATTTCTTACTTAAGTTAAAGTCTTTGACACTGTAAAGATCATTGATTCTAAGAATGATATAATATAACTCAGCGTTATCATATACATCATATGCTAACATCTTTGGTCTATATTTATACTTTTGAATCTCTTTATCGTCAAGATATACTTTAACACATTTAGCTTTTAATTCAGGGAAATAGTCATCAGTGACTATATTACCAACAGCAAACTGAATACGCTCACGTTCTTCAATGAACGACATATTTGAGTAATCAGTGCTTATGATTGGCTTAGTATTGATGAATGCTTTAATACTATTTAGCGTCGTCTTCGTAGCCATCGTAATCCCTTCCTGTAACAACTGGTTTATTTATATCACCGCCAAGGAAAGCTATAGTAAATCTAGTCCCAGGAGGTATGAATTTAGTAGGAAAGTTTCTAGCAACTTCCTTAGGCATTTCAACTAGGATATTAGACCCTGTTTGAACTTTGCCTGTGGAAAACTTTTCTTTATTAATGATATTTGGATTCTGAACTTTAGTTGTAGTTTTAATAGGAGACTTCATATTCATCGGATTAAGTGCTTGCACATAAAACGTTTGATATCCTGGCTCATATTTATTACATACTGAAGTAAGAATGCCGACTTCGGTAAATCCTAAGCCGGAATCAGAATTATACTTATCGTCCATGTTTATTACACCTCAATTCTTATATACTATAATGTTTTGGGGTACGAGGAATATTTGAAATGGAAAATGCATTAATGTGTATGTGGGACCCTAATGTAATTGGTGCCACAAACGCTCTAATAAGTAAACTTGGTCTAGAAAAAGACTTCTATACTCGTAATATCTGTATTCCAGATGAAGAAGGAGATCTTAGAGCTCTAGACTATAAAGGTAAATTCTTTAGAATGCCAGTAGACTACTATGAAAGTGCTTATGGTGATTCTATTGTATTTGATCCAGTTAATAATAAGAATATCATGAAGTTCTTATTCGATATCTTTATTGATGAGTGGGATGATAATAGTTACTATCTATCAAACTACTTCAAAATCTTTGGTCCAGCTGATGATCCTAGAAGTCAACTTCATGTTATGATGTCAGATGGTACACAGTTCACTACAAGAAAGTACTATAATTCCTCTCTACAATATATGGAGATTATAGATTTCATGTTATTTGGTGAAGCAAGATACAGTTACGAAGCAATAGACTACCCACCTGAGGTAGAACCTAAGAAACGTAAAAGGAGATAATGATTATGGGATTTATATTAAACCCAGGTCAAGAAGCAGTTGTATCAGCGGCAGTAGAATGGTATAATAATTCATCTGATTTAGTATTCCAATATACTGGTGCGGCTGGTACTGGTAAGACTGTTGTATTAAATGAAATAATCAAGCGTTTAAGTATACCATATGATTCGATTATGCCTATGAGCTATACTGGCACAGCGGCTATAGTAATGCGTAATCGTGGTATGACTAAAGCTAGAACCATTCATTCATCTATATATGAACCAACAGAGTCTATTATGACAGATGAGAATGGTAAACCTATCATAGATGCTTACTTTAATAAACCTAAAACAACTCTGAAATGGATTAAGAAAGAGCGTCTACCTGATATTAAACTAATAATCATAGATGAAGCATCTATGACTCCAAGATCTATGGTAGAAGACATAGAATCATTCGGTATCAAGATCATAGCCTGTGGTGACCTTAATCAGTTACCACCAGTAGGAGATGATCCAGGATATCTAGTATCAGGAAAGGTCTATAGATTAGACCAAATTATGCGTCAGGCAGAGCAATCTGGGATAGTATATCTCGCAGATAGAGCTATTAAAGGATTACCAATTAACTTTGGCTACTATAATAATGCTATGGTAATACCAGAAGATGAATTGACTGATAATATGGCATTGAATGCTGATGTTATTCTATGCTGTAAGAATAAGACTAGAGACTATGTGAATACTCTTATGCGAGAAGATATCTTAAAGATTAGAACTCAATATCCTACTTTTAATGAACCATTAATCTGTAGAAAAAATAATTGGAATATTGAAGTAAATGGTATTAATCTAGTCAATGGTCTTAGAGGAATAGTTAGAAACCATCCAGATATTACATCTATTAGGAAAGATCTAAAGGAAATGACTATAGATTTTCTAGATGATGGTAATAATCTATTTAGTCAGATTAAGATGGACTTGCAATATTACAGAGCACCTCAAGATCAGAAAGAATATCTTAAACGAAATCCTTATAATAAAGCGGATAAGTTTGAATTAGCTTATGCTATTACAACACATTTATCTCAAGGCTCTCAATATAGTCATGGTATCTTTATGGAAGAATTCCTACATCGAGATATCATGCCTAATCTAATATATACTGGTATAACTAGATTCTCAAATTATCTAATCTATGTAAAACCTAAGCCTAAATTCTTCTAAGAGCATATATTATAAACGTGATCCTTGATTATTGTTTTAGTATATTATGCAAAAGGAGGAACTAATCATGGATAACGGAAATATTTTTGAAAGCCCATTACAACTAGCGTTTCCTATAACGCCAGATGAGAATGGCAAATTTAATGTGGACCCAGAAGAAAGAATGTATACTCTCTTCATATTCTTCATTGATGGATATGATCAAGAAAAGACATTCAAATTCGCAATGGGTCAAACGGCAGTTCGTGAGTATATCATCGAAAATGTCGATATTATTGACTTTGAGAAATCCAAAATCTCGTCATGGCAAACTCGCCCATATGATTATGATGGATTTATCTCATTAGTACAATTCATGCACTATCTCGATACAATCGAAGATGAAGATGGAAACAAGTGGTTCCAAGATGACTTTGATATCCAACGTTATCTAGAATCTCAAGTTGAAATCGATGAAATCTCTGAGACAGAGCGTGAGAATTACGATAACGCTATACATATGATTATGAATGGCTCGGTACTTCAAGATATTAGTCGTCTTGAAGAGGAAGGAGACGAATACGATGTCTAATGAAAATCTAAATGAAGTAACTGTTGCATTTAACCAAGGTAAAGCTGAAGCCGAAAAATGGGTTGCACAGTTTACTCAAAACAATCAACAGATTCAAATCCCTGTATGGGGTACTCAACCTGCAAGTCAGTTAGAGTATTACTATCGTAAAGGATTTATGGATCGATTCAAAGAGATTACTAAGATTGATATCGAACAAGAGAAGAAACTCTCTAAGAAGAATCATACTCTTAGTATCCACAAGAATGGGAAACCTAGACCAAATGCACTTGATCGAGAAATCAAGAAGCTTGGTCCAGATTTCCTAGGTAAATATGGTGATAGATTCTTCATCGAAATCAAGAATCTATCTAATCGTATTCTAAATGATTTAGCTAATGCTAATATCAACGTACCAGATTATGAAGAATACTTCAAGTCTGATCGTTTATTAGATAGCTTAATCAGTGTAGCAAAAGCGAATGCAAACTATCATATGTTTACTGCAGGTGCTATTCATTTCTATGGTGCTAATGCAGAGCAATCTATGCAAGGTTTGCTTCCAGAAAACTATGGTCCTATAGAGCAACGTTTCTATTTGTACCACCACTCCAATGCCCAAATCTATACTATTCTTATGAATGCCCTTGTAGAATTCAAACAATATCTATTGTCTGGAATCTTTAATCCGGAGACAATCCATGTAGCAGAATCAACTATCTGGAATAAGAAGTTGACTATGGCTGCACGAGATCCATATGCTCAGCGTCGATTATAGTATTTCAGATCATTTCTACGATAGGGCAAAAAGTAGAGTTGGTCTTCCTAAAAAGGGAGTGGAGCGACTAATCAAAAAAGCTTTATATGAAGGGATCTATGTAGATTACTTAGATCCCTATTCTAAACTTTATAAGCTCATGAATGCTTACACTAAACGGTGTAACACTCAGAGACATAAAGAACGATATGCTATTTATTACCGTCGATATATAATTTTATTCGAAAAGCCAAACATTGCAGTAACTATACTGTATGCACCAGATAGTATTGTAAAGTGTGCAAAAGAATATAAAAGGAGATTAGATATCGATGGATGCAACACAATTAAAAGCATATCGTGATAAGCTCAGAGCAACAGAGCAAAACATAGCAATTCGTTTATATTGTGATAATGGTATTATCATTGACGAAGGAAATATGTTTGTTAAATGGGATGATGCTAACGAAGTTATTGTAGCTATTAAAGCTAACGATGACCAACAAAATCACCCAGGTGTAAAAACAAAAATAATCATTACTACCTTTGAAATGGTACAATATATGATTGCTTATTCTACTCGTAAGTCAGTACAACCAATTGCTAAAGATTTTGGATTTACTGATGATCAAATTAAGAACTTTCTTAATAAATTCGATAGCCAAGATCTACGATCTTATCTTAACACAACTCCTGAAGATGTACTTCAAGAAATTGTGGCACAACAAACGGCTATCGATGCACAAGCTAAAATCGTTCTTCAACAACAAGAAGATCGTGCTAAAGCTGAACATCGTGTCACGGCACAACAAATCCGTGAACGTCAACAATAGTTATATAATTAGAGACTTGGGTATGATATTTTAAAATATCATACCCTAAACATCTCGATAATTGTATATTATTAACGTGATATAATAACACATATGTTTTATTATATACAAGACCTACTCTTATTTTATTATTGACAAAGGAGGATACTAGTTATGTATCAACAACAATTCGTTCAACAACCATTCCAACAACAACCTTATGGCTTTGCCGCACCACAATTTGGACAACCTATGTACGGTGCTGGTGTAATGCCTGCACAATCCATGTTCAAAGAAGTGGCAGTTACAAATCCAATGACTAAGGAAGACTTGGAGTTGTTGAAACCAGTTAAGAACGAGTTTAACATGAACATCGATCCAGTCGATGTAGCTCGTGCAAAATGCCCACATAAAAATGCAACCAAATTGCTTATCAACCCAATCGGTGGTGGTAATATGGTAAAATGCTCCCAATGTGGTGCAGAATTTGATATGACTATTAGATCCAAGGAAGATATCGAAGCAAGTGTAAACAACTTGGTTAACTTCTTGGAACAAATGAAGTTATATGCAGTTAACTTTGACGAAGAATTCTATAAGGATTATATGATGATGATCCCACTTCTTCGCAAGGCACCAAACTTGTATGAAATGGCAGTTCAAAACTTCACTGAAGTTGTACGCCAAACTACAAATAGTCAAACTGTAGCACCTAATGCAAATCCTGCATTCAATCGCTATGGCTTTGACGCCTACCAAGACATCTTCAACGGTAACTATGGTGCCCGTTACAATGTCTACAATCAACAACAACCTGTAATGCCAATGCAAGCACAACCAATGGCTCAACCAGGTTACTATGATCCAAATGTAGTAGCTCAACAACAAGCTCAAATGCAACCAGCTCCACAACAAGGACAAGTGTTTGGTGCATTCACTCAAGCTCCTCAACAAGCTCCAGTGATGACTCCAGCTCCACAAATGGGTAATCCATTTGCTAATGGATATGCAGCTCCTGTAATGACTGCACCAATGGCTATGCAACAAGCACCTCAACAAGCTACAATTACAACTATGCAAGGTCCTGTTAATGTAGCACCACAACCAGCAGCTCCTCAACAACAACCTGCCGCTGGTACAACAACTACAGAAACTAAAGTTACAATTTAATAAGAGATAAAAATCTGAATGATATTGCCCATAGGCGTTTTGCCTATGGGCTCATATCATCCGGTATTTTTTGATAATTTATGTAACAGCTAAGTAGGAGGACCCTGATATGGTATACACAAAAGAACAAATCGAAAACATCAAGTCCTACAATAGGCAAATTAAGACAATTGAGAACTTCGCTGAAGCTGTTAGAAAAACTGTTACCCAGTATTTAGGTTATACAGGAAATAAAGGCTTTATTAATATGATCCGGGAGATATTTCAAAACTCTGCGGATGAACTTATGAAAGATGATAGTCCATGTACAGAAATACATGTGGCTTTCAGTGAACCACTACAAGAACTCGCAGTTAGAGATAATGGTCGTGGTATTCCACATGATAGTTTAGTGCGTGTATTTGCATCTCAACATACATCTTCTAACTATGATAAGAAACCTGGGGAATTCTCCTCTGGTCGTCATGGTGTAGGTGCTAAAGTAACAAATGCATGCTCAGAATATTTTATAGTTGAATCTTATATCTTAGGTAAAGGTAAACGAGTTGAGTTTAAACTCGGTGATGCTAAGACAGCTAAGATCACAGATTTGAAATATGTTGAAAATAAGCAAGGTACTACAGTTACATTTAAACCATATGAAGATACTATGGGTAAGACAACTGTAACTTGTCAAGATGTATTAAAGCTTATTAAGTCTTTAGTACCACTTTTAAAGCAAGGTGCTAAAGTTGTATTCAATGGTCAAGCTATTGATGGTGCTAAAGTTAAAGAAACTATAGTAAACGTTGATGGTTTGATGGATGGTTTAAATACCATTGTAAGTAAACCTATCATCACTCCAATTAGATTTGGTGCATTACGTGATGATAAGTGGATGAAGGCTGAGATTGCTTTCACATTTGATTCTGCGGATGACAATGAGATCATCCATTCATACGGTAACTTTTGCCCTACAAGAGATGGCACTCATGTAGAAGGATTTATTGCCGGTATGAGTAAATACTTTAGAAATTATATGAATAAGTTCTACTTACCTGCAAAGAGTAAGTTAACTATTACAAACAACGATGTCCGTGTTGGTCTTAGAGCAATTGTAACTTGCTCTCACATGGAACCAGAGTTTACTGGTCAGTCTAAAGAGATTATCTCTAATGCTGATTTAGTACCTTTTGTTAGAGATCTTACTGAAGCTAGTCTAGAAGAATGGGCTAAGCGTAACAATAATGACCTACAAAAGATTTGTAAATATTTCAAAGATATTGCAGAAATCAGAGCCAAGTCGGAAGGTGAACGTGCTAAAGTAAAAGTTAAGGAAGTATCTTCCATTAGCGGGTTACCTAAGAAGTTTGTTAAACCGACTGGTAAGAAAAATTTAGAGTTATTTATCATGGAAGGCGACTCCGCTACAGGACCAGCTAAGAATAACCGTGATAATACTCGCCAAGGTCTATTCCCAATTCGTGGTAAAATCATTAATGCAATGAGAGCCACTCGTGAAAAAGTTGTAGCCAATCAAGAAGTAGCAGCTATTACAGCTATTATTGGTGCTGGCTTTGGACGTTCATTTGACATTGAAAAATGTAAATGGGAAAAGATTATTATCGCAACAGATGCCGATCCAGATGGTGCACATATTAGATGTCTGCTATTGCAGTTCTTCTTGATGTATATGCAACCATTGATTACATCTGGTAGATTATATGCCACAGTACCACCTTTATATGGTGCTAAGATTAATGGTAAGATGAAGTACTTCACTGACCGTACAGCATATAATAAGTATCTACAAAAAGAATTCTTTAAGATTCATAAACTAGCTTTACCTAATAAGGTTAAGTTAACTGAATCTGATGTAGTTGAGATGCTTAATAAGAATACAAACTATATTAGAGATATTGATACAGTAGCTAACTCATTTGCCATTGATGTATATCTCTTAGAGTATATCTTAGTATTAATCTCTCAAGGTATTGCACCGGGTTCTGCTAAGTTTAAGAAAGCTATTGAATCTAGATACCCATTCTTAAAAGTAACTAAAGATGGTATCGAAGGTTTAGTAGATTCTAAATATCAAACTATCTACTTTAGTGATACTCTATGGAATGCATGTCAATTTGTAACACAATGCATCATGAAATCTCCAACTGAGTTCATTGTAGATGGCAATAGATTATCTCTATATGGATTGATGAAAGAGTTTGAAAGCTTGAATCCAACTTATGTAACCCGTTATAAAGGGTTAGGTGAAATGAATGGTGATCAGTTATTCAATTCAACTCTAGATCCATCTGAAAAAGGTAACCGTGTATTAATCAAATACACAATTGATGACGTTAAGAACGAAATCGAAAAGATCAAAGAGATTGATAACGATAAAATTCAATTACTGAAAGACGTTGATATCTCACAATACGTATTCTAATAGAGGGTAGAATTATGATAATTTACTATCAAGATAATCAAGATTGTATGCTTGCAGCAAATATGGTGTTCAATCATAAAGAGGAATTTTGTGATGATACAAGCGATGATATTCTCGTAAATTATAAATACTCCCAATCCGATATTACTAAACTAACTAGTAAAGATCATACAGTTATCATTCTAGGTGTAGGCTTCTTCAAGAATAGTAAGAAGTCTATATCTAGACTTGAAACTTTGATTGAAAATAGTAAAAAGATAATTTGGATAGATGGTCATACTAATACTAAAGATCTTTTAGAAAGTGAATATGCAGATAAGATTAAGATCTACTATCATGAAAATATGGGAACCTCTTGGATAACTCATTATTGTTTACTTGGAGGTCATTCTAATACTGTAGTAGATTTGGTATCTGAATTCCAAACTAGAAGAAAACCATCTCGTGCAGCTGTCAATCTATCTTTATATATTAGCTCAGTATTCTCATCTCCAATCGATGAAGTATGGACTACTATATATAAGAAACCAGATATGATTGATAATCTATTAGACATAGGCTCTAATATATACCATTTCATAGTACAGCAAAATATTAGTTGTATTGAACGACGTACTTATAAACGTACTTTAGATGGTGTAAGATTAACTGTTCTAAATTCAAATCCAAAACTATTCTTACCAGATGTTATCGAAAGATACCCTGGTCCGATTTTAATTTGGTTCTTTGATGGTAGAGTATATAGATATACATTATACGCAGCTAAATCTGAAATAGACTGTTTAGAGTTCTCCAAACAATACTTCGGATATGGTAAGATGTATAAGACTGTATTTGTATCAAAGAATCATATCTTATAGAGAGGAGAACTAGATAATGAGACTATTCAAACAAGTTGATTCTAAATTTATAGATGACTTAGAAAATCTCACTATTAAAAAACCTAAACGTAGTACAGAATTATCAGCTGGTTATGATTTCTATGCTTCAAAGACATATGTAATCAATCCGGGTGAATCTGCTATTATTCCGACATATATTAAGGCTTATATGGAGCCTGATGAAGTATTGATAATTGCTCCAAGAAGTTCTTTTGGATATAATTATGATATGGTAATCAAATCCACTATTGGAGTTATCGATGCAGATTATGTAGATAACGAAAAGAATGATGGTAATATTATCATCGGAGTTAAGAATAACTCTAATGATATATTAACTATAGAAGCTGGTAAACACTTCGCTCAAGGTATCTTTATGAAGTATCTAATTACAGATGATGATCATGAAGATGAAAAAGAAGAGCGTCGTGGTGGAATCGGCTCAACAAGTATTTAATTTTAAAAGGTGAAAGACAATGAGAAACCAAAAACAAAACAAAAAACCACAATTCAACAACGTTCGTATTGAATTACCATTAAAGTTCAATGCTCGTTTACCAGAAGCAGTTAAAGAAGAACTTACTGGTGTATTATCAAATCCTATTATCGAACAACTTACGTTGAATGTATTTGCATTTCGCAGTGTAATCAACAATGATCCAACTGTTAAAGGTAATGTCATCGTTGGCAATATCATTAAATATGATACTGAAAAGGAAGTTCTCGTTGTAGAAATTTATGAACGCTTTGTAGAAGTTATTGATACAATCAAAGACCGTGTAGCGTTTGTATTCACTTCTTTTGATTCCGATAGTAAAATTAATAAAATTAACCGTGTTATTATCGAAGAAGCTAGAAATTAGTTTATTAAAAAGGGTATATAGTTCATCTATATACCCTTCTACTTTCCTTAGTTAGGCTATAAGTGGGAATGTACATTTTCATAAAACGCTTAACATTTTAGTAACTAAGGAGGGATATACTTGGCTAAGGAAAAAGAAGTAAATATGCTGGAGCAGTATACGGAAGATATGAGAACGTATGCTGTATATTCAGCACTATATCGTGTTGTACCAGACTTCCGTGATGGATTCAAAGCTGTACAACGTAAAATCATTTACGCAATGTATAATGATATTAAAAGTGTCAAGACAGTTAAGTCTTCTTCTATTGTCGGTGTAGTTATGGATAAGTATCATCCTCATGGTGATTCATCCATCTATATGACAATGAAACCTATGACTAACTGGTTTGAAAATAATATTCCATTAATAGAAAAGCAAGGTAACTTTGGTAACTTCCAAGGTGATGATCCATCAGCTATGCGTTATACTGAAGCTAAACTTGCTAACTTTACAACCGATGTAGTTATCGGTGATTTAAAACAAACTAAACAAGTAGTAGATTGGGAGAAGAACTATAGTGAGACTTGTATGGCTCCAGAGTATTTAGCTCCTAATCTACCTATATTATTGATCAATGGCTCATTTGGTATTACACCAGGATTCAAAGTAGATATTCCTAAACACAATATCTCTGAAGTAATTGATGTAACCATTAAGTTGATTGATAGTCCAAATGCTAAATTTGTATTAGTACCTGACACACCAATGGAGTGTGATATTATTGATACAGATTTCCAATCAATTTGTGATACAGGTTATGGTAACTATAAAGTCCGTGGTCGTATTGATATCGGAGAGTTCCATAACAAACCAGCATTGTTTATTCGTAGCTTACCAGATTATGTATTCTTGAATACAGTAACTGATAAGATTGAAGAAATGATGTCTAAGAATGTATTAACTCAAGTTCAATCCATCGAGCATAACTCTGATGGCGATGATAATATGGAATGTGTTATCGTTCTTAAAGCTGGTAGTGATCCTAACTTTGTTAGAGATACTATCTTTAAGAATACACAAATTGAACGTGGTGCTCGTGTAAACTTTGAAGTAATTTGTGAACGTCATGTAGTTCGTATGAATTACCGTCAATATTTATTACGATTCATTGACTTCCGTAAGGTAACTAAACTTAGACTTTACTATAACTTATTACAAAATACTATGACTGATTTCCATAAGTATGATGCATTAGTTAAAGTAGTATCTAGTGGTGATATTGATTCTATCATTGAACGTATTAAGAAGTCTAAAGGCAACGATGAAGAACTAATCATGGATATGGTTAAGAAGTTCAAGATTACTGATCTTCAAGCTAAGACTATTATTAATATGCCATTGAAGAATCTATCTAAACATAACCTAGCTAGATATAAAGCTAAAGTAGATGAATTACTTAAACTCAAAATAATCTATCATAATAAGATTCGTAATGAGAATGAGTTAAATGAAGAACTTAAAGCTGAATTGAGAGACTTGAAGCATAAGTATGGTAAGAAACGTAATGCTAAAATTATTTCTCAAGCTGAAGCGTCTAATATCCCTGAAGGTGAATTTAAGATTGTTATCACTGAAGCAAACTATGTACGTAAACTTGGTTTGACTGATAATATTAGATCCATCAAAGGTGATAATCCAAAATTGGCAATCAATATTAGTAATACTGATAATATCGTATTATTTGATGCTGGTGGTAAGTGTTATTCTTATCCAGTACATAAGATTCCTTTATGTGATAAGTCTAATGCTGGTATTGATATTAGAAACTTGAGTGCTAAGTTCACATCTAATATTATTGGTATCTATCCAGAAAGTGTAATTAAACAATTAGCTGAGTCTAAACAAAAGATGTATGTAATGGTATTAAGCCATCTAGGATTCATTAAGAAAATGGAATTAGATGATTTCGTATCATTAACAGCTAGTGGTATCTTCTATACTAAACTAGACCAAGGTGATTTTGTTAAAACAATTATCATTGGTGGAGATGCATTAGATGTAATTACATTCTCTGATAAGAAAGCTTTACGATTCTCTGCTAAAGAGATTCCATTAGTACGTCGTTCTGCTAGAGGTGTACGTTCTATTGGTGGTAAGACAGTTGAGTATGTAGATGGTATGACATTAGTAGCTGGTAAAGATATCACTGATGTAGTTGTAGTAACTAAGAATGGATATCTTAACCGATTCAATATTAATGCATTACCTCAAAGTCAACGTGCTAAAGCTGGTAGTTCAGTCGTTAAGTTATCTAAGACTGATAGAATCAACAGTATCCATATAGTAAATCAAAATGATAGTATTCGTTTGACTACTGAAAATGGAATGACTGATATTAAAGTATCTGAACTTCCTACAGGAAGCTCTATCTCTGCTGGTACAAAATGTATTAGTGGTAAAGATACTGTACTTAAAGCAATGATTGTAAAGATTGTAAAATAGAAAGAAGTCCCATAGGAGATTAACTCCTATGGGATAACTTTTATTTGGAGAGGTGTAATATTATGGAACTAGATAGACTATTGAAATTACAATGGGATCTTAGAGGTGTTGCTCTATATTTAATAAATAATATAGAGCTAAAACGAGTAGATGATAATCCTGAAATATTGTATATCACATTTACATTCTTAGATAAAAGATATACCATACAAGTTACTATCAATGAATTAACTGATTTGTATGATATAGCTGTATCTGAATTCGGATTTGGTATAATGCAGACTATAACTACAGATGATGCTAAAGCGTGTATAGAAGATATTATTGCTAAGTATACAAATCTAGATACATTAGATTTATATATTCTTAAAGATGCATTAAAAGATAGATTCTATTTAGATAAGACAAATGATACACTAATAGTATTCTTACCAACAAATCATTTTGGTGCTAGTATTAAAATTATAGATGGGATGTTTAGTGTAATAATACATGGTGAGAAGAGTACCTACAAATCAAAAGAATATAAATTTGAGTCTGGTTATGAAGTATATAATTTTATAGCCAACTTACGTAGTATATACTTAGATGAAGACTATGAAGGTGCTGAAGATTTAATCACTCTATATGCAGATCTATTATTAGAATTTGGTAGCAATATGCTTTATATAGAAAAAGATGAGCTATCTGATTGTAATATAAATATAGAGTATTTCCTAGCATATAGTAATCCACTTAAGTTAAACTTTAATAAGTTTGATTATTATGATGATCAGATTCAATGTACTATCTGGGAAGATGAGTTTAGTGCAATGATTTGTGGTAATAACTGTGTAGTTAAATCCCCAGAAGCTGCATTAGAATGGGCTAAAGCAGTTGTAGAAGCATATAATAAAGGAGAGGTAAAATGAGTAAATCATTATACGATGTATATGAAGAATTATTAAGGCTTGGATTTATAAAGCCTATGTTAGTTAGACAATATAATGATGAGTATGTATTAGTACACATATTTTCTGATGGTAATGTTGATATGTGTAAAATAGTTAAATCTACTAACGAAGATACATTTACTATATTAATAACAAACTTCAAAAAAGATAGTGTTGACTGCTTTGAAGGAGATCCAATATCATTCATAACAGATAGATTTATTGAAGCTAATGGATTGGATAAGCCAGATGTTAAAATATTAGCCGATGTGGCAAATCTTATATGTCCTGGTATAGGAGGTACATTTATCGATGATACATACATCATTCAATGTAACTCCTTTAGAATGGTAATAAAAGTTAAAGATGATGTATTTGAATTATTATTTTATAATGATGAATATACATCTTCCAAATATAAATTTAAGAATGGATTTGAGGCATTCAAATTCATTTATTACATTCGAATTAATGGTGTTAAAGATATCTCATTTAATGCTACAACACTACCTTTAGTAGAATTGCTTATAAGTTTATATTTAGAATTTGGTAATGATACTAATAATATTATCTCTATATTCCCTGCTGAGATTGTAGTTGGTACTATTATTAAATTACAAAGTAAGAATGGATATATGATTTTCTCTATTGCACCAGATAGTAAAAATTATATAGAATGTAAAATTGATAAATATAACAATAAATTCTTTGGTAATTTTAAAGCTAGAAAATATGAAGATATCTTAGACTTTGCTATTAGAGAATATGAAGTAATTAAATAATATCAAGAGAGGTAGTTGAACTGCCTCTCTTTCTTTTTTTTGTAATAGTGGATATATATAACTGTATATTATTAACGTGATATGATATATAGTTTATATTTAGTTAGCCCACAGGGCAGAAAGAGGTATATCATGAGATTTGAAAACGGCATTGCGAAACAAACAACAAAGTTCGAACATCGTGTTTTAAATAATTTAAAATACGGTATCATGGACGGATTAGATATCCAATTTGAAAAATTACCAGACGATATTGCATACTGGTATTTGGAAGAGCTTTATAAAGAAGCATACTTCAAAGATAGCACTTTGAAAGATGTAGAGATTTATAAAGACGAAGTATTTAATACATGGTATATTAAATATTTCGATACATTAACCAACCAATGGTCTGATAATCCAATTACAATGATTCCAAGCAATTTGGAAACATTGATTTGTGCTTACCGTATGGTTGGTAAGTATAGAAAGGTTGCGATGTTAAAACATCGTTATCCTAATAAAATGAGAGCGGCAAGAGTTTAACTCTTGCCTCTTTTATTTTTTTTGTAAATTACTACATATCTAACACATAGGTAGTGTATAGCAGTAGCAACTTATGGATATTTTACTAAATTCTCCTTTGTAAAAATATTATTCTACGAAACAAACCCTCTCATGTGAAGCTATACAAAATTCCCCTATGGAGCTTAGACTCCATAGGGGATAACTTTTATCGTGGTAAAATAAGTTTTCTTAAGGATTCATAAGATAATAACTCTAAGTCACGTTTATTACGTAGAATGTATCTCCATACATTAGCATTGGCTACATCAGCTAATGGAGGTAATGCACGTTTAGTATCATTTTCTTCAATACGATCTTCTAAGTATTGAGCATATTTATCTTCTACATTATTTAAGTCTTTAATAACTTGATTGATCTCTTTGTTATTATTAGAACTATCTTTAAGTTCTTTAGATAAAGTAGCAACCATACCACCAATACGTCTAGCAGATTGAATACCATGAGCTTTTGGATCAAATAATCCAATTACCATATATAATGGAACTGTCCACCATCTTTGAAGCATTTTAATTGCAGGAGATTGATTAAGCATATTACCTTCAATCTTACCTAAAGCAGATGCTAATTCTGGTGCATAACCATAGATGGTAGAGAAGCTATCAGAACGTTCTTCTTCTGGATCATGTAACTGAACACGAATAAATACATCTTTAAATTTATCTTCAACTAATCTAAATAGTTTAGTACGTCCTTCTGGAGTAAGAAGCATATCTAAAGATGTAATAGCAGTCACCGCACCATCCATCATGGATGCGAATAAGATTAATACATTAAAGAATACAAAAATCCATAATAATCCAGGCACTGTTAAATATGCAAAGATCTTAATAGTATTTAAGATTCTATCTCCATCTGTTGTATCTGGACTATTAGAAACTTTAAAAGCTTTTTGTATATCTAATACACCATCTACTAGAATTTGTAGCATTTTAGTATTAAGATTGATAATATTAGTTCTTAAGCTAAAGTGATGACCAACTTCATGTAATGTAATAGCAACCAACTCAGCTGGAGATAATACACCACTTAAGATTCCTCGAGTATAGTAGATATATACTTTATACTCATTATTCGGTTGTAGTTTATATTCACCATTCTTAATAGAAATCTTTCTAGACTCATCATAGTCACAGAAAGTATATGCATTCAATTCATTTACAGTATTATCAATAAGAATAGTTACTTTATGGAATCCAAATTTCTTTTCTAAGATCTTCTCGATCTTAGAGCAATTATAGTTTCCTTTTTTATTAATAAGATTTTTAAACTCATCTTCAAGAGCTTTAGTATCTTTATCTTTACCAAAGTACTTTTCTTGTACAGGTACTTGGATTTCTTTTTTCTTTATTTCTACATTTTCAGCAAAAAACATTATTTTCTATGCTCCTCTTGGCTAATTAAGACTTATAATTAATTTATTGTTTAAGGGTATAGAAAAGTAGTGTCATTCATACAAAGTAATAATCAGAGAGATCATATATTATAACCGTGTAATGATATATCCAAGTTTATAATAGGAGGTAATGGATATGGATAAAATTTCGAATTATAAAAAGATAGTCGAAGCATTAATAAAGAAAAGAGAATCAATAAATGATAATGCATATAATAATATGCTAAAGAAAATAAACATTATTGAAATCTCACCAATTAATGAGACTACAATAAAAATATTTGAAGATTATACTAAGACTGAATTAACTGACTCTAGTACTGAACTATTTATTGATAATATAGAAAAGTATGGTCAGTTTGAAGTATATGGTGACTTCTTTAGACGAATTTTACCAGGAACTATAGCTTATGGTAATGCTTCTAAAGTAACTCGTCTATTTTGCGATGATGATTATAATTTAGGTAAATATACTGACGTACTAACTCTTATTAGAACTAAACAAAAAGAGTTACGTACTGAATTATCTAGAAATATAAGAGAGCTTATATGTGAAAGTAGAATCAATTATAATTCAGATGAATATACTTATCTTGATTCTGTTCCAGATACTGATGCTGTATTAAATACTATTGCAGCTATTCTTGGTGCAGCGACTAAATCTGAACTCAGATTTGAATTAAAGTATATATTAGGGAAAGAGATCGACCCTAAAATTTATAGATTTAATATGAATGATATTAAGATGATTTGTGATTACTTCGATATTGACTACACTGAAATTGAAGGAGTATTTAATAGGTTACGATGATATATCTAAGTAGGAGGAATGGATATGGAGTCTAATATTATAGATCGTATGACTAGATATAATGAGATGCAAAATAAACGGTTAAGTACTCTTGAAGGAGCTGCATTCTTAACAAATTCAAATGTAGATAAACTTAGGTCTGATAATGAATTGATGACTCTTAAAATTAAGAAGCTTGAAGACAGGATTCAATTTGTATTCGATTTACTTATCACTCTAATTATAGTTTTAATAATAGCAGTCATTATCTATATTACAAAGATTCACTAGGAGGAATGGATATGATGTTTTTCAATAAGAAGTCAGAAATTGATGAAATTAGAGAGGATATTGAAGGAGTAATACTTTATTTTAAGAAAGATAATGAAATGATGGATGACCGTATTAAAGAATTATATAGAAACTGTAATACGTCTTCACGTAATCTAGATGCTAAACTTGATCGAGAAGTAGCATATCTTGAAAGAAAAATTAATAGTATTGATAATGATATTACTATATTTATCAATATCGGTTTAGGGCTAATTGCCTTGGTTATAGTAATTCTTTGTATAATTATTGGATATGCAATCACTCATTAGGAGAAATAGATATGGATGAAGAAAGAAAAGCTGAGAAGATTAATGTTATCCCATTAACTAGAAGTGAAGTAAGTAGTACTGTAGAATTAATTGGTAAAGATATTAAAGCATTACGGGAGGAAAATAAGCAGTTAAGAAAAACGTTAACAGAAACTAGATCTAGAGTTATATTACTAGAAGAAAATTATATCACACTGTTAGAAGATATAACTCAAAGTAATAGAATAGATATAGTTATCTATATTATATTTGCAGTATGTATAATCTTATTAGGATTTACAGTATATGGTTTAACACACTAGGAGGAAATAACAATGGAAGAAACAAAATTCAATGCATACGTCAAAAATATTCTTGATAGTATTGATTACAAGAAGACACTACACATAATCAATACGTATCTATTAGAGATGCAAAGTTTATTAAATGAATATGACTTCAATAAACGTATTCATGATTTACAACTTATAGTAATTATACCAGAGAATGATGATGCTGTAACTATGTTTGAGACATACACTGGTATTAAATTACTCAATAAGAAATCTATTATCGATAAACTAACAGAATTCAATAACTATAAATACAAACGTATCTATGGTGAATTCTTCAATAGTGTTCTAAGTAATGATGCTGCTTTAAAGCAATATAAAGCATTATTCTATATTACTGATGACATAACATCAATAGATGAAAAATATATAGAGATTAGAATTTATAATCTTCAATATCCATTACGTAGGCAATTGAATAGAATGCTAAATGAAGTTGGCGTTGAGGGTACTGAAACAAAATATGTTATGGATTTAATTAGACGTATTTGTGGTGGTGAAGATAAAGAGATCTTAGAAGCATTAGATATTAGAAACTTTAGCGATAAGGACTTCTTAGACTACGATGAAGTTACATTTATTAACAAATATTTTGATTTAGGTGAATTTGTTAAATAGGAGGAATTCATTATGGTAAAGTTTATTAGATTACAAGATCGTCGTATTAATATTGATCAAATCAAATCATATTCTTACGATAAAGAAACACTTTGGATTGAGACTGCGGAAGATTATTTCGAATATAAGAAATCCAATATTCCAGAGCTAGATGAAGTTGTTGAATTATTGGATATGGAATTATGTTTAAATCATCCAATCAATGCAGTCGTAGCTATTGAAACAGAAGAGGTAGAATAATGTATACACAAGAAGATATCTATAATAATCGTATTAATACTAGAAATAAATATTATCGTGCAATGGTAGACTATAAGTTTAATAAGCTTGCAGATGATAATACAGTAAATATAGTTAATACTTTAAATAATCCCAACTTGACTAAGAAGGATTTATACTATATTGCAAAATATATGGATGATTGTAAACGAAGTATTGCGAATGAAGCTGCATCTTGTATATATAGTGATATGCTTACATTTGATCATAAGAAATTGACTATTAATATTATTGATAAAGATACTACTGATATTGAGGATATTGTATATTCTCTTAAAGAAGATGTAGTTGAAATCATTCAAGAAGCTATTGTAAATATTAATGCTAATACATTCACAAATGATTATATGCTTGAAAGAGGCATGAAAGATATACCATTCCATACTGTATCTGATAATGCTACATTAACTGATAGCATAAAGGCATTAAATATTATGTCAAAGATACCACTTGGTAATGTAGTTTCTGACAATATCCCTAAGGATAATTATAAATTATCTTGTATTGATAGATTATTACATGGCAGAATAACTAGACATAATGTATTATTTGTAATAGACTCTTTTGAAGAAAAAGATCCAGTTAAATATTGGATTAGAAAGATTAATAGAAGTTTACATGAGTCTTCTAGAGTTGTTAAGAGTATTGATATTAATACTCAAGAGGTTAAGTTTAAGAAAGGCTATAGCATTGAAACAGTGGTAGACTGTGCTATTCGAATTATGTCTAGAGTATTTGAAGATATTAAACTTGACCTTGAAGCAGTAAACTATGCTTTAACTCTATACAAAGAAGAGAATAAAGATACTTATGGTTTACCAGAAGATGCTGTAGAATTCTTAGACTACTTCTATAGAGGAATCAAAGCTGGATATCTACCTTATAATATGATTTACTTAGAAGGTAATATCGGAATCAATTATCTACTTGATCTTATTCCTGATGCGAATATTGAAAATCCATCTGTTGATGATTATAAGTCACAACTAGATGAAATGACATATTCTGATATTGTAGATGATATCATTTCATATCATAATGATCGATTAAGATAATGATTAAGAAGAAGGGATTTGTTCCCTTCTTCTTTTTTTTGTTATTTTAGCCATTTTGAACAAACTAATAATCAGAAAGGCGGTATATAATGAAAAATACAGAAGCTATCGTAAAGAAGATATACCCTATAGTGGAAACACAGATTAAGAAGAATCTGTCTAATTATAAAAGATATATTGGTAAGTTTATATCTGATAGATCTGAAGATCTATACGATATAGCACCATATAGAAGAATCTATTTTACTCCTAAAGATGAAGATGAGTTATTCAATACATTAAAGATTGATAAGAAAGTTATCTCTAATTTCATGGAAGAAACTTATTATGCTAAGATTGCATCATTCAACCCAGCTGCAGCTAAAGATGAATGTACTATAGTCTTACTATGTCTAGTTAGATATTTCTGGAAGACTAGAGATTCTAAGATGCTAGATATGGCTATAGTCAATATGGCATTCTCTGGCAAATTCTATCCATCTATTCATTATGGTTTCTTTAAGAAAGTTCAACCAGTTGAATATAAATGGGTAATGGACTATGTAGTCAATAATATGCTAACTGGTAAGTTTGATCTTAAGTCTAAAGGCAATGTAATCAATGCAGTTAAGTCTATCTCTAATACTTGGTTAGATACTTATACTGATAGATTTAAAGACTTTGAAGATGATGATTGTGTATATCTAATCCAACAACTACATGGTCGTATTAAATCCTTTATGAAGAATATTGCTAGTCTATACTATGAAGCATATGAAAATAAATCTCAATATATTACTTATGCATCTGATGATTATTCTGATACAGGATATCGTCTTGCAGATACAGATAACTTAATGGCAGAACGTCTTATTGATAAAGCTGTAAATCAAATTACAACTCTATCAGTAAACTATAAGTTCTGTAAGATGTCTGCAGATGCTTTAGTTAAGACTGATGAGATTAAAGATATTATTGAATATATTGTAAAGAATGATACTAAACAGAACTCTGAGATTAGAGAGTTTGTTAGTCTAATCATCTATACATACTTTGCTCAGTCTAGAAATAAGGATGTACGTACTGCTGAGTTCATTAAGTTTTCTATTCAACCTAAACCAAATAGTAAAGATAAGAATATCTTACGTATTAAAGATATTACAGAGAAATGGTTAATGGAATCCTCTAAGAGATACGTTCATAGACGTAATCGCTTAGCTACTAAGAATAGTTACCATAGATCAGTATTGATGTATTTCACATTATTAATTCATTACAGTGCTTTATAATAAATACCCCCTTAGGATCATAGAAATCCTAAGGGGATAGATTTTGCAATTGTATATATATATGGTTATATATTATAACCGTGATAGATCAAAGTTACATTTATTTACCCGCATGGGAAGAAAGGAATCTATCATGGAACAACAACAAACTCAATTACCAATCATCAACATCGAAGAAGTATTAAACGTTACCCCACATGCAGTGGGCTTCTTTGATGAGGAGGCAACTCCATTATTAGAGGTCGCTTCTACCGGTCTGGCTCGTGTATCAGCTACGACATCGGTGGTAGGGTACCTAAGCATCAATGGGGTGTTAATCCCTCAGACCCATACTGAGTATGGTGAAATTGAGGGATTACCTGATCAGGTAGAAGGCAGACTCATTATAGTATCAGGAATGATCATTTCTGCACTTGCACAACAAGGCATCCATCGTGATGACCTCTTTGTTCCTGGGATGCAAATCAGAGATGATGCTGGTCGAGTAATCGGCTGCCGTTCTCTAGATCAATAGTACGAGCCCTCTTCGGAGGGCTTCCTTTTTTAGGAGGTTCAAATGCATAGGCAAGTTTTAATTGAATGCCGCAAAATAATAGATGCAACCGTAGAAAGCAATTTCGAAGAGAAAACGGATCTTCTATTAAAAACCCTAAATATGCCTAGGCATAATATTACAGGGTTAATTTCCATTATTGAACAACGAAAGTATATGATCAATAAAGGAAGAAACAAAAGAACTGATGAAGAGCATCGACGTATGCTTCGGTATGAATTAATTACTGATCTTTATCAGTTAAAGAGATATGGACCAACAGCCTGTTCTATAATGAGAGAGGAGACGAATGTGTACAAATATCACGACTATATTGGCTCTCTACTTGAAGTAAAATTCCAAGTAGACTACTATGAAAACGGATGCTGGGATGGCAAGCCAATTCAAGTAGATGGTGACATGGTTCGTATAATAGGAGGTAGAGGATTTTGTAGAGAGATTCCTTATCTCTATGAAACAACCCAAAATACAAATATAATCAATAAAGATTATATTCTTAAGAAAATGGCTGCAACCAAAAAAGGAGATATTCTAGTATTATATAATAACCAGCATAGGAAATCCAATCCTGATAAAATTCTAGACTTATGTATAGAAGCAGCTAAAGAACTTGGTTATAAAGAGATATGGGTAAAGGAACTAGATCTTTACACATATCTCTGGAAATGTGAAAGAATAATTTAAAGTTAAAGTGGCAAAGTAAAATTTGCCACTTTTATTTTTTGTAGGAGGATTACAAAATGGAAATTTACAAATACTGGGATAAAGTAGACAATATGGGAGGCATCGAAACTTACGTAGAGTTCCATGATAATAATGAGTGGAACTGTGAGCCAATTAAGTTAGATGCTGATGTATTCTACTTGATTGGTTACACTACTGAATATGAAAGTATCTTCAGTCAATATCTCCCAGAAGCATATACTAAAGGAGAAGTTAATGATGCCTTAAATAAGGTATTCTCAACTAGAAATAGGAAGGATATCGCTCTTGTATATATCAATAGCGAAGATCCTAAATTGGGTAGAGCAATACAAATGTTGGTTAATCGCCTTCACTTGGAAGGCTATGAACAGGTTTATCTTAACTTCATAGTAAGAGAACCTTGGTTCTATGAAACGGTGGAGGTTTTATAGCCTCCACTTATTTTTTTTGTAAATTTTAGCCATCTTGAACAATTCATTAAATCAAAGGAGGCTAATATGACTAAACAACGTAAGCAAGCTGAAGAGCTTGTATATAAAGTAATGGATGCATTAGATCCAACTAAAAGTATGTCTAAATATTATGCTAATCTATTTAAAGACATGAATGATAAACAATTCTTAGACTATATCTCTAAGAAATACCCATATAGATTCCAAACACGTATCTTTAAGATTGAACCAACTTTCATTGAGATTGAGAAAGCGGCTAATATCCTTGGAGTACCATTAATGGAAAAGGTAGCTACACCAGATTTATATGTAAATAAAGATGGTGAACCAGTATGGACTAAAGAAGCATTAGTGGTATATCTTCATTTAAAGAAAATGAAACAATTCTTAACTAAGAAGAACTCCATCTCTACTAATATAGTATCTCGTGATAATAAGACTGGTCGTCTTGTAGGTCATGATAAGAATGGTGCTACATCTGACCGTGAAATGGAATCTCTTGTAGTATCTGGTATGGAAGATACATTAACAGAATTCTCCCGTGCTCGTGCTGACTCAGTAGAAGCTAAGCAAGCCATGTATAATACTATCTCTACTCTTGGTACAGTATCATTAGAAGATATCCCTGTAGATAAGACAGATGTATTATCTAAGAATATGATGAACGTATACATGATAGGATCTCATATTAATACTAACTTGATTAATATTAATAATATGACTCCACAAACTATTAAAGATAAGACAGTATCTAGACGTCAATAATAAATACCCCTTAGGATCATAGTAATCCTAAGGGGATAGATTTTGTAAATTGTAATACTTGGTTATTTCGATTGCATATTATTAAGGTGATATGATGATATATAGTTTAGTTATTAAGTCCTTAGGACAGAAAGAGGTATATCATGTTAGAACTTCAAACAATTACATCAGTAGCAAACGTAGTGGATTATGACTTAACAAACTTCGATGAAGTTTGTCGTTTCTTCGAAGACAACAACAAGGGCACAGAATCCCCTTGGAGTTGGGAGGATGCATTCAAGATGAAAGGTATCGCATTCGATCTTCTTTGGGAAGGTAAGATTACCCATTCCCAACATAGTAGATTCTGGGATGCAGTAAGCGTTCCATTATTCTAAGTTAAGATGGATATGGGAGTTAATCCCATCTCCTAATCTTATTTATTTTTTTTTCATAATCGTATTCGGACTACTCATAGCTAGATGAGTAGTCCACAATACAATCTCTTATTCCATATTTTAAAGGAGGTAAACATGATTGTACAATCACATCACTCACAACAACAATAAAAGTATTTAAACTTTTACTAATATGTTTAGAGGTTATATATTATAAGAGTGAATGTTGGTAGTATAAAATTATACTATACGTAAACATAAGGATAATGTGTATTCTTATATTAATAAAGGAGAATAACTATGGAAAAGAAAATTGGTGTACTTCATGAAATTGGTGACTTAGGTCTTGGTTTTGATGAAGTTAAAGAAGATCAACAAAAGGCTCTAAAGGAGCAAATGAAAGAAGATCAAAAGAAAGAAGATAAATAATCTTTCACTGCGATGGGGCGATAAGCTCCATCGCTTTTATTTTGTATTTTAATATTATAAGGACGGTGAATATAATGGTTAAGAAAATTACATTATTTTGCATCGCCATATTGGTATCTATATTACCAATAAAGGCACTAGAAACTGGTCATCAAGATGATAATAATAGCTTAGATATTGTATTGAAAGCTATAGTAAAGAATAGTGATGATTATAGTGATAAAGTAGACAATCTTCTTATTAAGAACGATAAGAAGAAAGAGCCAGCTAAAAAAGATCAAGTAGATCCAAATACAACTAAGGCTTTAGAACAATATTTTCAACTAGCTAGACAGGAGCTACTTAGACAAGCTGCAGCTAATGCAGAAGCTAATAAGAAAGCCAACTCTAGATATTCTGTAGATCAAAACTCTGACTTGTCTAATAAGTCAGTTTATGTGACTACAGAAGATATGAATAATATTATTAGACACTTTGACCCAAGTGGTACATCTCCATTCCAAGGTCAAGGTAATGTATTTATTGAAGCTTCTAAAGAATCTGGTCTAGATCCTATCTATATATTTGCTCATGCATCATGGGAATCTGATTATGGTAGATCATATCTAGCTAGAGATAGAGGCAACTATTTCGGTATTAATGCAATTGATGCTAATCCAAATGCAGCTCACCATATGGGAAATACAATGTATGATGGTATAGTTAATGGTGCAGTCTGGATTAGTAAGAACTATTATCAGGAGGGACAAACTAGTCTAAACTCAATGATCTACGGAGGTAAGAGATATGCTAAAGCCGCAGATAAATGGATTAAAGGTGTAAATGGAATCATGGCTGAATCTTATGCATATCTTAAACAATCTCGTGGTATGTAGATTATAATTCATATTAATACATTATGGTAATAATTGGATAGGCTATTAAAGCCTATCCAATATTATATATTTTTTATATTAAGAAGGAGAATTTATTATGAAAGCAAAATTGATTGGCATTGGTGCCGCAGGTAATAAAGCGGCAATGACAGCTATTGAGCAAGGTGTATTTGATAGAAGTGATGTACTTCTTATTAATACAACTCGCAAAGATATGAAAGAAGAATATGATGATATTAATGTAATCATTGGTGCTGGTATGGGTGGCTGTGGTAAAGAACGTGGTCGTGCTAAAAGCATTACAATTGATTCATTGAAATCTGAAAAGCTTAAGATTGATTCCTTACCAGATCCAGATGATGATGCGGTAGTTATTGTATCTTCTTCTGAAGGTGGTACTGGTTGTGGATCTTCTACAATCTTAGCTAAATATATTCGTGAAGTATTAAATATCAACGTTCATTTAGTAGTATTCACTGGCTTCGAAGATGATGCTCGTGGTCTACAAAATACTGTAGAATACTTCCAAGAACTTCAAGATAACTATACAGTTGAAGCTATTAGTAATAAGAAATTCTTATCTACTAGCAAGAATAAACAAGAAGCTGAACGTAAAGCTAACAACGAATTCTGTAAACGTATGCGTACATGGCTTGGTTTAGACTTAGTTGATTCTGATCAAAATATTGATGAAACTGACTTGTATAAGATTGCTACAACTCCTGGTTTCATGACTATTGAAACTAAAGAGTTTGATGGTATTAAGAAACAAGCTGACTTTGATAGACTATTTGAAGAAATGATCTATGATACAAAGAGCTTGGACTTTACTCCAACAGCTAAACGTATTGGTGTATTTATGTATGCATCTGAACGTAGTCAAAACATTGGTTTTGATAATGCTAAAATCCGTGAAGAATTAGGTGAACCATTTGAATTCTTTACACATATTCAAACAGTACCAGCTGGTCAAGAACGTGTATGTATTATGGCTTCTGGTATTAAACTTCCTACAGAAGAAGTTGAAAAGATCTATAATGAATATAAGACTAGAACTTCTAATGTAGATAAAAAGAAAGATGGTTTCTTTGATCAAATTGGATGTATGAAATTAGAAGAAGATGATGATATGTTTAACTTATCTAATTCTGCTGTTAAGAATCCTACAGTAAAGGTTAAAGAAAACTTCTTTGATTCTGTTAAAGATGACGTATTGGTTATCAATGTAGATGGTAAGAAAGGTAATAAATCTTCCAAGATTGATGACTTCAAAGAACGTTATTAAGAAAGGGAGCAAATATGGGTCTATTTGATAAATATGTAAAACCCTCTAAGATATATGCAGAGGATATTCCATTCTCTGCAGTAATCAAGAAATCTGCTGATACTATAGTAAATGAATTGAATACTTTAGATTGGACTGATCATGATATTGCATATAGATATTTTGAAGATAATCTATCAGATATCATTTACTATCTAGGTGAAGGTGTTAAACCAATCTCTAGATGCTTATACATTAAGTTTGAACCATGGCAATATATTGCAATGATTATGGTTCAAAATCGTCCACAGCTATCAGAGGATAGAATTCGTGTACTCAATAATGAGATATATGAAATATTTGAAGTTATTAATGAATCAGCATTTGATCCAGATAGATTTGGAAAAACTCTTACTGCTTTAAATAAGATCTCTAAGGTTATCAATGAACGTATCTACAAGAAGTTAGATTATGTAGATTGTACTAATAAGCAATTAACAACTATACTATCTGTAGCACGTTATTCTAGTAAGAATGAGACAGTTAATATCAGTCGTGTCAATACTTCAATCATGAGATATATGGACCCAGCTAACACTTGTGAAGAAGATTTGATGGACTTATATGGTGAACTCTTCTATGAAAACTTCGAAGAATTCTTTGTAACTTCAATGCTAGAATCCTGTGAAGATCCTAAGATTAATACATCTATTAAGAACTGGATGTTTGACTTAGAAACTAATGCTATGCTATTCATGTTGAATGACCGTCCTATGACTGTAATTAAACGTGTACTAACTAAGTATAGTCAAGAATGCCTACGTCTACAAAAAGTTCGTAAAGATGTAAGATGCTCTATGTTAGCTTTATCTGCAGATTATGATAAAGTATTATATATAGCAGAAGAACTTAAAGAGCAAGGTCTTTATATATTCTAATCAACTATCCCAAGGTAGTTAAACTACCTTGGGGTATTTTATTTTTTTACTCCTCCTAGAACTTATTAGTAACTTATAATAATATTTTTAGGAGGATTTTATTATGGGCTTACTTATTGAACGTGTAGCCGAGGTAACTGGCTACTCTCCAGAGCAAGGTCTATATGACGTTGCATACCCAACAGGATTTTTAAATTTCGATTCATTGAATGGTTATCGTTTAAACTGTTATAACGATAAAGGTGAGATTACTACAGTAACTCATCGTGGCATTCTAGATGGGTCTTATAACTTACTTATTGGTCGTTCTGGTTCTGGTAAATCTACATTTGCAGTTCAAGCAGCGGCTAACATTATTAATCAATTCCCAGGTGCTGAAATGGTTATCCAATCTATGGAAGGTGGTATTACTATTCCACGTTTGGAAACTTTAACTGGATATATTGGTCAAGATCTATTTGACCATGTTTCGATTAAGAATAGTGGTATCACTGCAGAATCCATCTATGATGATATCTATACTATTTATGAAACTAAATTAAAGAATAAAGATAAACTTATGTATGATACTGGAATGAGAGATTCATCTGGTAATCCAATTAGTAAGTTTATCCCAACTGTTATGATTATTGACTCCATTGCCCTATTAGCTCCAGAACGTATTGCAGATAAAGGTGAATTATCTGGTCAAATGGCGGCTACTGCAATGGCTAAAGCAAATACATCTCTTCTTAAAGGTGTAATGCAATTAATCAAAGCAACTAATATTATCTTATTAGTAATTAACCATATTACTGAAAAGATTGAAGCTAGTGCATTTATGCACACTAAAGGTCAATTGATGTATCTTAAACAAGGTGAGTCTTTACCTGGTGGTAGAGCTGTAACCTATTTAGCAAATAACATCATTCGATTTGATGATAGTAAACTTAAAGAAGAAACTTTTGGATTCTCTGGATCCCAAGTGGATATCTCTTTAGGTAAATCTCGTACAAATAAAGCTGGTAAATCTACACCATTAATCTTCTCTCAAGATTATGGGTTTGATCCACTTTATTCATTAATGATTATGCTTAAAGATTCTGGTAAGATTGCTACTAAAGGTGCTTACTTAGAATTAGATGGCTATGATACTAAGTTTAGAACTCGTGATTTTAAAGAGTTCTTTACAGAACGTGAAGACTTCCGTATGCAGTTCTTACGTTTAGCTCGTGATGTAATGGATGAATTAATTGCTCCAGTACCTACAAGTGGTCAAGTTACGAATGCATCTATTACAAAAGATCTTATTGCTTCATTCAGAGCATTGGAAGATTAAGTTATATATTATAAAGGTGATACAGAAGAGTATTGATTACTCTTCTGTATTTCATTTATAATACTTATAGAAAGGAGACACAATGGCGAACACATTGATTCTAGACGACGAGATTAATCGTGCTAGACAAAGAATTCAAATACCAGAACAGGTGCTAGGGAAAGAGTTAATTCAACCATTCCCAGCTAGCAGTTCTGGTAGTCGTAAGATTATGTATAGTGTCCATTCAGAACAATCTATGGCACTATGTAAATCTGAAGTTCCATTCATTCAAACTGGCTTTGAGAATGAATTTGGACAACGTTCAACATCTTTCCAACAAGCTGATCAACGTAAGACAGTATTAGCTAGAGTGGAAAGATATGCTATGACCCCAGGTCATGAGTACTATCTTATCGTCCATAATGAAGAATCTAATACATTAGATATTCTTCATAAGTTGGATTATAAGTATATCACAGAATCCTTTGGATATGAGATTAATAACTCAGTTCTTGATAATCTTGTCGTAGGCAGTGTTATTGAGAAAGGAGAAGTAGTAACTAAATCTAAAGGTTTTGATGAGTACAATAACAGAATGGATGGTATCAATGTCTTACTAATGTATATTGCAAAGAATAAGACAACAGAAGATGCTATCGAAATCAGTGAATCTTGTGCAAAGAGATTCAAATCACCATTAGTTAAGAAGATCTCATTCATGATCAATGAAAATGATATCTTACTTAATCTATATGGTAACAAGGATATCTATAAGGTTATCCCAGATATCGGTGAAGATATCAAAGAAGGTATCTTAGCAGCAGTACGTCGAGAAAATAAAGAAGAAGCTTTATTCTCTCAAGTATTCAATAAGCTACAAGATATCAATATGTCTGATGAGAAGATTACAAGTACTGGTAAAGTAGTTGGTATTGAAATTCATACCAACAATCCAGACTTAATGGAGAATTCTATCTACAACACTCAGCTTAATATGTATTATCAAGACAATAAGCGATTCTGTGATGAGTTAATCCATACTGTACATAGACTTCAGGCTAACTATAAGTGTGAGTTAGGATACGATCTACAAAAGCTTGTCCATACAAGTCAACAAATCTTGGATGGAGTTAAGTTCAATATAGATAATAACGTATATTCTAACTTACAAATGGATGTATATATCCTAGAAGAGAATGAACTTCATATTGGTGATAAGTTAACTAACCGATATGGTGGTAAAGGTGTCATCTCTAATATCCTACCTGATGATCTTATGCCTATGACGGAAGATGGTCAAAGGGTAGAGATGAAATACAACCAAGCAACTGTAGTCAATCGTTTGAATCCATCTCAATTATTTGAAATGGAAATCAATTCCGCATCAGCTGCAGTTGTACGTAATCTTAATAAGCAAGATACTAATGGATCTCTTAAGAAGATTGTAAAATTTGTAAGTTTCTTTAGTTCTAGTCAAGCTAGAGAAATGCAAGAGTTTATTGATAATAGTAATCCTACAGTACGTATGGAATATTTGAATTCCATTATTGATGATGGGAATATTACTTTATCTATTTTACCAATGCAAGAACCAGTTACAATAGAAACTTTACAAAAAGTTCTAGCTGAGTTCCCAGAGACAAGACATGGGTATGTACATACTCCTATGCCTGATTCTTCTAATAAGAATTATCGCTTGGTTAAATCTTTAAGACCAGTACTTGTAGCTAAACAATACATCTGTAGATTGAAACAATATGCAGAAGAAAAGTTCTCAGCAACAAGTATGTCATTTAGTAATAATAAAGGTGAAAACAGTCGTAACAAATCTGCTGGATTGTATAAACCTGTATATACTAATACACCTATCCGACAAGGGGAAATGGAAATTAGTGCATTAACCCACATTGGTGATGATATCAATGTAATTATGTTAATGCTTTATAGTACAGCTCCTATTGGACGTAGATCTATTAAAGATCTATTGACTAAGAATCCTAATGATGTAGATATTACTTTATCAGCTGATGCTAAATCTAGATCTGCTGAGATTGTAAATGCATATCTTAAGGCTATTGGTCTAAAATTGACATTTGAAAAGGTTCCAAAGAAATATCAAGAAGCATTATTGTATGATATTCCAGAAGAAGATTTCTATACACCTGCAATGCTCGAAGACTATTCTTATCTTAAAGCTCTAAGAGAGAATGATAAGTCTAAGATGAAGATTACAGTTAAAGAATTCAATGGTAAATATTATCCAGTATATGATAACTTCGTTGAACCAGGTATCCCAGCTATCATGGAAGGAGCTATGAGTAGTGAACCTCCAGAAGGTTATAGCGAAACAGATTCCTTATGGGTAACTAGGGATATTAAGTACTTTAATAAATAAGGAGGCAATCATGATACTAAGAGATCTTTATACGACTCTCTTACGTGGTAGTCTTGATAACGTCTTTGAAGACGAGAATTTAAGATTGATTAATGAACGGACAACAGTCTTGTTGAATAAACAAAACTGGACCATTCAGGATATAGATGATGCTGATATGATTCTACGTATCAGCAATATTCTATATAACAATACAGATTTAGCTGTATTGCCATTAGAAGATGGCGTATATGATTTACTATTAGAAGCTTATAAAGTCTACAATCCTAACTTCCAAGTTGGTTCTGATGTAGTTCATTTTAAGCTCCAAGGTAAAGGTAAAGCAACTAATAACGAAAGTTATGTAGAAGCTATTGTATCTTATCCGAAGGAAACCAATGATACTCTATATAGAGATACATTCATTGATATCCCAACGAATAGATGGCAACCTGCAATGGATTCTAATCACACTACAGTATCAGATAGAGGTAGAGATACAGCTCATAAATATCCTCAATTAGTTGGTACTTTAGATAAGTGTAAGTTTGTATTAGAATCAGATGCAAAGAAAGCATTTGCAGATAGAGATCCAAAAGTAAAGATATTTGAAAGAGACTTCTTAGCTAAACATCTTATGATGGGCTTGATTAATTATCAAACTCCATTTGAAATGGTAGCTGAAATCAAATATGATGGATTATCTGTAGAAGCTGAAGTAAATAATAAAGTAGTTAGTGCTAGAACTCGAGGAGATTTAGATGCTGACTTAGCTACAGATTTAACTGATATCTTATATGGTTATAAATTTCCTAATGAGCTATCCGATAATGAGATTATTGGTATGAAGTTCGAGGCAATTATAACTAAAGAAGACTTAGTTAGATTCCAGAATGCTACTGGTAAGACATATAAGAATATGAGAACTGCAATAGCTGGTATTATTGGCTCAGCTAATGCTAGAGATTATATTGATTATATTACTTTAGTACCATTAGCAACTTCTATTGACTTCAATAGTCGTATAGAAGAATTAGAATTCATGAATAGATACTTTGCTACTAAAGAGCCTAATAGATATAGAGTCATTCAAGGTTATTATAGCAACGTATTATTCCAAGTCAAGAAGTTTACTGATGAAGCAGATTGGTTTAGAGAGTATATGCCATTTGCGTATGATGGTGTAGTTATCTCTTATACTGATAAGAATATCATTAAAGCTCTTGGTCGAGAGAATCATGTAAATAAGTATAGTATTGCAATCAAATTCAATGCTATGGTTAGATCTACAAGATTCCGTGGTTACCAATATACAGTTGGTAAGAACGGTGTTATTACACCGATGATTATGTTTGACCCAGTGGAATTCAATGGCACAGTTCACAACTTAGCAAGTGGTCATTCATATGAAAGATTCAAAGCATTGTCATTAAGATACAATGATATTATTGATGTGACTTATGTCAATGATGTAATGCCATATGTATCTAGACATGATTGTGTAGAGAATGATAATAATCCAAGACCTATGGAGGAATTCATTGATAATTGCCCTGCCTGTGGTACTCTACTGGTAGAGTCCTATAGTGGCAAATCTGTATCATGTCCTAATCCTAAATGCATTGGTCGTGGTATTGCTAGGATGGCAGATATGCTTAGTAAGATAAACTTTAGAGATTTCTCTGAAGCTACAGTTAAAGATCTAAGCATAACTTCATTCACTGATCTTCTTAATATTACTCCTAGTAGATTAGCTATCTTAGGTGAAGTTAATAGCAAGAAGTTCATGGAGCGGGTAAACGAATTAAAGACTAAGCAAGTATATGATTATAATATCATTGGTGCTCTAGGCTTTACAGATATTGCAATCAAATCATGGAAGATTATTCTTCATGCTTTGAAGATTGAGGAAGTTCTAAACTTACCTGATAGTGAATTGCAATCTAAACTCATGAAGTTAAAAGGGATTGGTAAAGTTGCAGTAGAGACTATTCTTAATGAACGTGAAGTCTTTGCTGAAGATCTCATTACTATCATGAAAATGAATAATGTAGTCAGAACTTATAACCTAGTAGATAATCGTAAGAAGATTGTAATTACTGGATTTAGGGATGATACATTAGCAGAGAAGATGGCACCTCTAGGATATTTCGTTACAGATACAAGTGTAACTAGAGATACTAATATCCTAGTAGTTCCTCATGTAGGATTTAGTAGTTCTAAAGTAGATAAAGCTTTGAAGTATGGTATCCAAATCGAAGCATTGCCTGACTTTAGGAAAAGATTTGGTTTGTAAAAAATTACAAACTAACCTACAGAATATTAATATATTATATACGTGATCATACATTATGATCACGTATTTATTTTATTCCATGCAAAGGAGACACAACCATGGTAAAAGACATTAAAGAAACAAACATCATCGAAACAGTATTGGAACGTTTGAAATCAGAAGATCAAATTATTCTACGTTCCCATCAATTCGTAAATGTATTAAAGTCCGTACTATTTGGTGCAGTTAAATTCTTGGCAAACACTAAGTTTGAAAACGAAGCAGCTTTACGTGTCAATGATAAAAATGGTACATTCATTGCTGGTATTGTTTTAGAACGTGCAGTTGATGATGAAGGTAAAAACTCCTTCGAAGCTCGTTTTGAATTAAACGAAGATGGCATCAAAGATATCGCAACTGTATATGATCTAAGTGATGAAGAAGTTCAACGCTTCTTGAATCGTTTCATGTATGTATTGACTAACAACAAATTCGTTAACAATGCATTCGTATTCGATATCACTCGTGTTATTTTGTCTTCCGTAATCAATGCATTAATGAATCTTAATAAAACAGATATCGATGAAGATGGTTACGAAATCAAATTCGATGAATATCTTACAGCTACAGCTACTGATGAAGACGGTAAACGTGTAATTGATCTTGAACCAGCAGTTGATTTGAAGAAATTCATTAAAGACGATAAACTCGTTGACGTTGAATAATAAATGATGATATGGAGGTTAGGTGAATAACCTAACCTCCTATTGTATCTTTTATTTTTAATCGGAGACATACAATGAAAAAAGGCGTAGTTAATGGGGTAATGTATACCATCTATGACTTTGACAATGCAATGAAGAATGCTGAAGACATTAACGTTGCTATTGAAGAAGATGGTAAAGTTTATCCGATTATTGGTAAATCTAATGCATATCATACCAATGGTGTTATCATTGATGGATGTATGGCTACATATATCAATGCAGATAAAGACCAAGATAAGTATGCTTTAGAGAATATGAAGATTATTGATTTTGCTAATGCTAAGAGCATGCAAGATCAAATCGAGAAATCTAGTGAGTTACGTTCTATGGAAGAAACTATCTTGATTAATCCAGATAATATCTTCCATGTAAGAATCAAACCAAATGACTTACCAGAGATGATTGGTCTTAAAGAAGCAGTTAATCGTAAGAATATTGATATCAATAAATATGCTTATCGATTTGGGGATAACTTTAATAATGACCGACGTCTATTTGAGAAAGATACTATAACTCTAGCAAAGATAAAGACAATCGCTGAAGCATTAGATATGGATTGTTATATTACCTTTGAAGATAGAGAAAAGAATGTACCTAATCCAATTGGGTCACAAATTAAAGTTAAGATCACCAATATTGGGGAGGGTGACAATGAACACACAAGCTAAGTTTATCGCAGAGTATAACGATAAAAATAGACCTAAGTTCAATGACAAGTTCTTTAATAAGTCTGATGATGATATCATTGAAGACTTAAAGGACGTTATTCTTTCTTGTGAAAGAAATAAGTTCTATACTATCAAAGTACTGAACTTTGAAGTTATAGATGACTATAATGAAGTACAAAAATTACTTATAGGAGATGAGACTCCATCTATCTCTATTAAGGATTCTGATCTTAAGATATTGAAAGTAACTTATCATGTAGCTTGTACTAAAGATGAAGATACTTTTGATGTACTTATTGCGATCCCAAGAGTTATTGATGGTGCTTATATTCATTTGAATGGTAATGATTACTTCCCATTATTCCAATTAGTAGATGGTAGTACTTATAATAATACTACAGCATCATCAGCTAAGACTCAATCTATTACACTAAAGACAAATTCTAATGCTGTAAAGATGTTACGTAACTTCATTGACTTGAATACAACCAATGAAGAAACAGTTCGTGCAGCAATGTTTAGTGTATATCTATTCGATCATAAAGTTACCTTATTCGAATACTACTTAGCTAGATTTGGATGGTATGAAACTTTAGATAAGTTTAACTTTGAAGATGTAATTAAGATTTCTGATCATGATCTTAACGATCCAGAGTATTATACTTTTGCGATTGCTAATGCTCATATGAAGACACCTTTCTATATCTCAGCAGTTAAATCTTTTATGGATAATGATCGTATCTTACAATCTTTTGTAGCTTCCTTTGCTAGGGCTATAAGCTTATATGCAACTAAGAAGACTACATTAGATCAAATCTATACTACAGAATTCTGGATATGTAAGTTAGGATATAACTTCGTATCTTCTGAGACTTCGGTATTCACTAAAGGTAATGCAATCATTGAATCTTTGGAAAACTCTTATGATATTCCAACTAAGAAACGTTTGCGTTTACCTGATCATGTAAAAGAAGACATCTATTCTGTATTGAAATGGATGGCATGTGAGTTCTCTTCTATTCGTTTGAAGAATAACTTAGATGCATCTAGTAAACGGATTAGATGGTCTGAATATATTGCAGCTATGTATATCATGCTTATCAATGTTAAGCTTAGACGTTTACCAGAGAAGCATGATCCTAACATGGAAGCTTATCGAATCAAACAGCAATTGAATACACAGCCAATGGCATTGATTGCTGAATTACAGAAATCTAATCTTAAGGGTTTCCGTAATATGGTTAACGATAGAGATTCATTCTTACAATTGAAGTATACCATTAAAGGTCCATCTGGTCCTGGGGAATCTAATAGTAAGAATGTAGCACGTAATGTACGTGCAATCGATCCATCTCATTTAGGGATTATCGATTTGAATACTTCATCCGCATCAGATCCTGGTGTAGGTGGTATGTTATGTCCACTCAATTATGGTGTATATGAATGGAACTCTTTTACTAATGAAGAAGAACCAAATGTATGGGACGAAAACTTTAGTAAGATGCTTAATATATACCGTGAAGAGAAAGGATATACATCTGCTATCATGTTAGCTGATGATGCTGGATTAGAATTAACAGATACACGAGATCCTGCAGAGGTAGCATTTGATGCTGACTTATTAGGTCAAACAATTGCTAAGGTAGCTAGAACTCGAGCATTTGAGAAACAGCTTCGTCCAGCTCTAATTAACATGGAAGACAGTTGCTCAATATACTTTGAGGAGGTTTAAAATGGCTGATATTTATCATAGAATCTTTGTGTTTTCCAGAACCCAAATGGAAGCACTAAAAGAACGCTATAATAAACTCGGCAAAGAAATTGAATTTGGTAAAGTAGTAGTTGGTGGTGTCAAGAAGGAATATACTGATATCCTTCTTGATATGAGCCAAGCTAAATACTCTGATTCAATTAAAGTTGCCGAAGGTGATATTCGTCGTATCATGTATACGAAGACTAAATAGGAGGTTCTCATGAGCGTAGGACAAGCAAATACTGACATCCATAATTTTGGACATTATTTGGTAAAACTTCTTGATACAAATTCATTGTATTGGGATCGTTTATCTACTTTATCCCCAGATTACTTACTTCTTAATGATCACAATGAAAACTATTTCATTGATATGAACAAAGTAGAAGAGAAAGAATTGGATATTGATATCGAAGCACAAGCTTATGGTCGTAAACTTAACATTCGTGGTAAGAATGTTATTTTGATTTACAATGATAAGATTGAAGCAGATTGTTTATCAGATAATCCATTCAGTGTAGCAGTTAATCGTGAGTCAGATTCTATTTACTCTTTATTGATTAACTTTAACGCATTCGTTAAACTTGTAGCTGAGAAAGATTATAACGGAATCTATTCTTTCTTTGCTACATTCTATAGTTGGTTATGTGGTTCTGAAACACCACAAACACACTTATATACAGTTCTTACATATATCGATGTAGTTTATCATAACTTGAACTTAGAGAAAGTTAAATCTTTCATTGATTTCAATATTGCTAAATCTACCGATATCATTCAACAAGTTCTTATGACCAAATTCAAGATTCCAAATCCACATGGATTTACTTCTCGAGTATTGGCTCAATTTGAATTGTTTGATACAGATAGCTGGATGAAAGCATTCTATTATCCAACTATTACTAAAGAACTTATTAAAGCTGGGGCTGTACCAGAATTCAATCTTAAAGGATTTATCGCTATGATAGAAGAAGCATTTGAAGATCAAGTAACTAATCTTGAACTTCGTAATGCACTCTTAAGTACTAAATACTTTAATGATGCAGAAATGGTTGAAGACAAGGAAGCTAAATACACTAAAGTTGTATTCAAAGACTTACTTGAATTTGAACCACGCTTTAAAGAACAAATTGATTTGTTATTCAATATGTCTGATGAGCTAATGATTCCAGCAATGGATATCATTTATAAAGCTATCGATGACTCTATTGAAAAACATGGTATCAAAGAAGTAACTGAAGAAGATCAAGAATCTAAGAAACTTGAATTAGAATCTGATATTGAAAAACAAATTAGAGAATCTATCGAAGCTATGCAAGGTAACGAATAATATATTACCCTCTAGGATACATAATCCTAGAGGGTTTTATTTTTTGAGGTGGTGAAACACATGAAAGAAGCAATAATTGATAATTGTACTTGCCCTAAGTGTTATTCAAAGAACTTCGATCTATATACTTCTAATGGTAAAGGTGTAAGCTATGCTAATATTATCTTAGCTTTCAGTAAAGATCCAGCACAAGTATTAGATAATTTGAATAGATACCAATTATATAAATTCAAGTGTAATGATTGTGGTAAATCATTCTCTATTGACTGGAGATGGGGATTACCATATCCTACTACAGAGAAGATTGATGTCTAATCTTGAACAAAGCAATAATAAATGAAAGGAGAATTTACTTATGGTTTCAAAGAATAATTTGCTATATATCATAGGTGCCATTATTTATATTGCTTGTTTCGGATATATTATACATGATATGCTACAAGCTCCTGAAGGGAGAATACTTTTATTTATTTTTAGCACGTCAGTGATCTTGACAGCATTAATTATCGTTATAGGTTATAAGATATCAAAGGCACTCTTGAATATACTAGAAAAGTATACAGGAGAGTGATAGAATGATAGAATTGACCTTGGCAATCTTAATTGCAGCAGCAATGCTAACATTAATATCTAATATTAGCTTTGTGGTTAATGTTGGATTAATACTAATGACAGTAATCTGCATATTAACTAATAATAAAAAAAGGTAACTATATGACTACTCTAGAACTGATGTTGTGTTATATATTCTTATTCGGTCTATGTTATAGATTTATACATGGACCAGAAATGGATATAGATTATATTGTCACAATGATATCAGTAGTCCTACTATTCATTATATATAGATCTATAAAATAATAATCTAGCCTAAACAATCTAATACAATTATAGATTGTTTATTAGAGAGGACTGCTTATAATGGATATAGTCTTAGTATTAATATCATTCTTGATTATTCTTGTTATTTCATTATTATACATAGTGGTTAGAATAGTTTATAAAGACTATATCAATGAATCTCCATTATATATAATAACCGACAAACGTAATATGATTATTAATGAAGTTAATAATCAAAGCAACTCTGTTTTCCTAGTTGAACTTAATGGAGAATTCTTTGTTAACGTAACAGAAGATTCTTATAATAAATCTGAGATTGGTGATCAAATCATGTTAGCCAATTCTAGTAATGAGAAAGATTTTATAATTAAGAAGCTATAGGTAAATTGTAATGAAACTATTATCAATTCGACTTGAAAATTATATTGGTATTTATAATGGTCGTGGCGATAATATCCTAGAGGTAGACTTATCACAGTCTACCTCTAATATCGTCATCATTCGTGGCTCCAATGGTTCGGGTAAGTCCACATTATTAAAAGCTTTATCTCCACTCCAAGATGATAATACTGCTATCATTCCTGGGATGGAGGGTAAGAAAACATTAAGATATCTTTACAATGGTGAAGTATATGAAATACTATACGTTCACCCAGTAAAGAATGATGGATCTAGAGGTCAAGTTAAGATGCAAGTATATAAAGGAATGAACCGAGTTGAGTTGAATCCTACTTGGAATGTAACCTCTGGTAAAGACATCATATTTGATCTATTTAACTTAGATGCTAACTTCCTTACATTATCTCAACTATCTTCTGAAGATAGAGGATTAGCAGATAAGAAACCAGCTGAACGTAAGAAGTTCGTTAATAGTATTATTAATGGTATTGAAGTATATAACAACATGTATAAAGTCATTACTAAGAAGTATTCTACATTTAAGAATATGATTAATACTATATCATCTAAGATTAGACAGATTGGTAATATAGAAGAATTAAATGCTAGATTTATCAATATCTCTAAACAAGTAGAAGATATATCTAGCGAACGAGATAAAGCAGTAATTGAAGCATCTAAGATTGATGCAGAGATTGGTATCTTGACTAGAGATAATAACCTTGAAGAATACTATAAGATCAACGAAGAGATACGAGATAATATTGATTATATCAGTGCATCTAAATCCCAAGTTATTGATCTTTCTAAAGGAGAATTATCTAGCGAGAACTTATATGAACTAAAAGATATCATTGATAGCAGCTTACATACTTTTGATAAAGATATATCCAAATGGAAATCTGAAGAAGCTGTAGCTAATGCTAAGATTGAAAATATATCTAGAGAGAAAGATGAGACGTTTAAGTCTTTGCAAACTAAGATTACTAAACGTGGTACTTTATTAGATGGAGGATTCAGTGATTCTGATCTAACTCTATATAAAGATACTAAAGCTAAGATAGCTGAACTTGAAAATGATATCAATAGTTTAAATTCTTCTATTAAGAATCTTTCCGAAGCAGAGGCTTTAGTCAATGCTATGGAAATGATTGTCCCAGTGTTAGATAGTCTTTATAATGGTTTAGATGCTACCACTAAGAAAGAGAAATACGATTTCGTTAAGACTACACTAGATAATGATGGTAAGTATGTAGACCAAACCGTTGAGTTATCTCGTACTTATAATGAAGTATCTAGAACTGTGGGCGAATTAGAGTCTGAGGTATTAGCTTATGAGATTCTATTCGATAAAGCTAAATCATTAGCCTTAAGACCTAAAGAATGTAAGATAGATGATTGCTCATTTGTTAAAGAAGCAATTGAGGCATCATCTAAGCATCCTGAAAAACGTATCAATGATATTAATAAAGAGATTAGTGAGTCTAAGACTTTATTAAAATCATTAGAGAAAGATATTGAATCTTATAAAGAACTATATGACTTCAATAAGAGATTTACCAATCTTCATGGTATGGTATTATCTTTCAGAAAGCTATTAGAAAAGAGTCCTGTTGATTATATCATCGACCCATACCAACTATTAGCTTCTTTAGACCATATGGAAAAGTTAATGATCGACTTCAATCAGATTCGTGGTATCTTTAATATTATCACTACTAAATCTAACTATGAGGAAATCATTGAATCATTAAAAGAACCAGCGGCGAAGTATGAAGCAAACAAGGCTCTAATCGATGAATTAGATTCTGACATCGCTTCATTGAAAGATAAACTAACTACTATTGATAATCGATTGATTGCTGAGAAAGATGCTATCAGTGAAACTGTAACTGATATATCTCTAACAGAGTTTAAGATTGAAGTATATACTAAATGTAAGTCTTTAGTAGATGAATGTATTGGTCTTGACACAAGAAATGAAGAACTTCAAGCTCAAATTAATTCATTATCTGACATAGCACTTAAAGTTAAAACTTTAGATGCTAGAATGGCTGAAGCTAAGTCTAGAGCTGATAGATTGAATAATGACTTAAATGCTATTCTTAATGAAAGAGATAAGATAGCATCAAATAAAACGTTGTTAGAAGACTATATCAGGGACCTAGACCTGTATAATAAGAATTTCTCGATTCTCGAAACTATACGTTACTATTTAAGCCCAACTACGGGCATCCAGACAGTGTTTATGAGAACGTATATGGGAAATATTATTTTGAAGGCTAATGAATTATTAAGTTTAATATTCAATGGTCAATTCATTATACAACCATTCGTTATCAATGAAGCTGAATTTAGAATACCATGTCTTGGTAATGGATTAGTGAATGATGATATCTCATCTATGAGTACAAGTCAAATCTGTATGATTAGTATGATCTTATCATTCGCCATTCTATCTAACTCGTCTACTGATTATAACATCTTGAAGTTAGATGAAATTGATGGCGGTCTTGATACAGAGAACCGTATTCAATTCATTGGTTTATTAAAGCAACTTATATCTATGGTAGGATGTGAGCAATGTTTCCTTATTAGTCATAATATGGAATATGATGCTGATACTACAGTGATTGATATGGCTGCTAGACCTGTATTGGTTAGATAGGTGAGTATAATGAAAACAAGAATAAAATTTGAGGGGGATACCTTAGTAGGATTCCCCAAAGATAAAACAGTTAATCTTATAGTATTATACTCTGGTGGATTTGATTCTACTGCTATTTTAAATATGGCACTTAAAGCAGCTAGTGATAGAGAAAATAAGATTAATACTATATATGCTTTAAATGTATCTAGTGATTTTTTAGATGATGGTAAACTTAAACTAGAGCAGAAGTATACTAAGAAGTTTATAAGTCACCTAAATAAAAAATATAAAGGTAAATCTAATATTAAGCTTATTAGATTCTCTCATACAATACCAGATCTGGTATCATATAATTATATGATTAACTCATATGATTTAATCTTTACAAGTGCAATTAATACAGTAGTACCTTTTATTGGAGGTGCTGATATTAATATCGTACTAGGAGGATCTCTTGATACAGATTCAAGAGGATGCCATATACCGTATTATAAAGAAATGGTAGAATCTTATAATAAACCATTCAATTCTATTGAAACTTGGATGGAATTTCCATTAATAGAAAATACTAAAGCTCAAATTCTTGCATACATTGTTGAAAATAATTTATATAAATTCTGTACTTGCTGCGAAAAGCCAGATAGTAAAATTATATGCAATAGTTGTAAAGAGCATGCATTAGGATTATTTAGCTTATTAATGGATTATAGAACTGGTAACTATCATTTAAGTGATAAGAATGCAACCTTTATCGAATCAAAATTAGATAAAATTTTAGGTGAAATAGACGATTAATGGAGGTCCTATTATGTATGATTTCGCAAGTGCATATGTAGTAGCTCAAGCTTTAGAGATTATTGCATCTACAGCAGCAATTGGTTTAATTGTAGCTATGATTATTCAAGATTAATAAAAGAAGGACTAGTCTCTCGTAGACTAGTCCACTTTCTTTTTTTGTAAATCTTTAATACTATAGCTATATATTATTAAGGTGATATGATATATAGTTTATAATTAATTAAGGAGGAAATATATCATGAAAGAAACAATCATTTTCACAGTAGTAGCAGTATTGTCTGGTTTGGCAGGGCATTGGTTAGATGTAACCTACCAATATAGCCTTGGAGTAATATTCCCAATTGCAGCATGCTATACTATTACTGCTATCGCAGGATTGATGGCATTTGGATGCCTATTCGACTTAGTAGCAAATCCAAAACCACGTCGTCGCAAAGTAAGAAAGACTAGAGCCTAAAAACTCTAGTCTTTTATTTTTTTAATTTTTTTGTAAGTTATATATTATAAAGGTGATTTATAGTTTATATATTTTCCACAAGGAGGAAACAAGAAATGAAAACTGAAGTATTTGTATTAATGGCAACCATCGTCATCATATTTATGAACACAATTGGAATGTATCCGAGTGTAGTAAATATCATGGATGGCTATAATTTGAAAGTATCGTATGGTATGCTTATTATCAATATCACATTGATTATCTTAGCTATCGTACAAGCTTATTTTGTTATTCATATTAGAAATAACAAGTATTCTGACAATATAATAGGAGGTATAGTTATAATGATGAGTAAGAGAGATAAATGCTCATTAAAGCTATTATTATTGGTTGTCGTATTTGCATTGATTGCAGATCAATCACTTCGATATACTGATATTATATTTTCATTTATATCTGCTATAGCTATTATGTCAGCAGCTATATCAGTATTCTTATTATGCTGGCAAATGTATTATAGTAGAAGGTAGTATAATGATTTTCGTTACTAGCTTTATAGGGATATTAGCAGCACCTTGGGTGTTGCTAATTCCTTTATTTTTATTTGAAGGTCTCATTGGAAGACATGTAGAAATGACTACAGACCTTATTGAGATCTTTATTTTTTATGATCTTGCAATGGGTACATTCTTATTGCTTAGATATATTATGGATAAGATTGGAGGAAAACGATGATACCAACCGACAGATTAACTAAGTACGATTACTACTATCTTAGTATTGCCAATAAGATATTAAGTGAAGGTGAGATGCGAGATAACCGTACTGGTATTAAAGCTATCTCATTACCTCATGTATGTATCACTATTGATTTAGAAGAAGATGGATTTCCTATCTTAGCTTCTAAATTTGTTGGATTCAAAACAGCTATTAAAGAGCTATTATGGATTTGGCAAATGCAGTCTAATGACGTTCGTAAACTCCAGGATATGAATGTACATATCTGGGATGAATGGATGCAAGAAGATGGTACTATTGGTAAGGCTTATGGATATCAATTAGCTAAGTATAAGCAAGTTGATAATCTTATTAAGACTATTAAAGAAGACCCAACTTCCAGACGTATGATTACTACCCTCTGGAACATAGAAGATTTACCAGAAATGGCTCTTCAACCATGTGCTTTTCAAACACTATGGAATATAAATAAAGGTAAACTTAACTGTATGCTTACCATCAGAAGTAATGATTGGTTCTTAGGTAATCCATTTAATATAGCACAGTATGCGGCTTTAGTTCATATGATTGCTCAAGTAACTAATTATAAACCAGGTAGGCTTACTGTATGCATCAATGATGCTCATATATATGAAAACCATATCCCACAAATACAAGAGCAATTTGGATTAGTGGATATGAATGAAATGTTTGATGCATTTATAACTGATAGATTTTGTAAACCTAAGTTAGTTTTAAATGAAGATATTAAGGATTTTTACGACTTCACTATTGATGATATTAAATTAGAAGGATATATTCCAGGACCAAAGATCAAAGCTGAAGTCGCAGTATAGGGGTTTTAAATATGGGAAGATTATGTACATTATCCGCTGTTGTTACAATGGATAACTATAACTGTATATCTGATTGCAATAATGAAAAGATAATGGAGATTCCAGAGTTTGAGAATAAAGTGAGACAACAAACTTTAGGATGTACTATTATTATGGGGCGTAAAACATGGGAGAGAATAACTCCTCTTAATAATAGAACTTATATTATATTATCAACTAATAAGGATTATAAACCTAAGACAAGTCCATATTATAAGGTATTTGTAGCAAATAGATTTCTAGAAGTATTCTATATACTTAGTAAAACTAATGTTAAGACTGCATATGTTTATGGTGGTAAATCTATTTATAATAGACTTAATAAATTTATATCTAACTTTATTATTTGTAAGATTAGACATAGACTTCATGGTAATAATAGATTTATTAATCCATTGCCTAATAAGAAATATATGCTTGTAGAAAGTAAGCTTTATACTCATACAACTAAGAATGGTGCTGAGTATAGATGGTCTTTAGAAAAGTATGTTAAACGTACTTCTAACGATAAGATACTTCCATCAGTAGCTCATATGTTTAATAAAAAATAATATATTCATATATTATTAACGTGATATCAATGTATGATATCAAGCTATACAGGGTATGATCTAAAGAAGATCATATAGGTTATTTAATATTATAGGAGGTTCTCATGATGAACACAACAAAAACAACAAAATTATTTTTAGCAGCAGCCGTAATGGCATCTCTTACAGGTTCTGTATTCGCAGCAGGTGTAAATAATACAGTTGATCCTGCAGCGGTAGCAATGGGTGCTGAAGCTTATGGTAATTCTAATACTATTACTGCGACTGGTACATCTGCATTTGCTGTAGGTTATAATAATACTGTAAGCAAAGATAATGCTTTAGTTTATGGTAATAGCAATACTGCAGCTGGTACTAACAGCTTAGCTGGTGGTGAATATTCCAAAGCAAAAGGTCGCAATAGTTTAGCTATTGGTTCTTCTGCTCAAGCATTAAGTGATGATACCTTTGCTATCGGATCCCAAGCACGAGCTAATGGTACTAATACTGTAGCTATTGGTAATGGTGCTTATTCCGAAAACGAAAGTGCATTAGCAGTAGGTAAAGGTGCAAAAGCTCGTGGTGTAATGGCTACAGCAGTTGGTTATGGTACACGTGCATCTAATCAATATACAACTGCACTTGGTTATCAAAACGTAGCTAGTGGTGTTCAAAGTTCCGCAGTTGGTGTGAACAATGAAGCTACTGGTGATTATTCTGCAGTAAGTGGTACTAATAGTGCAGCTAATGGTAATTATACATTGGCATCTGGCTTTAAAGCAAAAGCTGTTGCTGATGATTCTATTGCAGTAGGTGATCAATCTAAAGCAACTGGTATCTCTTCCGTAGCTGTTGGTACAATTGCTGAAGCTACAGGTGGAGATGCAATCGCAGCTGGTCATTCCGCAATTGCAACAGGTAATCTATCCACTGCTATTGGTTCCAATGCTGAAGCAAAAGCAGATAATACAATTGCAATCGGCTCTAGTGCAAAAGTTACTGGTGTATCTTCTGTGGTTGTAGGTCGTGACAATAATGTTACAGGTGATGATACTACAGTAATTGGTGCTAATAACGGTACAGTTTCCTATGATCCTAGCACTGGTGCAGTAGTACTTGATAAAACAATTTCTGCAGATCAATCTGCTGTAGTTGGTTATAATAACCATCTTCAAAGTTCTGATAAAGAACAATTGATCTTTGGTTCCAATAGCATCACTAAAGAACAAGGTGCAACAGTAATTGGTAGTCATTCTAAAGCTACAGCTATTGATGCATTTGCAATCGGTAATAATATCATTGCAGATGTACAAAATGGCGTAGCTATTGGTACTAATTCCGTAACTGAATTGGCTGTTGGTACTACTAATATCAAAGACAATACTTCTGATATTCGCTTCAGCAATTCTATATATGCTGGTAGCAACCCTGATAGTGTTGTAAGCTTTGGTACAAATGGTCGTGCCGGTGCTGGTGGTGTTACTAGCTATACTCGTCAATTGCAAAATGTTGCAGCTGGTAGAGTATCTGCGACTTCCACTGATGCAATCAATGGTTCCCAACTATATGATGTAGCATTAGAAGCTCAAAAATATAATACTCTTGTAGATGGAACTAATACAACAGTTACATCTCAAGATAATGCGTTCGGTCGCAAAGAATATAAAGTGAACGTTAACCGTGATTTAACTAATATGAATTCCGTTCAATTCAATACAGTTAATGATCCACAACGTAACTTTGTATCTAAAGATGGAATGCACGTATTTGATGGTGATGTGAATACTAACTATACTTCCAATGGTATGAAGCTTGAAAATACTAATAATCTAGATACAGCTCAATATGATCTAGATGGTATGGTAGCTGATTCCAATGGCAAACATGTAGAATTTACTACATCTAACATCACTGCAGGCGATCAACAAATTCATGGCGTAGCTGCTGGTACAGCTGGTACTGATGCGGTTAACGTGAACCAATTGACTTCTGCTTTGAATCAAGTTAATGGTAATACTTCTGCATTAGGTAATGTAGTTAAAGCTAATCAACAAGAAGCTCGTAAAGGTATTGCTGGTACTGCGGCATTAGCTGGTTTACATCCATTAGACTTTGATCCAGATCATAAATTGGACATCATGGCTGGCTATGGTCATTTCCATAATGCTAATGCTGGTGCAGTAGGTATTGCTTACCGTCCAAACGAAGATCTTATGTTCACAGCTGGTACTACATTTGGTAGCGATAATGTAATCAATGCAGGCATCTCCTATAAAGTTGGTGCTCGCTCTGAAGTATCTCGTTCCAAAGTAGCTATGGCTAGTGATCTAGCTGATGCTAAACGTGAAATTGCACAACTTCAAGCTGATAATGAAAAATTCAAATCCATCTTGAATACAGTTCTTGGTTTAGACTTGCCACAAAATGATGATGTTGTATTTGCTGACGTTCCTCAAAATCATTGGGCATATGCAGCTGTACAAGATCTTGCTAACCGTGGTTTAGTAAATGGTTATGAAGATGGTCTATTCAAAGGTGATCGTACTTTAACTCGTTATGAATTTGCTCAAGTAGTTTACAATGCAATTCAACGTGCTAAAGAAACTAACCAAGGTATCGACCAACGTTTGATTGAAGAATTTAAACCAGAATTGATGCGTTTCTCTATTGAAGGTAAAGTTCATGAACGTGTTCATGTAAACAAATCCACTAAAGAAGTTAAACGTGATCAATATGGTACTATTGTAAAATAATTAGATTAAGAATATTTAAGAGATAGAGTCTTAGTACTCTATCTCTTATTTATTTTTTAGGAGGATAAAATGGAAACTTTTAACACTATGTATTTTGGAGCATTTGAGAAATTCGAATGTGTAATAGAAGAATTTCTAGATGCAGCTCCAGAAATGGATTGTAGCTATTCTTTAGAAGGTGATAAATATGGTGATGTAAAGTTTGATATTACTAGATCTGAAAATAAGATTGACTTTACTATCAATGATATTAAATTCAAGTTTATTGAAGATAGAGTAGTATTCATGAATGCATATGAAGCATTCAGAAATCGTCCATATATCTTATATATGATGGTTAAGCTATTCCACCAATTATATCTTGATAATAATACTGAACTCTTTAAAGATAAGAAAGATAAAGTATTAGATGTACTTGATGCATTCCTATTATTAGAGGGCTGGTTTGAAGATCCTCGAATTGAGAAAGCTGAAGATGAAGAATATGAATCTATAGCTAATGAGAGAGCTCAAGAGAATAAAGAGTTCTGGGACGAATATTACGAGTCTAATCCTAATGACATTTAAGGAGAGAATGATGAGAGAACTTATTATTTGTCTATGTTTACTTGGTTGCTTTAGTGTAGCTAATGCTAATAATGTAGAGCAACCTAAAGAAGTTAAGATCGTTCATAATGATGATAGTGTAGCTCTTCATAAGAAAATCTATCAATTAGAAAAACGTATTGAACGATTAGAAGAGTTATTAAAGAAAGAAGATAAATAATATGAACTTCAAATATATAAGAAACTTCTTTGATACCGATGAAAGATTTAGTTATATGCATGACTTACTTGAAAATAAAATGGATGTACATATTGCAAATGGTCAAAGCTTTATAATCATACAAGAAAAATATAGTTTATTTAAAGCAATCTATTCTTTACCTGATAATCCATTTCTTAAGGTTAGTTTCAATATTAGTGATGAAGAATCTTTCAAAGATGCAATTGAAATTATATATAAATCAGCAACCATATCAGATGATCAATCTAAAGAAGATAAAATGGCAGAAATAAATCATATTATATCAGATTATAATTCCATAACTGATTTTAGTAATCAACCTAAAGAAGCAATTAAGTATCCTAGAGGAGGAAATACTATGTATAAACAACCAGTAAATAAAAGCAATGATTTCTTGAATGACTATAAAGTAGTCAAATTAGCTGAAAAGGCTATTAATGATAACTTTGCTGAATTAGCTAATGATTTCATTAAGTATTCTGGTGGTGAAGAAGATATTAGTACAATTTTATCATGCGGTAATTCTAAAGTATTATTTTCTGCAACTAAATTTAATAGAAAGATTACTATTGAATTTGGTAGAGATGGTGAAGAACCATTCCGTTACGTTTATACTAATAAAGGTATTAATCTGCTAAATGACTATGATCCTAAAGCATTAATTACCATTGGTAATCTTATTGAAGCTGCAGTAGAATCATGGTTAGAAAGAGATAGAAATAGAATGAATATGGAAGACGTAAACGAATGTATGATAAGTGCAGTAGATAATATTAAGACTATGATTGGTTTAATAAATAGCACTATTGGAAAGTATAGTGCATAATACAAATAAGTAAATGTGTTGGCAGGAGTAGGGATTTAATCCCTACTCCTTCCTGCTTTTCCTTTTTTGTAATAGTGGATATATATAACTGTATATTATTAACGTGATATGATATATAGTTTATTAGTAGCCGCATGGCAAGAAAGGATTCATATCATGGAAAAACTTAATTTTTATAAAGAGATGCATGAAACAGTAAATATGGTTGAACTTATCTTAAAGAAGTTCAACAATGATATGCTTGATAATGATGTTATGAGTTGTATCATTACATGTCATCCTGATCATTTTACTGTAATGGTTCCAATGGTAGAAAATGTTGTTTCAACAGATGTCTTAGATATGGTCAAGGAATCAGAATATGTATTAAATACATTGAAGATTACCAACAAGCATAACCATATGGGTTGGGACCCATACTTGACTGCATTAAAATTAGGATTCGAAAAGATTTCTAACTTAATGAAAGAAGATGTAGAGTAGAGGGTCAACCTCTACTCTTCTCTTTTATTTTTTTCTTTTTATTAATAATTAGATTCTACTAACTTAACCATTCCACCTTCAAGGGTAGCTAATGGGAAGTTCATATTTAAATTAGAATTACGAGCTACACCAGTTTGGAAGTTTAAGTTCATATCTTCCAATAAGAATGGATCAGGTAAACTCATATTGGTAATTTGTTCACCAGTCTTAATATTCATACAACGGAATTCTCTAGATTCTGTTTTTGGATCGAATACAACTACAGTCTTAACATCTGGATTGTGTTCCATAATCATACGATTTTGTTCTGGAGTAAACAATTCATCATTAGTCATCATAGGTTGATAGATATCCATACCGCCTTGTTGTTGAACCATTAATGGTACATCTCCACTTTCTAATCTAGGTGGAATGAAACCAGATTCAAGTTGTTGACGAGGAGTATTAATGATATTTTCATATAAGCCCATGATAGCTGCTTCATCACTACCACTATTTTCAAGTTTAAGTTCTTTAGTACGTTTAAGTTCCATATCATGACATTTAGAGATAACAGAGTTAAGCTCTTTAATAGCAGATAACTTAGTGCTAGATAGAGAAGAAATAGTTGCAGAGATATCAGTTAGATATTGATATTTACCACGCATCTTAGATAGACGGATATCATTAAACTCTTGCTTTAATTCCCCTTGAAGACCATCGATTTGACCAATCATAACTTTGATCAAATCATTAGTTTCTTCATAAGAATCAATATAAGCCTTATTTGTTACGATCTCTTCAGCATCGCCACCTACATTGATTTCATCGTTATCTTTATTTTTTCTTGGTCGACCACGTTTACGTGGTTTGATCAAAGTACTTTCATCTATAGGAGTATTCTCTACTACAATTTTTTTACCTTGACCAGTAGCAAATTTATTAAATACAGAAGAGCCACTAAAGTTTGGTTTAGGACTATTAGTCACTTTAGGTTCTTCTACGGTAATATTACCTTCGGTAATAGCTTCAGTATATTGCATAATATTCCCTCCTTTATGGGTTTATTTTAAAGTTCTATGCATATATTCTTATATTGCCTAAAAACGTCGAATTATTAAAAATTAAACTCCCAGTTACATTAAAGTAGGTATAAATACGAAGGAGGATTTTAAATATGGCTAACATTTTAAACATATTTAATCAGTTTCCAAAGAACTATGACTTAACGATTTTGCAAACATTCTTTGCAAAACCTTTTAAACAAGAGAACGGTAAATGGACTAAACCATCTTTGAGTTTAGTTGCTAAAGATAATAATACAGGTAAGAAACACGTATGTGAAATTGAAGATCCAGAATATATTTGGTTCTTAGCTAAAGACCCAGATAAATTGACTCATCACTATGACTTCTTACCTAAAGATGAAGTAGAAGCTATTCAATGTCCTAATAGAGAATTAGAGAAATGTATAGCTCAAGCAACTGGTAATATGAAATTCTTTACAAACAATATTGCCAATGGTGAATATAGAGAGAATGCTAAACTACATACTTTGAATCAAGTATTCTTCTCTGACCAAAATATTGAAGACCATTATAGATTCTGGTTTAATAGATTATTTAAGAATGAAATCCATTCTGTAAGAAAAGCATATCTGGATATTGAAGTTGATATCTCTGATATTGTAGGTGATTTCCCAGAACCAGGTGAAGCTCCAGTTAATGTAGTAACTTATATTAATGATGGTGTAATCAATACATATATTCTTAGAGATCCTAAGAATCCATTAGTACAAGAGTTTGAAAACCAAGTAGCTAGTGGAGAGATTGAAAGAGACTTAAGAAAGTTAATTGAGTTTGCTATTGGTGATGAAGCAAGACAACGTAAGTTTAATATCTTTGGATATAACTTTAATGTAAGATTCTTCGATCAAGAGATACAATTACTAGGTTCCTTATTCAGACAAATTAATACTGAAGAACCTGACTTCTTAATGGCTTGGAATATGGCGTTCGATATTCCATATTTGATTCAACGTATTCGTAATCTTGGATATCGTCCAGAAAGTATCATGTGTCATCCAGACTTTAAGTTAAATCCTAAAGCTGAATACTTTATTGATACACGTATGGAAAACAATTATGCTGAACGTGGTGATTATGCATATATCTCAGCATATACAGTATACTTAGATCAAATGATTCAATTTGCATCTCGTCGTAAAGGACAATCTGCATTTGCATCATTTAAGTTGAATGATATTGGTGCTCAAATCTGTGGTGTACAAAAGTTAAATTATCATCATATCACTACAGACTTAGCTAAGTTACCATTCTTAGATTTCAAAACATTTGTATTCTATAATATCGTCGACGTATTAGTCCAAGTATGTATTGAAGAATCTACAGATGATATTGGATATATCTATAACTCTAGTGTATTAAATAATACTCGATTCTCTAAAGTACATAGACAAACCATTTATTTACGTAATAAACAAATCGATTTCTATTTTAATCTCGGTTTAGTTGTTGGTAATAATATCAATAAGACTAGAGAGAAACCATCTGAGAAGTTTGATGGTGCTTTCGTAGCTGACCCAAACTTGGTTAATGACTCAGTTAAATTAAAGATCAATGGTATTCCAGTCTTCTTATGTGATAACTTAGTAGACTTTGACTTTAGTTCACTATATCCAAGTATTAATCGTGAGTTCAATTTAAGTTCTCCATCTGAGATTGGTAAGATTGAATTTGAAGATGATAAAGATGCAAGCTCTGCAATCATCGAAGATATTGTAACTCAAGACCATTTAACTATCGGACATAGATGGTTTGGTTTACCTAACTATAGTGAGTTAGTAGATCAGGTATCTACATTATTCGCTTCAGGTAGACTATCTACAGAGAATGAATTCAAAGTATATAATAAAGGCGAGTTAGTTAAACCAATAGCAGTTGAATACAATGAATGTGTACCAGCTTTAACTAGATTTGGTAGCATGAATATGAATGCAATCTATGGTGAACGACAAATGCCAGGAGGATTATAATGGTTATACATTTCCCATTAAGCCAATCTGATATCGAAAGCTTACTTTCTATAAGTAAGCTTTTGAAATGTGATAAGATTCTATATGATAGAAATTATATCAATCCAATCATTGGTGTAGGACCAGAGAAATCATACTTCCAGACTACAAGCTATATGGTTGATTTAAGTCCTCATATTAATAACCTATTAGTTAATATCTCTGACTTAAAGAATCTTGGTAAGATTACTCAATTAGAGCCATCTATTGAGAATCCTGAGATAGCTATTCATAAACCAGTTGTATCTGTATTCAATTGGGATGCTGAGTATGTTAAAGCTTGTATGAATAGTCTAAGAGAATATCAAATAGATGATAATATCATTGCTAGAACTGATGAGTTTCATAATACAGATTGTTATAATGAACTTATGGCTGGTAGTGCATCTACTGGAGCATTTAGAATCAATATAGGTGGATATATGATTGATATACCTAAATCAGCTATACCTACATTGAAATCTGATCATGTAGTAGCTACAGTATATAATGCTCCTAATAAGAACTTTAATATTCTTAGATTTAAAATAACTAAACGTAATGGTATCATTGTTAATCAGTCAATGTTATTCTTACCTTACTAGGGAGTTTGGCTATAGAGAATCAATCTCTATAGCCAGATTCGTTTATTTAGCATACGGAAAACATTTAAATAATCAAAGGAGGAACGATAATGGCTGAAGATAAAAACGTAAAAAAGCAAGATGGGTTACTTAGTAGTATCCGTAAAGGTCTTGCTAATCTATACGGTCGTACATATTATACACCACCAGACAGTGATAGCGAACTAAATCATCTTACTGATAGAATCAATGATTCTATGGGTAAGATTATTAATGATATTAACTACTCCACAGGTCTATCTTCTATTAGCACTCTATATGCTAAGTCTATGGAATATCAAAATGATCCAAAAATTGTAGATGGTTTTGATAATCTATTCAAAGACTTAAATAATGATGGTAGTACTTATAATGCTTTCTTTAATAATCGTAGCTTACGGTTATTTGATGCAGAGATTGACATGATCTGTAAATATATGCCTATGCTTGAAGATGCATTAGGTGTACTATGTGATAATGTAATCTCATCTGACCACTTCTCCAAAGACTTTATCTTCATCTCTGATGAGAATGTCTCTGTAGAAAGTGATAAAGAAGTATTCTATAACAATATTAAGATACTTAAAGACAAGTATGACTTACTTATCAAGTTCCAAGATATTATTTATAATACTTCCAAGTACGGTGAACGATTCTATTATATCGTACCATATGAAAGAGCTATTAAAAAGCTATTAGATAATCCAGAAAATAAGTTCATAACTACACAAAAAGAGTCTATGAGTCTAACTGAATCTGGTATTCTTAAAATCTCCCCTACATTAAAAGAAAGCGGAGATGTATTTGTTAGAAATATTAATAAAAAAGAACAATCTTTAGATGTTGAATTCTCATTCAATATGAGTAATGCTTTATCTAAAGAGATTGTAGCTCATGAGACTGCAGCTAATAGACTTAAACATATTAGAGAGTCTGCATTAAACTTCAATGAAGCTACAACAAGTACAGTATCTCTAGTAGCTAATGATAAATTAGATGCTAGTCCATTCTATGATGATACTACAAGCAATGGTTTAATTGTAGCTGGACAAGATAGAATTAATACTAAAGATGACTGGGGTCTAAATGGATGTATCTTTAAAGAACTTAATCGTTATAAAGTTATTCCAGTTAGAATTGAAGATCTTATTCTAGGATACGCTTATCTTGAAAATGATAGTGTATTTGGTTTAGAAGATGACTTCCCAGTTAGTGATACAACTACACCAGTAAATGCTTTAGGTATCAATGTAGCTACAGACTTGGAGGCTACAAAGAACTCTGCTGTTATCTCTGATAGCATTGTTAAGACTGTAGCTAGTAAACTATCTGCAGCTATTGATACTAAGTTTATTAAACTTAATAAAGATCTATCTAAAGAGATCTATATGGTATTAAAACACGATCTTCAAGCAGGTAAGAAGAATAAATATAATGTAACTTTCTTACCACCTGATGATGTAGTTCATTGCTATTATAAATTAGACCCAGATACATACCGTGGTATCTCTGACTTATATAAGTCTATGATACCAGCTAAGTTATTCATTGGTCTATATATTACCAATACTATTGGTGCAATGACTCGTGCACAAGATCGTCGTGTATACTATGTAAAACAATCTGGTATTGATACAAATATCTCTAAGATTCTATTAACTACTATTGATCAATTGAAACGTCAAAACTTCAATATGCGTCAATTAGAATCTATGAAGAATGTATTGAACATCCTAGGTCGATTCAATGACTTTGTTATTCCAACTGATAATAGTGGTAATGCACCAGTACAGTTTGAAGTTATGCAAGGTCAACAAATTGATCCACAAACTGACTTGATGGAAAAACTCCAATCAATGGCAGTCAATAGTACTGATGTACCATTTGAAATAGTACAAGCAAGACAATCTATGGACTATGCTATTCAAGCATCTATGTCCAATAGTAGATTCTTAAAGAAAATCTATAATAGACAAACAGTTGCTAATAGATTCTTATCATCTATTATGACTAAACTCTATAGAGGTGAGTTTAATAATCCAACAGCTGTTATTAAAGTTAACTTACCAACTCCGATGTTCTTGAATCTAACTAATACTAACCAAATCATTCAAAATGCTAATGATGTAGCACAAGCTGCAATGGAAGCATTCTCTGATGACTTAGATGATAACGCTAAACAAATTTTCTTCAATAACTTAAAAGGTAAAATGCTTGAAAGTTATATTGATATGGAAATGATTATGCGTGTTAAAGAAGCAACTAAGATTGAATATGCTGCTAATACACAACAAGATCAAGGTGACGGTGGTTACTAATACAACAAAATACGGTCATAGGCTATTAAAGCCTATGACCATAAGTTGTTTATTTTTATTTGGATAAGGTGAAAACTAACTTTGCCCACAGCAGCAAAGAAAGAATGACTACGCATGAGGAAGTCCGTTCATGTGATTTTAGCAGATTGCAATTTGAGAAGAGAGGTCTTCCATCCATCCCCTGATGGAAGAATTTTGATCTATTTGTCCAAAATCGGAGTTCCCATGTATATATTATTAAACGTTAATCAAGCGTAGGATTTTGATTTGTATGATGAGTTTTGTTCACGAAGCATGTATAGAAATTTTTATTAGTAGGTATTATATAGGAGTTTTTGTGTCTAATTATCTTCATTAAATCCTCATACGCAGTCAATATATTGTTACACAAATAAAAAGAATAAATGGACTAGGAGATTAACTCCTAGTCCACTGTTGTTTATTCTATTATTAAAATCTATTAACCAGTATAAGAAACGCCTTTACCAGTGTTACCTTCACCATTAGGAGTAAGGATATTACTATATGGTTTCATATGAGTTACACCAGAGTAAGTCATTTCAGATTCATCCCAAATTGTACCTTTACGTACCCAATCAAGTAAGCTTTGAGCTTTTTGGTTGATGATAGTATTAGTAATAGGGAAACCAGAGAATTCAACAGACAATTCTTTGAAGCCAATATCACCACGTTCGATATTGTAGATATTCAAGTCAGCGTTAGTTGGTTGAGCAGCTACGATATAGAATGCTTTTTCAACGTTCATCAAAGTATTATCAGTTACAATATATAAGAAGCTAAATACTTCTTGGTCAAAACCAGGTTCTTTAATAGTACCATCTTCAATAAGACCATGATAATGTTTAACTTGAGTTGTAGGGTCTTTAACACCACGTAAGAACAACTCATGAACTTTAGTCATGATAGAACCAGATTTTTCGAAATAACGCATAGTAAAGGTAGAGCCAGATTGGCTATTAACTTTATTGATTACGTTAATGGATTTAACACCATTTGTCAATTCTGCAGTATCAGAAGTCATGTTATCAATGCCATCTAAGCCACGGAATTCATATTCCAATACATGCACATATGTATCAATAAGTTTTTGGTATTTATCACTTTTAGCTGCCAAAGCTTTCAAGAAGTTTGGAATAGTTAAAACGATAAGCATACCATAACCAGATTCAAATTGGTTAAATTGATGTAAGTTAGCCCAGTCAGTTACACCACGGAACAAGGCATATTGTGTCAAATCACGAATTTCTTTAGTGCCGTCGAAGATAAAGTTAACAGCACCAGCAGTACGTCCAGCCATATTATTTATCCCCCTTAAGCATTAGCACTAACAGTAGTTGCAATTGGAATAGCAACGATACGGAAGATTTCAGCTTGTGCGAAATCTTTGAAAGATACTTGGATAACTGCATAAACAATTTTGTTTGCTGCATATGCAGAATCAGATTTGAAGTCAATAGAGATAGAAGCAAATTTATTAGCGTTGTTGTTAATAACTGCTTGTACGTCTTGTTTATAGTCTTCAAAGTCAGTACCAGTAATGAATTTATAACGGGACTTAGGACATGCAATACGAATTTGTTTAATCAACTCTTGGATAGACAATACATTATTAGCATAGCTTAATTGTGTAAAGATATCTTGAGAAGTATATTCGGATGCAAGAGAGAAGATACCGTTATAGTACTTACCAAAGTTAATACGAAGATCATCCATTTCAGCAACTTGGTCGCCTGCAGGAGTAATCTTAGGAACGTAAGATAAAGTACCTTCGATGATTTCTGGAACAGTCCAACCATTGCTTTGACCAGCACATACTAAGGAACGACCATTAGAGAAATGCATACAAATCAAACGAGCAATAGCATAACCCATAGTAACTGTAATTTGTTTACGAGTATATGGATCGAAGATATCGAAGTATTGACAATAAGTCGCAACGTAACGGTTATTACCACCAGTATTCAAAGTCTTAGCATTCTTGATTGCAAGAAGATTAGTAAGACCTTTAGTACCCATATCACGGAAATAGAATACGTCTTGACGGAAAGAACAAAGTGTTTCAATAGCACGTTTTACAATATGAGGATAGTTAGCATCAACAACAATGTCAATTGGGTTGTTATCGATATCATAGATATCATCATTGAAAGCACCATTGTATACTTTAGCCATTTCTGTAGCATATACAGATGTAGCATCAGTTACACCTTTATAGTTAGAGATAGGAGATGTACCGAAAGTATCACCATTATAACCACCAGTCAATGGATGACCAGCAAAGCTATCAAGTTTAACTGTCGCTACACCATCATTAGTAGATTCTAGTACTTCAAAAGTTTTGAATACATCACCTTTCCAAGTACGAGCACCAATGATATCGGATTCACGTAAACGAGTTTCAGAGATACCAGCAATAGCTGCTACTTTAGCATAGAATAATTGCATTTGGTCTTCATAACCATAGCATTTAACTTGCTTAGAAGTACGTTTAACTACAGAATCAAAGAATAAGTTGTATCCAGCTTCAACTTCAGAAGGATTCAAAGAGAATACAATAGATTCTAATGTATTACTGTTTTCATCGATATCCAATACGTAACGTGCAGATTGTGCAGAACGAGACAAAGTGGAATCAAAGGAAATAGTAATATTCTTTTGAGATACACCACGACCATTATCCATAATCAAGAACAATGGGAATTTGTTATCTTTTTTGTTTTTATATTTGTCATAGAATGCTTTTGCAGTAGCAACGTAGTCATTACCATGAACGTTTTCTTCAGCAGCCAAAGTTTCTACAGAGTAGTTAACTTGACATACTTTATACATAGCAGCAATGCCATCTACACCAGCTTCTTCTTTAGTGTATGTAGGGCGTTGTGCTGGATCGGAAATAGATGCTACATCAGTAGCTTTCCAATATAAATCAACTGTTACATAAGAGCCATCAGCTTTAGTAATAGGAGATCCAGTCAATGGATCAATTTTAATTCGAGCTTCTTGACGAGAAATTTCTTTCACATGAGCAACTACACCTAGCATAGCTAAACGAGAAGTTGGGTCAACAACACGTTTTGCATAAACAATACCGCCGTTGTTGATTACGTTAGCAGCTTGGAGTAATGGTTGACCATGACGAGCAAACGAGATTTCACCATATTGATCGAAGAAATCATCGCCTTGCCATTTAGTATATTCTTCAGTCCCTTTATCAGATGTAAAACCAGCAAATACAATTGGTCTTGTAGTAGAGTCGGCTACATTCAGAGAGGGAATATAACTTTGGTCTTCAAGAATGATTTTTGTACCAATCATAATCTTTTATTTCCTCCTTAATAGATTTTAAATAATAGTTATAAACGAATCCTAGATGGATACTATTTAAACTTTTATTCATATGTTAATTATGGCTATTGCATAAGGATCTTTTCCATTGGAGAGTCAACTTTATTCTTATTGATAATAGAGTTGACTACCGCATCATCCCAGTTTTCTGAAGTAATGGAAGTAAATGCAGAAATATACTTAGGTACCATCTTAATTGATAATGGTTTATACTTATGCATATCAGTTTCCTTAGCTAAGCGGAATGGAACTGATTCATCTTTAACAGATCTACATAATTCAGATACTAGAATACCAAACATCTGTGCAGAGATACCAAAAGAAGAACCATTGAATTTGATAGAATCCATTAAGAATGAATGTAATTTATCATATGCAATTACATTAGGGATATTACCAGTAATCATGAATAGTCTAAACATATTTTCAACGTTGGTAATATCTTCAGGTGAACCAGTATTTACAATAACTACATCATCTTTCTTAAAATGTAGAATACGATAATCCACTGGAACTGGAATCTTCTTGTCTAAGATATAATCTTTTACTTTATCGATAGATGATGGCATAGTAGAGATTAGAACTGGATGACTGAATAGTTTAATACCATAGATAGATTTCCCTTTAGAATCAAATACTTCATAAGAGAATAATCCTAAAGTATTTACATATTCACCAGCTTCTTCAGCATACTTCATATGACCATCATTTCTAAAATAATTCTCTGGGATATAGAATACTAGTTCTCCATCCCCTTTAAAAATAAGAGACGTTCCTTCTTCCTTTAGGAACGCTCCTACATTTTTCATACCCATAGTGACCTCCTATAGAGTAATAATTGTCTTATACTCTAATGTTTAGGGGTAATAAAATTACTGGATTATTTATTCTCTAATGCTGTCAATCTATCAGTAATAGCTTTAAGCTTTTCATCCATAGTAACCTTATTATATATAGCAGTATTATAATGAGCTGTAGTCAATACCGTATAAGAGTTATTACCATTATAGTGCTTAAACTCTTTACCAATCACTGTTGTATTAGCTCTCTTATCACCAAGCTCTAAATTGTTTTTATTATTAACCTTAGCAATAACTAATGCATTACCATCAGTAGTTCTACCATGGTAACCTACCTGATTACCAACCGTAATACCATTATTAAGATAATCATTATTGATATGATTATAATAAGACCTTTTAGAAGAATACTTATAAATCCGAACGTAATCATGAGAATTGGCACACATATAAATATCGCCATTAACATAAACAAAATCTTCAATTTCACAGAATGGCTCCATTTCAATTTCTCTAATAACTTTGAATTCATTACCAATTAGACGACATTCAATAAGTCTACGTGCAACTGCAAAGATGATTGTATCACCTTTAAGATATGCACCATTAGAGTCTAGATTAGTTTCATCTACTTGCACAATGTATTCTTGCTTAGTAGTCATAGTATTATCAGTATAGATTCTTATTTTACGAGACTTACTATCTTCACCTGGGACGATAGAGATATATCTACCAGAGCCATCTAAGTCTTTACCAATATTAAAGCACTTATCAGGATAATCTCTAAACTCTCCTAAAACAAGATCCCCAGAATCATTGCGGTTAATATTATAAATACGACTACCGTTAGCTGCACCATTCGTAGCTCTAATAGTTTCACCATCCATAAATAATGTATTAACATGACCTAGTTTATCCATACCCTCAAAATCAGTAAATTTAACAATATTCATATCGGCATCTAATTCATAGATACGTTGTTTAGAGTTATCTTGGCTACAGCATCCTAAGATGAATCTCTTAACTGTTGGATCATAAGTAAACCCTTGGCATTGATTAACTACAGTCTTATCAATATCTATAGTCTTAAGAAAAGTAATATTTGTTTGATCAGACAATGTGGCTGGTCTTTGTGCATTGATATCGCTACCAATGTGTCTGAAAGATTGCTTAAGCATTTCTGTAAAGTCTTTTGATATTTTCATAATAAATTTCTCCTTTCAATTACTATATTGTAAAAGAAAACCCAGAAGAGGATTAACCTCTTCTGGGAATAATTATATTTTAATGATAATTTAAATATTCATCTTCGACAGTTAATGTCTGTACACTTCTAATACCTAAATCATTTACTTTTTCTTCTTCAGTAAATAAATCATTTGTTGGCGTAGAATCATCAGTCAATGCGGTGATAGGCTCCCAAGCTTTTTTAGAATAGTTATATTTTTTGGTCTTATCTAAATTATATACTGGAAGTCTATATTTATTAAATGCATAAGTACCTAGATCTGGATAATCTTCTGGTACTAAAATATTTATAAATTTATCCCAATATTTAGCAGACTCATCTGTTGTATATGGACCAAGTGCTACTTGTGTATCAATACCTAATGCAAACATATTTTCTATTCCAGATAGCTTAGTAGTTTTATGGAATATAAACTTCATAGGCTCTGATGGAATATCTGCTGCAAATACTTTATTTAAAGTACTATTCCATCTATAAGATAGTAAATATGGCTTATTAAACCATTGAGTAGTAATATAAGCTTTAGAATTTTCAGTAAGTGTTATTGATTTAATATACTTATTATATACTAATGGGCATTCATCCAATTCAGCGGCAACTGCATAATCTGTTTCAGGATTACCAGCATAAGGTATAAATTTAGTATCATATGGTGCAGCTAATAATAATCCAATTTTATTATAATCTGTACTATTTAATAGTGTCATTATACTTTCAGAACCACGTGAAGTTACATAAGCATTAGTAAATAATATTTTATTACCACTACCTAATGTTGTAAATACGCCATATCCCATTGTATTATATGGTCCAGCTAATAAACATGATGACAAAAATGGCATAGTTGTAACTGCATTAGATCCTCTAGTTAAAAGGTTATCTTCAGCAGAAAATTTGAATGTATAATCACTTTTACTTAACTTACCTAATGCTAAAGAAATTATATTTGGATAATAGTTAAATATATATATTTCATATTTTTCAGCATTAGGATTTAATATTAAAGCATTAGAACCTTTATCCAGTTGAGACGTTTCTAATCCTGAATCTGTCATATGATATCTATTTAATTTATCGTCAAAATTAAATTTCTCTGTATCATATACTTCTCTTTTAAATTTTATAGTTCTATTCTCTCCAATATTATCAGTATAGATCATATTTCTATTATATGCTAAAAATTCGTCATATGAATGATATGGAGAAAGATCTAAATTATCATAATCGATAGGATAATTATCTGACATATATTCTTCTTTTGGTATAAATTTTTTGGTTTTAGCACTATAGCATTTAGTGCCATCTAAATTATATACCGTAAAGAATCGTAATACACTTAATAATACATATACATTATCTAATTTTTTAAGATTTTCTTCTTTAGTATCATCTACATATATACCAATTTTACTACGTTGAGGGTCTCCACTACATCTAACTCCTTCTCTAGAATGTAAACTAATAGCATTCTGAGAGCTTGATAAAGTTAACGATCTATATACAAAATCAATATCTTTCATTATAATTTTTAAATATGGTTCATTTTGTTCTAGACGTGCTATATAATTAGCAGAATCATCGCCAAATCCACCACCATTTTCTGATTGAGATGGGAATAAATTAGCTAAAGTTGGAATTGTATCAAGATTTAATTCCAAAGAACCACATTCAACTTCAGGTATATTATAATTAAATGATAATACAAAAGTTCCACATTTTACTCTATTAACTTCTTTTTCATTAAAGAATATTTTAGGTACAATACCTGGCATAACAAATGTACTAGTATTTAAAGTTTTTGTATTTTCTTCATATACATTAGTTTCAATACTTTTAATATATAAATATTTAAGTTTATTTCCGCTAGTTATATTATTATGATTATTAACCAAGCAATTATTGATCATATAGTCTTCATATAAATGCTTAAATAAATCTTCATAATATGAATACCCATTATATTTTAAAGTATAATCATTATTTTTTGGTAAATTTGTAGCATAAGGGATTTTATTAATGAATGGCATATTTAATGATTTACCTTCTGGGATAGTATATACGCCATCTTCAGTTTTCATCACAGTTGCTGTTTCTGGAGAAAGACTATACTCATTGGTTTTATATAAGAAGCCACCACTCATTGACATTGAACCATTATTAAATCCAATAAGAGTATCAGACTCTTTAATAGCAGTAGGAATCTTATTAATCTCTGTACTTAAAGTAGAAGTAGCGTTGGATTCCAACGCTACGTTATTTTCTTTTAGTGTATCCTTAGCAGCTTTAATATCGTTATGAATAGCTTCTAGGGTTTGGATAATTTCATTAGAAGTATCTGGCATTATTAGTTACCTCCATGGATTTGTTTAAGTTTTTCATTAATTGCATTCAATGTAGCATCAAGTTCTTGTTTAGTTACAAAGTTAGAAGTATCTACAGGAGTTGCAGCTGGAATAGCAGCAATTGCGTTAGTTACATCAGTTTTAGTAGCAAACTTGGTATCCATTTCACCTTTATTATAAAGGTCTTGAAGTTTCTTGTTTTGGTATTTAGTTACGAAGTAATGGTTATCATCTTGAGTTACATTATTAGCTGGGATAGCAGCCAATTCAGCTTTAGTAGCTAAGTTAGATGTATCTACTGAACTGCCAGACCCTGCTGGAATTGCAGCAATAGCATCATGTAATTCTTCTTTAGTTACTAAATTAGAAGTATTTACAGAAGAACCACCGCCATTATTACCTTGAATCCATTCTGTACCATTCCAGAATACAGGTGCACCTACAGTAGTGTCAAAATACATTTGACCGACAACTAAGTGCTCAGTTGGACGGTTTTCGGTAGCTCCAGAATGAATAATTGGTACAGTTACGTATGTCATATTTTTCATACGATTAACTTTACGTGGTTTTATTTTAAATCCATTTGCAAATACAGGATCACCAGTAGTACCAGTAGCATCAATAGTGTATGGAAAAGCATATCCTTGTTTATTTTCTTCATAAGGTTTTAATGTAAGAGTTTTAGCATCTTCATTTACTGCAGTGATTTCAAATTCAAGTGATCCAGATTCTAGATTTTCTAGTATACTTCCAACATTAACTATCTTATTAGCCATAGTGCCATTTTTAAATTTTGGCAATTCTGTAAATGTAGCAGTATATGTCTTATCATCTGAATTATATGTAAGAGAAGTTATTGGTGACCCTTCTATTCTATTATAACTAGTTGAATCTGTAGTATTTTCATATGTAGATACATATGCAAAGTGACCATTCTTGTCTGGTTCTAATTCGGTAAAGATATCACCTCTAACACCAGCAGTATTTTCAGAGAAATCCTCACCTTTAGTACCAGTTAATGGAGTACCTTTAGAAGATGCTAAATAGATTGCACCAAATATACTAGCTAATGCTTGATCTGTACCATTCATATTACGGTCAGTACCAAGATATGGTCTTGGTTTATAAGATTCATTCTTGGTATTATAATTTAGATTATAAGAACCAGACTTTTCATAAGTGACATTTATAGCTTTTTCAGTAAAGAATTTTAAATGATCAGATTCAGATACATTATGTAACGATAAAGGAATACTAGTGTTAAAGAATGCAAATTTAGATACTTTTTCAAATACACTAGCAAAGTTTTCTTCAAACTTTTCAAATGTAACATCAGATACATTAACCAATCCAGATTCAGAGCTAGATTGACTGAAATCGATAAATGAAGGTACATAACTTTCATATTGATATACACTATCAACACTAATAGGTTTCAAATCTAATCTAATATCAGATATTGTACTTGATTGAGTACTAATTGTTAGAACAGACATACCCGCAGCAATATTATAGAATCCTTTAATGGATACATTTGACATCAAATATGGACTAAATGAATGACTAGGCATGTTATTATTAGCAAAGATAGATTCATTATCATAAATGATATCGATATTCTTAACACTACATTTAACACTGACATTTGTGCCATTCTTACAGTTCTTAATAGTGATATTATCTAAAGAGTTATTATTGGAATAACTAGAACTAAGATCTAATGGATACTCTGCACCATTAATATAGATATTTCTTAAATCAGCATCAAAAATATTATAGTTTAAGTTAATAGTATAATAGGTATTAATGAATTCCATATTAGTACAAGTAAAGTTATATAACTTATACTCACTAATATTGAAATTATCATGACTTTCTTGTGAAGACATAATAGCATAAATAGAAGTGGATGCTTGTTGGTTAGTTTCGTCTGCAGGAAGTTCATGACCTTCGATTACAAATCCGTCAAAACGTACATTATAACCACGAGTTGTAGTTGCTTCAAAGTTTTCTGGTTGTAATTGGAATCCTGTATAGATACTATATCCGTCAGATGTAGTTTCTCTAGTACCATGCATTTCAATTTTAGCTTTATATCTATTTTGAGCATGGATATATACATATTTCTTACGATCACTTGGGGCAGTTACATTAACTGGACCAGAAATCTTATATGTACCATCAGGGAAGATTATTTCAGTATAGTCTTCAGCATGGACTTTTTTAAATAACTCATTTAACTTTGCAGTTACATCAGTAGCACCAGTATTATCAATACCGAATTCTACTACGTTAATTGGTTTGCCAGCAAATACTTTAGATTCAATACCTTTAATATCAGAACCTACTTTACGGGCAAAAGGTTTAAGAGTTTTCTCAATAGCTTTTTTAAATTCAGCCATGTTTAGATTTCTCCTTTCAGAAATTTAAATAAAGGAGAGATGATCATAATGATCATCTCTCATTAGTATTACTTTATTGTATATTCAATTTTATTGGATTAAGCTTGTGGAGCTACACCAGGAGTTGCAGTTTCTGTTGTAGAAGCAGCAGCAGGTTCAACACCTGTTTTACCAGCTTCATATTCAGCAACTAAATTAAGATCACCAAGATCTAAAGCAGTTTCCAAAGCTTCAGTTTTTACATAACCTGTCAAATCAGGAGCAGCAACAGTTGCACTGATTACACCAGCTTCAGAGATAGCTACGCCTTCACCAGCAGTCAATTTAGGTTGAACTTCTGTAGTTTTAGCATAACCTTCTAATTGAGTTAGTACAGCAGCATTGGTAGCATAGTTAGCTAATTTAGTATCTAAAGCGTCAGTTTTAACTAATCCAGCAACTTTACCATCAATTAAAGTTGTAACTTGTTCAGTAGTAGAATAAGCACTTAAATCAGCAGCTTCGCCAGAACCTGTAGCGGAGATTGTACCGTCTTCAGTAATTTGGATGTTAGCACCAGCTTTAAGTTTATCTTGTTTACTGTCTTTTAATTTTTTAATATCAACACCAACTGCTTTTGCAAAAGGTGCCAATACTTTTTTCAATTGGGCTTGAATAGAAAGAGCCATTATTGATTTCTCCTTTCAAAATATTATTCTAACGAACAAACATTATGCTCGCTACTAATATGTTTCGAAAAATTAGGGCTGAGAATATTTCCCAAATTATTAGTTTGCACCTTCGTTATAAGCGTTAAGCATCATATTAGGGTCTAATTCTTCTTCACTTTCAGAATTTGTAGCTGTAGAGGAAGCTGTATTTCCAGTAGTAGCCGGAGTAGCAGGAGTTGCTTCAGTATGTGCTTCTTCATGAGCTGGTTCAGCTGTGTGAGTTTCTTCTGTAGTACCAGCTACTGGAGCTGCTTCAGGAGTAGTTACTGTAGTAGTTTCAGTACTAGGAGTAGCAGCAGGAGTTGTAGTAGCTACAGTAGTTTCTTCATGAGTTACAGGGGCTGGTTGTTCAGTATGTGTTTCAGAAGTGCTAGGAGTTACTGCAACAGTTTCACCTGTAGTTGCAGGAGCAGGAGTTACTTCAGTGTGAGTTTCTTCATGAGCTGGTTCAGTAGTATGAGTTTCTGTTTCACCAGTAGTAGCTGGTTGTTCAGTAGTTACTGTAGATTCACCAGTACTTGGAGTAGCAGGAGCTGTTTCAGTGTGAGTTTCTTCATGAGCTGGTTCAACATTGTGAGTTTCTTCTGTAGTACCAGCAGTTACTGTAGTTTCAGCGCTAGGAGTAACTTCATGATGTTCTTCTGTAGCAGGAGCAGCTGGTTGTTCGGTATGAGCTTCTTCATGAGTAGCAGGAGCTGGAGTTACTGTAGTTTCACCAGTGCTAGGAGTAGCTTCATGATGTTCTTCTGTACTAGGAGCTGGAGTTTCTTCATGAGTAGGTTCAGCTGTATGTGTTTCTTCATGAGCTGGTTCAACTGGAGTTACGGTGGAAGTTTCATGAGTTTCTGTAGTACCAGGTGTAGCTGGTTGTTCAGTATGTGTTTCAGAATTGTTAGGAGTTTCAGTGTGAGTTTCTTCATGAGTAGGTCCATTGTCTCTACCATCCTCGTATGCATCAACTAAATCTTTACCTAAGTTTTCATCTTCTTTATCTGCATGAGTTTCAGTGAAAGTAAGACCAGAGATTACCCAGCCTGCAGTAGTTGCACCATCGAAAGTAGCTTTCAATGTACCAGCAACAGTTTCATTTCTGAAACGAACTTCTTTATCTTCATCAGGACCATTATCATTCAAAGAATTCAATACAGATGCGATAGAATCTTGGTCTAATGGACAGTTAGTCAAATCAAGACCAGTGTTTAATTTACCAGTTACACGGAGAGTTGCCAATGCAGTAGCATCTTTAAACATTTCTTTTGTTGTAGTCAAAGAAGATACATCTAATTTTAATGCTTTCAATGCTTGACAACCTTTAAACATAGCTTCAGCATTTTGTACACCATGAGTACTGATTTCAACTTGTTCCAATTTGGAACAACCTTCAAACATACCTTTTGTGGATGCTAATGCATCAGATGTAGTCAATTGAACTTGACGTAAGTTTTGATTATCTCTAAACATATAGTTTGCAGATTTAACTTTCTTCATATTCAATGGAGCCAATTCATTCAATGCCAATGCACCATCAAACATATAATCTGTATATTCAGTGTCATCAGTATTCAAAGTATTGTCTAATTTAGTCATTGTAGAGTATTCTTTAGGATATGCAACTTTAATGAAGTTGTAAGCATTCTTAGATACTTTAATGAAGTTAGCTGCAGAATCTTGACTCAATTCAGAATCTTCAATTACACCAGCTGGTTTCAAACCACGGATGTTACGAACGTCAATGGAAAGAAGTTGGTTTTTGAAGTCGATAGAAGCATCGAATTTAACAACGATCTTTTCATCACGTTGAATTACACCATTAGCAGAGTAAGTAGAAAGACCAATGTGTTTATTAGTCCAGTACTCGAAGTTACGTACTTTACCAGCAGCACGTTTCAATTCACCATCTTTTACATAATCAATTTCCCAGATTTCTTTAGCACCTTCAGAGAGAAGAACTTTATAGTTATCATCTGGATTAGAGAATACGAAAGAGATTAATAGAGATCTACGGATCTCAGCTTTAATGTCTACCATATTAGCTTTAGGACAAGCACGTTTATTGTCGCCACTAGCAGTAGAGTAAGGATTACAATTAGTAGGGTCAATTACATTGTCTATTGCCATTTAATTACCTCCATGAGTAAAAATATTATATTAAATTACCATAATGTTGAAAAATATTGAGGAAGGTCATTAAGACCTTCCTCTAGATATTATTTGTCGTTAGGAGACCATTTTTGAGCCATCAAGGATTCCATGATGCGATCAGTAGTAGTTCTGATACCAAGAGAGTTAGCAGAGTTTTGAGAATGACCTACACGAGCTTGTTTCATAGCACGGTTAGCTGTATATTTTTCAAGCAAGTTACGAGGTAAGTTCATAATCTTAAGAGAAGCAGCACGACGTTGTTCAGCTTCTGTTAACTCAGGATCTTCATGGAAGTAGTCAGTTGCTACATCAAGAAGTTCAGTATATTTGTAGATCATTTCTGTATATACAGATTGGTATCTACGACCGAAAGAACGAGTATCAGAGATGATACGACCATTCAATGCAATTACATTAGAACCGTCAGCGAAGTTAAATGTATATTTACCAGTGCCAACTTCACTGGAGTCAGTGATAGCAATTTTATTAACATCTTTAACTTCTTTACCATTTTCATCTACAGTAGTTGTATTAAGATTTTCAATGATCTTAGCTTTCAAAGTATCAGCGAAATCTTCATATGGTTTTTCAGGTTCTGCGGAACGACCATCAGAAACAATTTTACCAGCTTTATCAAATTTAACTACAGTATCATCGGAGTAAACGATTTCAATGAAACCTTCTTTATCAGATTTTACTTCTTTGATTTGAGTTTTAGTTAGACGAACAACAGCGTCTTTATATTGTTTAATAATTTCTGGATGCTCAGCCAATAACTCTTCAGGTTTTTGTACTACATAGTAACCAGAACCTTTAAGAGTATTGTAGTCATCAGCATCACCATGAAGATTACCTTCATCATCAACTAATACTTCAATTGCAGTAGCACGTTTATCTTCTACTGTAAGGTTTTCAGTTGGACCATAAGTGATTTTAATAGCGACAGCAGTTTCTTGAACTTCAGATTCCATTAAACCACCAAGTTTACCAGGAACGTAGCAACGTTCATCCAAAGTTTTACCTTGAGCTTTAGCTACATCAAATGGGGATACATATTTGTATTTGTCAGTTTTCAATACTTTCTTAACTATTGCATCAGTATGGTCAAAAGCATTTTTAACAAAGTTTAATACAGTACCATCAGTGTATGTGATTGTACCAGTACCCTTTTTATCAGTATTTTCTCGGAATACACCATCAATCTTGTTTGCAGTTTCAGTAGCAGTATGTACTTCTGCAGCAGGTTGAGAAGCAGTATTACCAAGTACTTCATTATCAGGCATAATACTTTCTCCTTCTAGAAAAAATAGAATTAATAAAATAATGACCCCAATGGTTTTTCACCATTGGGGTAAACCATTATTCTTATGTCTATAATTATTTTCTACGTTTTTTAGTTTTAGGTGCATATTTTTGAACAGCTTGAGCTTTCAAACCATTTTCATATGCTTTGAACCCAGTAGAGATAGTAGTACATAGACGTTGGTAGTTAAATGCTACTTCTTGGAAGATACCAGATACTTCTTGTTTAGTCTTCATAGAATGAAGAGCACCACCTAAGAGAAGCATCATAGTATATAGACGCATCATTTGAATCTTATCACTAAAGTTAGTTGTACAAACAATAACTTCCATTAAGATAGAGAAGATATTAATAGATTCAACTTCATAACCAGTGAATTCAGAGATTGCATCCATGAATACGCCAACGTTAATATTCTTAATATTGATACGTTCTAATGCTTCATGAATAGATTCAACGTTACGTTGTTGATGTTTGAATGCTTTACCGATGTTGAAGTAAGATGGACGAGCTTCCATAGCTTTATATAAGAAACCGTATTCTTTAGCATCATTATTAGCATTCAATACATTGATACAAGATTCAATTACATTTTGATCTTCAGTGGAATCCATAATACGATTCATTTCGGTAATACGATTATTATAGGATTCTTCAATGTAGTCTTCTAACATCTTAGACATTTCTTTAGTTTCAGCTAAGTTATTAACTTTAGTTACAGCATCATTAACTAAATCATGACCTTTATCCATATAAGCATTACCACAGACTTCACGAATGAAACCTTCGATAAAGAATTTATAGATAGTACTATCATTAGTATTGATACCAGTCTTACCAGCTTGAACTAAGAATTCTTGTTTAGATTGAGCAGAGAGTAAATCTAATACATCAGCTTGTGGATTTTCTTGAAGTTCTTTATATACTTTGATGATATCTTCATATACTTCATCAGAGAATTCAGCTTCTTTAAAATCATCAGATTCATCTTTTTGATGTTTTACATCTTCTACTGTGATATCAATTTCATCAAACTTATTTATAATTTCTTCCAATTCCGATGTATCCAAAGTAGCTTCGGTAGTATCGGAATCTCCAATGGAGCCATCACTTTCACTTGATTCTTCATTTGGCATAATAGTCGAATCATTTCCTTCCGAGCTTCCGCTTTCGTTAGAGGGAAAGTCGGCATCAGCCTTATCCTCCTCAGGTAATACTTCTACTTTTTCCATCTTTTCGATTTCTTCTACAGTAGGAATAGTTTCTGGGACGATTGGTTGAATGATTTCACCTTCAGGGAATTTAGCCATATCTTCTTCAGATACAGTTTCTAAATCTTTAATTTCAGTCTCAGTTAAACCCTCAGCTTCTTTAGCCAAGTTCTTTACATATTTGATGTCTTCTTTAGCAGTTGTTTCCATTAGTTTCTTCCTCATCTTCTTCTAAAATAATATCATGATCAAAAGCTATAGCTTCTGTCATATTAGACTCATCTATCTTTGTATTTGGACGATAAACTGGTCTAGTAAAATCTCTAGTTAATGTAGGTTCTTTCTTTTCCATGATTAACCTAACCCTTGGATACGTAGACGTATCTCAGTAATATACTCAGGTAAGAAGTTTTCATTAGATAAGATAACTTTCATAAAGTCATTATAGATATTAATATTTTCACCAAAGTTATTTACAATCAAATCAACCATAGGTTGTTGATAACAACTTTGAAGAAGATCAGTCATATTAATATCTAATGTAGCGACATATTGAAGTACTTGTGGTAAGTTAGCATTGATGACAGCTAACTTAGTATTCTCCATAGTCTTACGATTATAGATAGTAGAACTATCTTTATTCTTCTTAGACTCTTCTAACTCTAAAGCAGAATAAATAGAGTCTTGCTCTTTAATGATTAATCCGATAACGAAATCAACCATATGCTTATTGAAGCTACAGACTAAGAAGTCATATAATGTAGCTGCAGCAAGATAAATATTATCATCCGTTGTAGTATCGAATGACATATTACATGAGTTACAGATAATATCAATGATATTCCGATAAGTGTCTTCTTCTACTGCATTAGTATTTTCGACATCCATTGGGAAGTTTGCACGGATATTATCAAAATTAGATTTAAATGTGTTTACTATATTAGGTTTTGGTATAATAGCAAATTCGTACCGTTTACTGATTTGATCTGAGATCACATCGTAAATATAATCACTACTAAAATTTGCTAAGATTTCAGATAACTGATGCTCATTGGCTAACTCATAGCCACTGGCTGTACTATATCCGAACATAGCCCCTCCTTACAAAAAATAAATTTGTATAAATTTACTATATTGTAACTAGATAAATAATTTTTAAACTTTATCATAAAATTTTGCAAGATTACCAGATATATGACTCTTGACATTTGGGTCATCTAAACTATAGATAGATGTGAATGCTGATGGATCTAATTCTCCTTCAGTGTCATTACGTATTTGATCTATAGCATCTTTAGTCATATTATATTTATATGCATAAGCTTTCAAGAACTCAGGATCTCTAAATGCTTCTCTTAATAAAGCATCTTCCTTTTCTCTCTCAGCTTTCTCCCATTCTTGATAAGTAATCCCGTGAGCTTTAACCATGGCTTTATATTTATCCATAGGACTAACTTCATCAGGATTATCTTTATTCATATCTTGTTGTACTTGATAGATTTCGTCATAGATATCTACTGTTTCTACACCGACATCAAATACAACATCATCTATATCATTATCAGTCTTAAGACCTTGCTTTGTAATACCAAAGTTTTCTTTAAGATTCTTACCTTCATACCATACATATAATGCCATGAGATAAGAGAAAGTTAAATCGTCATGAGTATTAGTAGAGTGCTCAATCTTACCATTACGTTTAACTTCTAAACCAATAAATTCATCATAAAGTTGTCTAGTAACAAACTTATCTTTATGATTATCCATACGCTCTCTTAAAATTTCCATTAAGAGTTCACGTACATTCTTAGTTGAATCAAGACCAAATACTTTAACTAAAGCTTTAGTTTTCTTAATTGCCCCAGGACCTTCGAAACGTTCTTCGAGAATCTTTTCTTTATGCTCGAAGTATAAGTTCTTAGAGATGCCTGCTTTTTTAAGTAATGCAATGACAGAGGCTCCGAAGCCACCATTTCTTTCTACGTTTATTACAACGTTTGGCATATACTTTTGTGTCAATTCAACTATAATCTTAGCCAACTCAATTTGGCTAATATAGTTACATTTAAACGTACCGATAACTTTAGTAGTCTTACTATCAATAATAGTAATAGCAGAACTATCTCGTCTATAACCACCAGATACGTCAACCCCCATTATTGGAGGATCTATAGGTTTACCATTTCTAGCATAGTCTATCTTACCATATAAGTTAACTTGGAATTTACCACCTAATACTTCAATAGTAGTATCAGGATCTTTAGTTAAACGAGATACGGTTTCTAATTCATCTAAAGTAAATGGAGAGTTTTCAGAACCTTGAGACCATTCAAGAAGTACTTCACGACGGATGTCTTCCCAACGGTTATTCATAGTTCTACAGATTTCTTTAAACCATTCTTCAGATTTACCAAGTTGAGCATAACTGAACTTGATATAGACAAAAGTAGATTTGGTATTAGAATTCATTATATCCATTATCTGTTGATATGATTTATCATACCAAGATTCAGCAAATGGAACAGCATCTTCTTTCATTTGATAAGCGAAGACACCTTCAGTGGATGTTAAGAATCCTGGGGTTGTAGTAAATAGGATACCATAAGGTGCACCATTTGCTCTGGCATTATCAGCAGCTCTTTTAAATGCAGGAACTGTATTAAGATAAATGATTTCATTATATGGTGCAAATCCCCATTCGTCACCCCACAATAAAGGAATAGATTTACCACGTAATGTATTTTGAGCTGCTGTCTTATTACGAGCAGATGCTACAGTGATAATCTTATTTCTATTAACAGCATGCTCAAGTCTCAATACTGTATCTGATACTTTAGCATTCTTACCATCTCTTGTAAATGTTTGGTCCATACGTAAATATGGAGGTAAGCATTCACGTAAGTTTTTAAGAGTTTGCAAGTTATCTTTGGATCCTTCTAAGGCTTTATGCATAAATGCAATAGTAGAGTTAGATGTACCAAAGTTAAATAAGTGTAAATATCTAACGTCAGCTGATAATGTCTTACCATGCTGACGAGGGAGTTCCAAGAATATATTCATATTATAGATGGAGCAGAAGAATAATGCCATATTACCACGATGTAATTCTAATGGAATACCTTTACCGCTACCACCTTGGTCTGGTACACGTACTACTTCACGAGCGAAGTACCAGAAGTTTACCATACACTCAGCTAAGACCTTACTTTTATAGTAGGTACTTAAATTTGGATCATGTGGGTCTATACCAGCAAGGTCAGGATCTAGGAGTGCAAGCATGAATTTATTATTCTTTATCCCAATTGCCTTTAAATACTGATGCATCTTTAAGAAGCTAGTATTTCTTGTAGACATTTGATAATAAATCTTCATAAATACCTCTAGAGTGATATATTATAGACATGATATAATGATATAGTTATTTATAGATAGGAGGTTATATCATGCTATTTTCAATTAAGGAAATTAAGTTATTAAACAAGGAGTTTAGACCAACAGTGGTAATATACTATATAGTATTATTACTTACATTAGTCATCATATGTGGTTCTGTAGTAGACCCACACTTTATGGTTAGATGGTTATACTATCTAGTAATGAATACTACTAATAATATTAATACTGCAACAACAGCAATGCTATTTGGTAACTTCATTAAATTACTATGTATCTTCTTGTTAGGAAGATATGCTCATCACTTATATAGATTCATTCATATAAGAATCTATGGTAAGAGAAAAAAATTATAAGCTTAATATCTCCCATAGGATTCTAAGATCCTATGGGAGGTAATTATCTTATTTTTTTTCTTTTGCTGCTTTTTTAGCTTCAGATACTTTTTCTTCAGCATCTTCAACAATTTCTTCTTCTTTTACTGGAGCAGCAGTAGGTTTTTCTTCTTTAGTTTTAGAATCAGCTGCTACTTCTTTTTCTTTTTTCTTAGCTTCTTCAGCTGCTGCTTTAGCTTCGGCAGCTTTACGAGCTTCTTCCTCAGCTTGAGCTTTTGCAGCTTCTTCTTCAGAAATAGTAGGAACAGCTGGTACGTTATAGTTAGTGAAATCTAATACTACTGTATCACCAGTAGGCAAGATTTCATATACTGTAGCTTGTTGGGAAATGCAATCAGCAATTTCTTCTACAGTCAAAACTTCACGATAAATACCACGTACAAGACGGTTACGTAAACGAATTGGACGACGGCAATTTACATTAACTAGTTTAGTCTTCAAAGTTTTCATCATATGCCTCCTGAACAGAAACGATTAAATCATCATCAATAAGATCATAAGCTTCTTTCAATTCCACATTATCTTGGATTTCATCAGCAAGATCTTTACTATCGTTATCATGAGTACGATCGATATCAGAAAGCAATTCAATTTCAGCTGCATCGTCTTCATCGTCAGCTTCAATATCAATTTCTTCATCGTCTAATTCTGCTACAGAATCGATATCAGTGTTGTCATCGTCATCATCTAATTCGATTTCATCCATAGCATCAACGATGTTATCAATAGTATTATCCATGTCATTATCAGTAGCAGTGGAGTCAGCAACAACATCTTCTACAGTAGAAGCTGCATCATCTAGCTCTTGGTGGATAGTTTTATCATCAGCCATGTTAAAGTCCTCCTTAAAATATTAATAATCTTCTTCATCATAACCGATGTAATCATCGTTATCATCTGCAAGATTATCTAAATCATCATCGGATAATGAAGACAATGCTACATCGTCATCATCCATAATTTCATCATCATCGTCACCATCTTCGATGGCATCAATGATATCTCTTTTAGCAATTAAAGAGTCTAAGAAAGCATTTTCATCGACCATTACATCGAATGCATCTTTCTCATCGATTTGCTCTTTAAAAAAATTATCGAGTTCACTGTTCATTGCAGTACCTCCATTAAGATTACTGATATGTTAACGTGATACATTTTTTAATATAGCTTGAACTTGACGTTCTAGGATATAAATAATCACAGGAACGTAGTAAAATATATCATGTTGAGGAATAGTATAGTTAAAATCTTCTAGAGATTTAAGTAGGAATTCTTCAAATCTATTCATCTTATCTGTATTATTATTGAAGTAATCAATAATGATATTCTTAAAGTAGTTTAGATCGTCAGTTTCATATCGTTCATTATCTCTAATACGCATTACTGTATCATCATCAAATGATGGTACTTGCCAATAGTCGCCCATCTTATATTCATAGAAGATATAATAATAGTTTTCTAAGCTATAATATAAGATAGATGTCTTGTCTTCTACTAGCATACCATAACAAGATGGATTACATATAGTACCAATATCTTTTCTTTCTAATGAATGGAAGAAAGATTTAGAATAGTCTAAAGCAAATGTAGCTCTAGTAGGAAGTTGATGGGCTACGTGTAAGTAATCTAAGTCACCAGTATTCATAATATCATGACGTTTAATGAACTCAATCATATAACTGTCATAGAAATTATGATCATCATAAGAAAAAATAAAAGTCTGAGTTTTATTACTATAGAAGAGACTTCTATAGTAAGCAATCATATCCTGACAGATGTTTTCAACTCTACTAATATAATTATAATCATCATCTTTGATTACTAGAGATAGATTAGTACCAATATTAGTTGTATCCATAGTATAAGATTCTACAACTAAGGAATCAATATCTGTATTATCACCATCATGGGAGCTTAGACGATAAGAGATCTTATACATATTAGCCCCAGTAGGCAATGTATCTAATGATACACTTGTAACTTTGAATAGATACTCTTCATTAGTATGGTTAATAATGAAATAGTCTTGAGGATATGGTTTGAATGAGTTAGGTAATATATAAGCATCACCTTCGATTGTATCTGATTCAAGACCAAAATCACCAGCATCCATTTGAACTTGAATTCTATCAAGACCAAAGATAACTGTATCTTTAATTCTATTATATCTTAATGGAGAATCTCCATCAGTATAACTATATGCTAAGTTTGTAGACTCATCTAATGTACTCTTACTAGTATTGATATTATAGTAAGTACATGTAGTAGGAGCTTTATCTGTAAATGTATAGAATGTATTATCAAGCCGTTTAGTTTGAGACTCTAATATAGAGTTTATAGTGGCTGTATATGTAGTGTCAAGGAATTTACCCATAGTCGACCTCCTTTATTAATGTGATGTTTAAGACAAAAAAATAAAGCGGTATGGACTTTAAGCCCATACCGCTATAGTATTTGTGTACAGAAATCTTGTATCTCAGATAATGGTACTCCGAAATCTTTATTCTTTTGGTTTACATGAGAGAAGACTCTAGAACCTCTAAAGAATGCTATATTATTCTTTATGAAGTATTCTATCTGTCTTCTAGCTATCTCACCAGCTGAATCATTATCGAAGTATAAATGAATATCCATATAGAATATACCTCTAGAGAGTACATACTGTAATACAGATGAGTATTTATTACCGGCTGCTGCAAAGTATATACCAGTAGCTCTATTGGCTATATTATTATATACAGATAAGATATCGAATTGCCCTTCTGTAATATGTACCGTAATTCTATCCGATGTATATGGAATAGATGATGGTATACAGAAAGCTTTATTATAGATATCTCTATCATCTAGTTTACAGATTAGATATCTATATTTACTATCAACTTCTCTAATACAACGCATAGAGAGTGATGTATTATTGACTGAGAGGAATCCTACATAGTCCCTTTGAATTCTTTCAAAATCAGATTCTGTAGCTCCCAGATGCCTCATGATCTGTCGTTTAAAAAAAGAAAAATCGAAGATAATCTTCATATTCATCATCTCTGATACTGATAAGTTAGTACCAAGACGACCATTAATATAATTAACCTTATCTGGAAATATATCATAGTTTACCTCAAATGCATCATATGCTACTTGAGGTTGTCTTATATGATTAGCAGAGTAGGAATTGCTCCTACTCTGTCTCATCTCTTTATTATGGATATCAATAGCTTGTAATAATTCTTCATCTCTAATATTCAAGAGATCCAAAAAGGTTCTATTGACTAATCCACCTGCTTCGCATTTGAAGCAATTAAACATGTAAGGCTTATCCGGAGATAAGCCTATATACATGTGTTTCTTCCCAGCGGAAGATGTATGTCCACAATATGGACATCTTATCACTAATTCCTTTTTACCAGCAGCAAACTGGCTATTCGGAATTAGTGATTTTAGTTTGCTGCCGATATCCATATTATTTATCCTTTGAACCAAAGATACTACCGAGTACTCCTTTGATTTCTTTACTAGGAGATACCGCTTCTACCATACCAGTGGATGCAGATACTAGTTCAGATAGGTCTCTAACTTTATCTTTATTGATGGAATGTTTAATTACATCTGCTAATGTAACGACTCCGGCAACTGCAGCTACTGCTACAACAACTACTTTAATTACACCAGCATCAGTTTCAGTCAATACTGTTTTAATAATATCAGTACCCTCAAGTACATCTAAAAAGTTGTCCATATTACATACCTCCTATTTTTAATACGTTGTTAAAAAACTAGTTGAAAATAACTCCTAATGTAAGTTCTTTAATACGTTTACGCAATCCTTCTTCATTAGTTTGACTATAAAGCCATTGCAATGCAGGAATCAACCTTAAAGAATTACCATTAGCCATTGCTAGTAAATCATCTGCATTAGCATTCTTAAATCCGATAGCGAAACCAACAGATTCATAATTTAACGTATCATTCTTTACTGTATAAATCATTGGTTGTCGCAAATATGTAGTTTTTGGTGCCACTATAGTATCCTTTGCATTCTCTTTAATAGTACCGTCGACAATATCATATTTTTTATCATCTTCTACTTCATCGTCATCAGTAGTATCAATAGTAATATCGCTACCATTACTAACTTTGAAGTCTGGATTTGAAGCAACTATATTCTTTTCATCAGTTTCTTCATCCTTACTATATAAGAATGGATTTAAGCGATTACCGATTAAGTCTTCCTTAGGAAGTTCATCTTTGACTTCTGCTTTATTTATACAGATATCGTAAACTTCCTTAGGAGTTAATTGATCTTTAAATTGTTCATATGTCAATTCAAGATCTTCTCCTGTGCGTGCAAATAAATTTTTAACGTCGTTCATAAGTTTAGTTGTAATCATCATATTATCCTTTCACCAATTCAAGATTGGAGTTTAAAATATAGCCAGAATTATTCTTTCTAGTCAATTGTGTTAATATAAGCATAAGCGGTAATCTTCTAAGATCTTTAGAGATCTTATATTCTTTAGTACCATAGATAAATTTACCTTCTTCACGGTACTCTTCTAAGTAGTCTTCAATATAATAGAATAAATTAAGATTATTATTAATTCTATTATAAACATTACGAGAAGGATTAGGTTTTAATCCATATTTAATAAAGATATTCCTTACAATCTCAGGAGTAAATTCTTCAGCTCTTGATGCCATCAAGAGTTCATATGTAAATTCAGCAGATTTCACTGCATTAACTTGTGGATCATTCAAACTTCTACTACTAGTAATAATAGTAGAATCTATAGCAAACTTATTATAGTATATATCATCAATATATCTTCTAACAGCTGTCTTTGCAGTATTCACCGCATAATAATCACATTTATATTCAATAGCTAAATCTAATATTTTAGGTGATTCAGCCAATTTAAATAGATCGTCTATTAGTTTACTATTAAAATATCTAAAGTAGATATTGTTTAGAATTGAATTGTATGGACGTGTAGTACACTTTTGAAGAATTGTTACCATATCTAAATCTTCAATAGTACTACCAAATCTACGTTCTGCTACATCTTTAGCAAATTCATAATCTTCGTAAATTTTTGTTCTAACTACTGAATTTACATTCATCATACATTCTAACATATCTTTGCCATTGCCTACATCGATATTATTATCTTTAATAAATCTAATATTTTTTAGAACTACTTCTGGGATATGTTTGAATCTATACTTTTCATTTGTCATCTGTTTTCACTACTCCTAACTCTTTATCCCATCTTCTCCCTGGGATATCATTCCTATACGCCAATCTGAGAGGATAATACATATATATAAAATCATCCGATGCAGAGGTAAAACTATACTTATTTTTTCCATAAGTAACTTTACGTGTACGTATAAAAGAATTGATTTTATTTATATAATCTTTATAAAAACCTTTACGCTTAACAGCTTTCTTGATTTTCTTAATAGTAGGTAATGTAAACCTAACTTTATTTTTAGCATAGAATAATTCAAGATCTTTAATTGGATCATCTGATGTACCAAGTATCTTTATACACCCTATGCTAAAATCTAAAGATAAATGTGGACGTGTATCTACATTATTTTTAGATACATATATTGTAGGTTTTTCAGGGTCATATCTATTAAGATACTTTGAGTTATCAAAATTAAACTTTGCTAGACTATTAGCCTTAACTTCCGTGCATTTGAATTTATTCATTATTTCTAATGCACTTCTATTAGACCAGTAATAGATTTCATTAACTAGATCCATATTGAAGTATCTAAAATAAATATTCTTTATGACCATTGTAGTTTTTACTATATCTGGGCATAACAGTATATCTTTTAGAGTGATTTTATCAAAAGGTTTATTTAACATCTTCTCCAATTTAAAAAGAGATCTAATGTCCGTTTTTATATCAATTATCCGTATATCATCAGGTATTGGAAAATTAATCATTTCAACCTTATTTCTATAACAAAATAATGCATTCTTTAACAACACTGGATTGTATCCTTCGATATATTGAGTTAATTCCATTTTTATGCCTCCTTATTTTTATTTGCTTGACGACGATGTTCGGAACACTCTTCACGAGTAATTGTGATTTCCTCACCAGGCTTCAATGCTAAGATTTCATTAGCTCTATTATATACAATTGCTTTTAAAGTTTTGCTATCAGGAAATTCCCAATTATCATCACCTAATTCTGCCGATCTTTGATCGCTCATTTCACCTCCACCATTCCAGAATTCTTGTCCACAAGCACGATAAGCAGATAAAATGTTTCCATCTAAATCAACTTCTGCATTTAGGTTGTCATAATGACATACATCGTATTGGAAATACCCATCATTATAAGCATAGTTTGATTCAACTACATAACGATCTTCTAATCGTTTGATTGTGGTATGTCCTAAATAGACACAAAGTTTCCCTAAAGTTTCAATAAGATTAAGTTTTTCCATGATATTTGTCCTCCTTATCTTAATTACATTATAACAATATATCATTTCACCTCTATAATATATATCTATAAAAAAGAATAGGCTGCAAGAAATATCCCCATAGGAGATTAACTCCTATGGGGTTAGTTATTACATCTTACTTCTTACCATAAGTATTATCCCATTCGGATAATTTTTCATTGATTTCATCAAGTTTATCAGTTTTATATCCATATGCAAGATTAAATCTTAAATCATTAATGTCCTCAATATCCATATCCCAAGAGCTAATCATTTCAGATTTGAAGTCATAAAGATATTCTGTATCTACACTATTATATAATTCAGTGTATGCTTCTATAAAATCTTTAATGAACTCTGTAGGAAGTTCCATATCTAAATGACTTTCAATATCACCTATAATATAATCTACTTCCCAATAGATATCTTGATTAGTAATTTCAATACCATTGATTTCGCCTTTGAATGCTTGTACAACTTTTGATTCCATTTTAGTTTCCTCCAAATAAAATAATACCACTAGGAGTTAAACTCCTAGTGGCTTTTCTGTATAATCTCTTGTATCCATATATTCTATGATATCATTATATGCTTCTTTAATATTAGCATCATATATATCTACATTGATATACCCTTCAGGCATAATACGCATTATATTATCAGTTTCATCTAATGCATATTTAGCTTCTCCAGTATCTACTACATAGAAGTTATCTCTATTAACATAGAATTTATTTTGACTATAGTCAGAAGTAAATACAGTTTTCTCTTTTCTTAGCTTGGTACTAATAAGAGTATAGTATCCCCTTAGTATCATAGTAAATCTCCTTTTTACTTAAAACTTATTTACTCTTTTGTTTAAAGATAACTTATAGGCTAATGACCTTAATGTCTTTATTATACCCATATTGCTTATTAGCTTCTCTAAAGATAGCCAATATCTCCTCAATACGAGGTCTATCTCTTCTAGCTAATCTATGTGTAGTCTCTAATGGATATTCTGGATCATATTTATCATATAGATTACATTCAATATTTAATAGAGTAATCTTATTTAGTTCTTTATCTATGATTATTCTACCATTAATTCTTACCTCTTCTTCTCTATAAGTGCATTCTACAATTATACTAGGTAAGAATTCTTCTATAACTACATTACCAAATATAAAATTATAGAATTCTTCTGGCATATCATTTAAGTTAATCATTATCTTCACCTTCAATAAGATCTAGATCATTTTTAAGAATATAACTAGAATAGATATATTCTAATACATCATCTAATTCTTCCTTTTCTGCCATAAGATTTATTATTGTACCAGATTCTAACTTGGTTACGTTAAAATAAATCTTCCTTAGAGTATCATCTTTGAATATAAGATTCATAGTATATCTATACCCATTCTTAAATACTCCACATATAAAACATACAGATTTAGTATTCATATCACCAGTGATAACAATTGGACCAAAGAGATATCTATAATATCTCTTAAAAATTGGTTCATAGAATCCTTTTGGAAAATCTTTCTTCAATGTAAATCTCATTTTTCAATCCTCCTGAAATAAATAATATAGGTAAGGAAGTCTAAGCTTCCTTACCTTAAAAGATTACCCATTATTAATCAAGCTTGCATAGATCAAGAATTCCTCATTAAGTAATTCCTGTTGTGGGATGAATGCTTTACCAGTATTCTCCTTATTATCGAAATCAATAATTTGGAACTTAGATGATACTATAGTAGCAAGCATGGAAACGAGTAGATTAGTAATCTTCTCATTCCGATAAATGGATGCAACAGATTCATATGTATTAGAAGAGGTAATCTTCATTAACTCTTTCTTATTCATATTAACCCGTTTAATTACTTTAACAAACTTACCAGATAAAATTGCTTCCATTGTATATAAGCCATTAGATGCTAATATACGTTTAGCTGCAATGATAAGTTTGATATAGTTAGTTAAATCGATAGAACCTAAAGAAGATGGATCGCCAAACCACTTATAGAATAGATAGCATACTAACATCTTCTGATGTGGTACAATTGGAGACTTACGTCCTTTAGATAATTCTATCTTATAATAATCAATCTCTTCTTTAGAGAATGGACCAAATCGTTCTTCAATTTGCTTCATAGTATTCTTGAAGTTTACTTGATTATGAATCAATAAGGCTTCATTCTTCTTAGAGAGATGACTTTCAAATTTATCGAATTCTGAATTGTCATCATCATCACCTTCATTACGATCAGATGATAATTGATTGAATGCGAATTCGTATTTAGCATTAACAACTTTATTCTTAATATTGTTTTTAATGGATACATAGATTAGATTCAATAGTGTACCATTATAAACAGCTTTTGGAATAACTTGAATGATAATACTAATGATTGTATCAAAGCTATGAGAGAATTTATTACGGGAACGAATGAATTGTCTATCCCAAGCACCAATATTCTTATTCATATCTTGTACAATACGGCTGTTAGTTGTTTCAGACAACTTTGTATATAGATCAATATCTGGATGCATATCTACAATAAGGATATCATAGAACTTCATTAGATATTCGTCTATATTCTGTATCTTCTTAATATAAGCATAATGGATCAATAGAGGAATCAATATCAATTGAAACATGCTTACTTCCATTAATGCTTGAAGATGTTTATTAGCATATTGAAGTACATTACCATTCTTCTTATTACGTTTAATATGAATGATAAAGTTATCTTCATTCAATGCTTTTACTTTTCTAGCAAATGTACTAAACAAGATATCTCGTTTAATATCTGCCATGAAAGCATCTAGATCATATACATCAGATTCATCAGTATCAATCAAGAACTTAATTCTTGCATAGATAGCAATCATCTCATGGTCAACATCATAGAACTTTTCAAAGTAATTTAGATAATGTGTAAAGTGATCTACACGTTCTTCAGAAGAATAGCATTTTTTAATACTCAATACAAATGAGTTAAAGATAAGACTTTCTTCTTGATTGTTAGTTAGCATCTGAGACAATGGAGCAATAATCTGTTTACCTCTAATTGTCTTCAATATTTTATCTTCCTCTGATGGTTGCCAATCATCAATAGGTGGGATGACATTCTCTGGTTTTATTGAGGTCGAGAATGTTTTAACCTCTGGAGTACGTATTGAGTACTCTCTATCATATATTTCCCCTGACTCTTCGATATTACGTCGAACGGTCTTACTAGTTAATGCTTCAGTTAACTGCATTATATCCTCCTCATACTAACGAATATCATAATACTTCACCTTTATAATATATGATTTTATATTCGTTTCGTAGTCTTGGTCTTCCTGATGTTAGATTTAAGTTTCTTAGCTAATTCCTTGCTTTGCATTGATGCGGCTGTTGTATTAACAGTTTTAATTTTACCAATATGCTTAACTACCTTATTAGCATTACCACCAGATTTAACTCCCCTTTTAAGTAATCTATGTTTAAATAATGGATCTATAGCTTGAGCTTGCTTTTCCCCTTCTTGACGAAGTTGTGCTTTAATGCTACAATCCATTATTAGTTTAAAGAAATCATTAGAATTTCTAATCGCTAAATTAGATTCTGAGTAATAATGCTTCTCTAGGAAGCCATGTTGACGTATGTATAGGAACCCGAAATATAGAATTTTAGCGAAATTAATGACCCCATAGGGGTTACGTTCTTTAGGCTTAGTTTTAAGCACTTCATCGGGAACTTTATCTAAAAGCTCATCAACTAATATACCATGTGCATTATATACATAAGCATATGTAAAAGTAAAAGCTGGGTCATTAGAGAAGAATTGTACTTTATAATTCTTTAGAGTACTAGAATGGGTATCAGTCATTTTAGTAGGAGAGAATTTAAATACAACTTCATATGTAAACTTAGGTACCACTTCAGATGGAACTCTAAGGAGAATAAAATATGATTTACCATCAGTATAAAAGTTATGATCAATTCTACCATTGTATCTTAACATAACTTTTTCAAATTTAGTTTTATAAGCTTCAGCTAAATATTGCGAGCCAGTTACATTACCTTTACCCGCAGGAGATTTACCATATTCATCTAAAGTCATTTCTAACTTAGTCATCCAAACTTCTCCTTAATGAGGTTCTTACCAGGATAGGAATTTAATTCCTACCCCAGTAAGCTTGCTCTGGACAATTAATCTTTATAAATATTGTGTGCCGGTGATTGGCAAAGGAATTGCTTGGTTGTGACTAGCATACCAACCACATTAGCAACAATATCTAACACAGTGATATCTGATTTAATAGAAGATAATACTAGACCATCAGCTTTACCAGTACGTAAGTTAATTGGCGTACCAGTTTCAATAGTTGTCTTAATCATATCTTTTACTTTATCAGATGCTTCGGAATATGAGGAAGGTACTTCACCAAGGGAAGAACCGTATAATTTTGCAAGTAAATCTAAATAGGAATTGTATACCACACTAATGATACCACTATTAGGATTTTTATATAAAGTATTGAATACATTGAATGCTTGTACGTTAGCACCCCAGCCATAACCATATTCAGCAGCAGACATACAGTTTAATACAGCATCTTCTGCAGCATCAAAACGATTATCACGTTCTTCTGGAGTAGAACCACCAATGTATAAGTCAACCATATTAGCTTTCATGCTATGGATACGACGACGTAAGTTACCAATATCATTTAGATTCTTACCATCTTGTTTAGCTTGATCTAATTGCATTTCCAAGTTATTAATGATAGCTTTATAGAAAGCAGAGAATTCAGTGGTGCCTTCTTCGTACATGAGTTTAGGGTTAATAATCTTAGTTTTATTATAACCTGCAACGACTGCATCTGCAGTACCACACCAATCTACAACTGTATCTACAGTTGGAGCATCACCATTAGCTTGGTCTTTTTCTTGTTGTTCAAGATTAATATACTTACGGATAGTACGAGCTTCACATAAGTTAGCTAAGTCCATAAGAATTTCAGGTTTATAGATATCAGTTACAAGACAGAAAGGGATATTAAAGTTATTAGCTTTAGCATTCATCATAGTCTTAACCAATGGATCCATTACAGCTGCAATATCACTGGATACTTTAGGACACATGATAACTGTAGGAGTTAATTCACGACGGTCTTTTAAAGGTTCCATGATATTATGGTAAATGATAGAGGAGAAGAAGTTAATCATTTCTGGAGTATCAATAGGAGACTCAAAGAAATAAATCTTAGGAGCATTGATTTCAGCAGAAGAATCAGCTTCATTAGTTACAAATACTTTATCAGCATAACCAGAATCAATAGTCATACCATCAAAGATTTTAATATAGTCTTGACTATCCATAGAACGTTTAACGTCAATATATACATCAGTACCATTTTCCATATAGATACCAGAGATTAACTCAGCCATCTCTTCATTATTATTTGTAGAGATTAGAGCAATCTTATGAATATCTTCATATGTTTTGATTTCACGAGTTTGAGACATAATTGTATCAGAAGCTTGTTTAACCAATTCATTCAATTGACGTTCTAGTTCAGCTGGTGGTAAATGCCAATCATAGATTTTAGAGTTATCTAAGTTTGGTTCACACTTAGTAGCTAAACGTTTATAGATAAGTTGGGATAATAAGATAGCAGATGTGGTACCATCACCAACATTCTTAACTACATGAGAAGTTAAGTCTTCTAATACTTCACGGATACTCATTTCTAAAGTACCATTGAAGTAGATATTTTTCAAGATAGTATGACCATCTTTTGTAAATTTAGGAAGAATGTCATCTTTCTTAATCTGTGTAGCAGAACCATAAGGTCCAAAAGATGTAACTAGGGAATCGGCAATGATTTCTAGCACTGCCATAGTTTGCTTATGTAGAGTTTCTTGATCTACAATATTAGAATAGATTTGCATAACTACCTCGCAATTTTAACTAATTTGTCATATGGTTCAACAACGTAGAATAAGTTCTTAGGAAACATATCATAAAACTTTGCTTGAACTATATATTTACTTAGAGTATAATCGTAATCAGTATTAATACCATTCCGTAGAGTGAAGATATGTTTACCTTCAACTTTAGGAGAGTATTGCTCTAACTTAAATAAGTTATCAGTATATATAGCATCATATTCTGCTAGTGGGATTTCTCTCTTCTTATATATACGTAACTTATTTACTATATTTAGATTCATAGATCGTAGATTAACTTCTTGATTTTCATTATCTACAGCTACTGCTATATTAAAGCTTTTACCTTCAATACCAAGGATATTATAGAATAGTCTATATAGATCAGTCTCATAAGTATTAAAGTAAAGTAGATCACCATACTTATCAAGAATCTCTTCTAATAGAGCATCAGCAGAATCTTGGTATTCTTCTTTTAATAATGCAGTTAAAGGGTTAGGATTTGTACGTTCCTGAAAGATATAGATCATATCTAATTGAGATAAATCTAGTATACCATCAATAAAGTACTTAGACTTTCTAAACCCATATTTTATTACATCATATATAGATAAGTCTGTATTGAATAAGCTAGTGTATTCAAATATAGGAGCGACTGTTTTACCTTCCATATGAGTATCCTTACAAAAAAAATAAGGAGATAGAGTGAATCTCTATCTCCTATAATATTACATGTCATCTAAAGATGCACGTTTAAATTCAGTACCACCGGAACTACTATTGCTATTGAAGCTACTACCAGAGTTAGAGTTAACGCCTAGTTTTTCAGCAATTGCTTCAATAGTTGCATTAGTATTGCTACCAGCATATTGTGCAGTTTCATGTACAGAGTAAGCATATGCATTAGTCATAGATTTAGCATATTCTTCCAATACAAGAACGAAGTCTTCTAAGTCCATATTCTTATAGCTATCGAAGTCTTTTTCACCATCGAAAGCTTCTTTATCAAAGTTATGAACGGAGAAGTGTAAATCTGTACGACAGATAAAGATGATTTCTTCTTCTAGAGCAGAAAGATCTTTATTCAATTTACGGATACAAATTACAGGTTGTTCTAGACCAAAGTCAGAACCATCTGTAACTGTAAGGAATGTATTAGCACCTGTAGTGATACCAACGGAAGTTAATTCACCAGCTAAGAAACGACGAATTTCACGAGCTAAGATACGGGCTTTAGTGTGTTTCAAATATGCACTAACTTCACGGTCACGATCAGGCATTGGATAGTCTTGACCAGATACCATTTTCAATGGAGCAATACCAATTTTTAAAGTACCTTGCCAGAATGTAAATCCGATAGAAGAACCACCATATGTTTTGATGTCCTTAGAGTTTGTCATTCGATAATTAGAATAAACGTTAATAGATTTCTTTTGACTGGATCCACCAGTACGGTTAAATAAGCCTTGTCCAAGAGCCATTTTTGTTACCTCCTATAAAATAAGATAATAATTAATCTATTGTAGGTTATGCTGTAATATCCTACAATCAGGGTTATAATATATCCTTGTAATAGGATATATCTAGAATCATATATTATTAGTGTGATATGATGATATAGTGTATTTAAGCGAAAGCAGAAAGGAGTCATATCATGTTAACTCAATCTATCTTAAAAGCAATCTTAGGAACTTCTCGTAATGAAATTAAAATCGAGAAAGCATCTAATGGGGGATACGTTATTCAATCAGCTGACACGGTAGAGTCAGGATTCTGCCAATACCAAACATGGGAGGTTACTAATATTAACCTCTATGTGGATAAAGATGGTGCCATTACAGATGGCGAATATGGTATTGAGAATATATCTCAACCAAGCTGTAAAGAGCTAGAATCAGTAGATATTATTGATTTTGATACAGAGGCATTTAATAATAGATTAGAAAGAAATCTTAAAGATGCTAAAGAAAAACCGGAATTAGTAAAAGTAGTAAATGGGCTTTTATCAGTATTAGAAATGATGAAAGTTCATGATGTAGTCAAATTCAAATATAGATACTTCACAGATGAAGTTTCAGAATTTGAATACATTCCATTCGTCAAGAAAGAAGTAGTATAAAGAAAAATCCTCTAGGAGATTGATTCTCCTAGAGGATATTTATTTTTTTTCTATGTTACTTGTAAAAGTGAATATATATAGACATATATTATTAGTGTGATATGATGATTAGTTTATTAATAAAAGAAAGGAGTCATATCATGAACTTAGTAGAAGCATTAAAAGCAGTAGCTCCTAGAATCGAAGAAGGTAACATGAAAGTTACTAAAAATGATCATTCCATTTATACCATTAAATGCTATGGAGAAGACAAGGGGGATTACATTACCTTAACTGCTAATGTAGAAGGTAATGCTGCTGAGAGCGATTTTGATATTTTTAATTTAAAAGCATCAGTAAATGATATCAATGAAGAATTATCTTCTTCAGAAGCAATGGAGATCTTCTGCAATGGATCAGTGGATCCTTCTGGTGTAGAAGATTTGAATATTGGAGAATCTATGATTTTCGAATTATCCTAAAAGAAAAATCCCCTAGGAGAATCAATCTCCTAGGGGTATTTATTTTTTTTTGTTTTTATCTACGTTTTAGTTCCATATCAGGATAGTTGATATAGATACGATTATAGTCTCTTCTTAAAGTTTCACGTTTAGCTAACTCTTCTCTTAGCTTAACATATTTAGCTTGTAAGATAGCATATTTAGATCTAAGCTTTTCATCTAGATCGTCTTCAGATAAGACACCATCGATGATAGATAAACGTGTATTAATAGAATGCAATAATAGCAATGCATCGTTTTCTTCATCAATATTACGTAAACGTATTTGGAATTCAAAGAGATCATTTTCATAATCTTTGATAGCACTATATTTGAAAGAATTCGTTGTGTCCCTATATTGTTTTCTAGCCCAATCGATTGGACCAGCTTCTAATAGAGAATTGTCATCGATTCGGGATAGTGCTGTAATAACACGTTCAATCTCACGCTTAACTAGACGAATAGCAGTGTAAGACATTGCTTTACGTAAGCCTTTGATTGTGATGATGCGGTTAGATAATACATCATTATATACTGATAGACACCATGCAATAATAGTAGATGTATCTCTAGGACCACTATTAGTATAATTGATATAACCAGATGTCTTTAATTTTTTGATAGCAATTTCAAGATCCATGCCAAAGCCACAGCCAATCAAGAAGTCATCAGCTAGTAATAGGTCATGGTCTTTAAACATAACTGAAGTGATTTTCCAAAGTAGATCTTTGAATCCGAATGCTAATAATGCAGCATAGTTTACTGTATTAGCTCTACGAATAACACTATTAGTTTTATCTAAGTATACATCGATTTCTGCTTTAGCAATATCGATAGGAGAAGATGTATTAACTAATGCACCGATATCATGTAGAATTAATGCTAAGATCTCTCTATTAGATAAGTCCAATATAGGATTGAATAGTTTAAAGTCAATCTCTACATAATACTTATTTACTTTAGCTTTAGAATCATCACTATTATATTCAAATGCATCATTTAAAAGAATATCATAGATATCATTATCTTTAATCACTGGCATTACACAGATACCAAAGAATGGTGTATCTGTATTCTTAGAAAGCAATACTGTATTACAAGTACTCCCAGTAAAGAAAGAGTTAAGTTCATGATTCAACTGTCTTAGAAGATCTGGGTCTTGATTTGTACGAAGTTGCTCAATAATATCTAAGCAATCGCCGAAATCATAATTGTTCATATCAGTAGTCTCCTCTAATATATTTCTATTAAGAATATTCATTTGATTAACTTGTATATTATCTTTATAAACTTTATATATGTAATCATCCATTTGTTTACCTAATGGCTCTATATAAAAGTCTATTAATTTACAGTTGAAGTCTTTCTCATAATTAACAACCATCCATTCTAGATGTGAATCTAATCCTTGTTCTAAAGTTGGAGTAGTTGTAATATGATATAAATTACTATGAATATAATTAAAAATTATAAATTTACCATTTTCAATACTATAAGGAAACCAATGACGCTGAGTCTTATGACTATTTACTACTAGAGTTACTTCAATAATACCAGCATCTAAATTTGAATCCTTTAAAATACATAATATAGATATTGCATTATCTATACAATTTCCTTTATGATACTTATCAATATCTTTAGGAAAATATTGAATCTGATTATTAGTTTTACTTCTACCAGAGTCATTGATCTTATATCTTTTATAAAAATCTATAACCTGCTTCATAGAAGTGCAGTTTTGTAGTTTCATGATTTTTATATAAAGGAAAATGCCTAGAGCCTATGAAGGCTCTAGGCTAGAATCCTAATTAGTTAAATTATGGTTTTACATATTCAACTTTTTCTGGAGTAGTGATGTCGCCTTTAGCATCGTTTACTTTGCTGTAAGCGGAAGCGTTAGGGTAACCACCAGCTGTACCAGAAGCTGTCATAGTATCAGGAATGAATGTAGTGTAATCATTCATCAAGTTACGTCCGATAGGATCAGTGTTTTCATAACGTGTACGAAGACCTGTTGGGTTGATGATTCTTACACGACCTTGTACTGGTTGATAACCTACCAATTTGAAACGTTCGAACGCATGAACTGCTGGCAAGCTAGGGTTTTGTGCGTTACGGATTTCATTGGATAAGTACAATTGATAATCGTAAATACAATAGATAATACGATCAGAGTTACGAGGGTTTAACAAGATGATCAAGTTTTGGTTGTTACGTAGTTTATCAGAGCTTACGAAGTTGTAAACACGTTTGTCGGAAGTTACAACTGTACGAGTGAAGTCCAATTCTACAGGACCAATGGAACTTGGAGCTTGGTAAGTGTAAGTAGTTGGTGTGATTTTGCGAATGATCGCAGGGTTACCAATTACAGAAATAGTGATGTTAGGGTCATTCAATACTTGGATCATATATTGAGCGTAGTTGTCCAAAGCATCCATGAATGTTTTGTGACGGTATTCTACTTGATCCAATGCATAACCTTCTGGTGGAGCGAAGTCAAATACTTCAGCTAAACGGTTAGCTTCTGGCATACGTAAGAAGGATTCATCCAATTCAGCATGGATTTTGTCATCTTTGAAGTTACCAAGAGCTGTTTTGAACAAGGAAAGAATATTAGTCAATTGATCTTCGTTATAAAGAGCTTGAATATCTTTTACTTCTTCAGGGCTGATTGTAGTATTGATTGGGTAAGCATCAGGAATTTCAACGATGTTAGTTTGGGAATCCCATTTAACGCTTACAGTGTTGTGCATAGCGGAACTTGTTTCACGACGAACTGCTAATACTACTTTTTTAATTGTAGCGTCGGAGCAGTACAACATGAATTGGTTATTTTTGAAGAAACCAGCTAAATGACCAGAGATAGTTTTAGGAGTACCTGCAGTTTGTTCAACAGTTACGGAGAAAGCAGTCATCATTTGACGGTCGATTTCGCCATAGCCTGGTTCGAAACGGCATTCTTGAATAGGTACTGCAACGTCGATAGCTGTACCAGCAGTAATTTCAGCAGCTGTTACAGGTTCAACAGCATCACCAGCTGTGTTAGGTTTCATATAACCAGCTTTAGGAATAGCATTAACTACGATATGAGTTACTGCAGATTCGATAGAGAAGTTATCGATGTTTTGGATCAAACCTTGAGGACCAAATACTGCTTTACGGATTTTATCTTGAGCACCTGTGTCAGTTGGAGCCAAAGGAAGATCTACCAACAAATGATGAGTTGGGGCTGTCGCAAGAATAGCACCAAACATTTTATTTTGTTCAGTGAACATATCGATTTCACGACCATCTGGAGTAACCATTTTGCGGATCTTCATAGTCAATGTGAATTTAGGAGTTTTAGCAACAGCTTTGTTGATAGCACCTTTATCGAATACGTTGTTCATTAAAAGGTTTTTGTGCAATGGGAATACTAAGCCCATAACTGGGTTGTATGCACCAAGAGTAGCACTTTCCAATAATTTGGAACGGTCATTTTCGTATTGAGCTTCCATCATAGCCATATGGTCTTGATAACCACCTGGGTTACCTAGAGCTTGGTATTCTTCCATATCAGCGGATTCAGATACGAAGAAGTCACGCATAGTTTCATTGGATTCAGGAGACATCATTACACGGCTCATTTCTGTATAGAATTCAGCACCTGTCTCTTGACGGATATTTTCTGCCATTTCACGAATAGCAGAAGCATATTGACGAGTACTGGAAGTGTTATAACCACGACCAAATACCACGTTGTCTTGTTTAGATTCACCTACAACTGGCATAATCTTTCTCCTTTCGAGATTATAAATTTATTTTTTGTATTTTGATTATATCAGGTATCTATAGGGACACCAAAATATTTACTATATTGTTATACTGCACAAGAGTATACAGTTTACTTTTTCATAGGTTCTTTAGGGGCTAAAGTACTCATTAATTCATTCAATCTATCTAGAACCCAAAGACAATAATAAAAGTCAGATTTGTTTTCAATATAAGATTTAGTATTAAATGTCTTAGTAATATAGTAAGAGATCATATCAGATAGCTTATCTAGAGATTTAGATACCTTAGTGATTACTTTCATATTATCAGAGTTCTTCTTAACGTAATCTACTTTCTCTTTGAAAGCTAAGGTTACATTATAAAGTTCAATGAATCTATCTTTCAATTCTTTAGTACGGATAGCTTTTTGTTCATCAGAAAGATCTTCAAAGATTTCATTTTCAATACCTTCAATTTCTCCTTCTGAACCACCATCACTAGAATCTCCAGAATCACCACCATCAGATCCATCTTCAGAGTCTCCAGCGTCAGGTGTGTCATCTCCACCACTATCTCCGCCGTCTCCTCCATCACTTAGATCGTCAGGTTCCATATCACCATCATCTCCACCAGAGTCAGAGCTACCATCGTCTCCTCCACTTAAGTCATCAGGTTCCATATCTCCATCATCTCCACCTGCATCTGGAGTATCATCTCCTCCATCATCAGGTGCATCCATATCAGGTTCTTCAGGTTGTCCATCATCACCATCATCTGGAGCCCCATCTTCTAAATCTTCTGGAGCATCGTCAGGATTATCATCACCACCAGCTAATGGATCGTCTCCACCTGCATCTGGAGTATCATCTCCTCCATCATCAGGTGCATCCATATCAGGTTCTTCAGGTTGATCTTCTGGATCGTCTCCTGGCTCATCATCGGCTGGATCATCACCACCACTTAGATCTTCAGGATCTTCATCAGTGCCATCACCATCTGCATCAGGATCACCAGCTCCTAAATCTTCAGGAGCATCATCTGCATTATCATCATTAGATTGGAGAGGATCTCCCCCATCTCCTGCTGGAGGTGGAGGTGTTTCTTCTTTTTTATCATTAGACTTCTTATCGTCTTCTTTTTTATCCTCTTTCTTATCTTCTTTTTTCTTTTTATCGTCATCTGCTTCCATATAGATGACTTGCTCTTTGAGCTCTGCTAGGAAATCATTAAGACTCATTATATATCTCCTTATTAATCATCATCTCTACCTTTACTAGGTAGGGCTTCACCATGTTTAAATGCCATATTATACATGAGTCTAGCTTTTTGACTTTCAAGTTTCTTCTTAATCTTAAGAAGTTCTCTTTGTTTTTCTAGACTACCATCATCTTCAGCTTTCTTTAGATAACGGTTAGTCATTTCTAATTCCAATTCAATTTCTTCTAAAACTTTACGACGTTCTTTAGATTGAGTATCCATAGATAATCCAAGATAACCTAAGACTACAATTACAGAAATAGCTGGATTGATTAGGTAGCCTACACCAGCAGCAATAGCTAGTTTAACAATACGACTTGCTTTAGGTAAGATCTTACCAGCAATAACTGCTTCCCTATTTTCAGATTCTAAGTCTTTAGTATTAATTATACCCTTAAGTTGATCCATTTGAGCATCGAATTGTCTACTTACATTAGAGATATCAGAAGATACATCACTAATTTTAGCTTTGACTTTTTCAGATGCCATAGAAATAGTATTAATGATATTCATTTCTTTTAAAGTAGTAGGATAGTGAGTGAAATCATATAATAGATTAGCACAAGCTTCTTGTACTTTAGTTTTAACAACTGCTTCATCTAAAGAACCATCACTATATTCTTCTGGTTCAGATTCATTAAGCTTTTCAATATTATCTTTAATACAATCAATCTTTTGATAATCTTTAAGATCCTTATGGCGTTTACGTCTAGCAGTCTTAAGTTTTTCTTTTAAGATATGATCAAACTTACTGTGAGGAATAATAGATGCTTCCATATTAGCTAATTGAGTGATACCATCTATATCGTCTAAAGAGTATCTATCAAATGATTCACTAATAAGAGATGGAATATCTTTCTCAGATAAAGATCTCATTGATTCAAATAAAATATCTAGTTTAGTTGGTAAAGCATATAGGTTACTTTCTTCAATAGATTCATCGATATTATCTATTAAGAGTCTCATTCTTTCTACAACATCTTTATCAATCTTATTAGCATACTTTTCATATGTAGTAAGTAAAGACTTAATCAATAAAGGTTTTATCTTTAGAGTACAGCAAGAAAGTAATGCTTCATTAATTTTAACCAATGTAATATAGTATTGTGTGGTATCGCTATTAATCATGCTCAATGCATCGAAGATCATATCCATATTATTGATATAAGTTTCAATACCTACTTCATTTGGAAGTACTTCAATAAGCTTAACAAAGTTTTCATGAGTTGGATCGAATTTAAACTTAGCAATATACGCTTCCATCTTACCATCTCTGAAATCAATAACTTCATCAAGATCCATATCTTTAGGTTTATTAACTTTATCTACTATCTTAGCAATATCACTAGAACCAAATGGATTATAGTTAGCCATATCAGTTAGAGTAGATTCTAATGCTTCAGCATATTTGAATTTATCTTCAGCATTAACCAAGAAGTAATCTGCTGCTGCTTCCATAATACCAATAGTATCATATGGACAAGCATTCTTACTTAAGACAAAAAGATAGTTTTCTGTAGCTACTTTGAACTTACTAATGGCTGGCATATCATAAGTATCAATTAGCTTACAGATTGTTGTAGTTTCTTTGACTGCATCTTTTTTAGTTAATACATTTTCGATTACAATCTTATCGAAATCAAAACGTCTACTAATCTTATCATAGTTTTTAATAATACGATCATAAGTTACATTCTCACATGCAACCTTATACATCATATTTAAAGTTTCTTGTTGAGCAGTTTGCCCTTCTCCTCCCTCGGAACCACCAGCCGATGGGACTAAAGAAGCAATATTACCAGCAGCTTTCTTGAGTTGATCTTTAACATCGCTATGGATTTTTTCAACAGCATTAGCTACTTTGTTTTTAACTCTTCCCTTATGGAGAGCCATCTTACGTTGAAGATAATTTTTGAATTGATTTGCATCACGTACTTTAGTAATCGACTCTAATACTTTCTGACGATGCTTGTTGACTACTACTGGATCATTATCTTTATATAATTCCAATAATAAGTCTACAGATTTCATGATCGCAGTATCAATATTAGAATCTAACTCTAATATGTGTTTAAATACAGTATCAGCTTGAGTCATATTATGATTCTCTGATACGATACTATATAGACCGGCATAATCATCCGAAGTCTTACGTATCTTATTCAATTCGAGTTGCCGTTTTCTAATATTCGTAATCATTTACGCATTTCTCCTTTTGTCTAAGACTTATGTTTATTATTAATAAGTTCAAATATTAAACATTATATTCAGCTAAAACTGGGGTTGATTAACATAAATGTAATACTATATTATTTAATCTTGGAGGGTAAAATGAATATTCCATTTATTATACATGAAGCTCCAATGACGGTTGGTGAATCTAGACTTGTTGAAAGTATCAACAACAAACCTGTTGCTGAAGGTATCCTTCAGGATGGTGATACAATTAATCGTAACCGCCGTTGTTATGCAACATCTGATCTTAAAGCTCAAATTGCATGTGAGCGTACACAAGAACTTATCCGTACTGGTAATATGAAAGGCGAACAAGGTCACCCTATGAGTGATAAAGTTGAACGCCAATCTACAATTGATCCAGCTATGGTAGTAGTTAAATATCTTGATATCAAAGTTGAAGGTAACTTAGTTCTTGGTCGTTATACTGGTACAAATAACCAAGCTGGTCGTGACTTCAATGAAGATCTTTTAGATGGTGAAAAACCAAGCTTCAGTCTTCGTGCTTTAGGTGCATTAGAAAACGTTGGCGGTAAAAACTATGTAAAAAATTTAAAGATCATTACATGGGACCGTGTAATCTATCCTTCTCATAAACGTGCCTACACTACAGGTTTAATTAAAGAATCTGCTAGTATGGAAGATAACAATGAAGTTGTAGTTAAAGAAGGTTATGAAGGTCGTATCATTCCAATCAATAACCCTGCAGTAATCAGCTATATCCAATCTGAATCTGCAAATGTAGATTTAATCTCTGATGTAATGGAATTTAGTAAACGTGGTATGACTGTATTAGAAAACGGTGATGTACGTTTATTTGATGAAAGTGGTGCATCTTTGATTATGTCTCCTGAAAAATATATCAAAGATGAAATCATGGAATGGGCTAAAAACCAATATTAAGAAAAAAAAATAAAACAACCCAAGGAGTCTAAGCTCCTTGGGTAATTTTTATTACTAATTTAGAATTACCGTATTCTAAATACTCAACTGTATATTGTTTATCATTTAATAGACGTTCACCTAGATCATTAAGATTTCTAGAATTGATATAGGATCTGTTTTCACACACCATGAAACTATAATGAGTCTTCAATCTATCAATATATTGAATCTCAATATTGTTATTACTAAACTCTCTAAACTTTCTACCTAGCATATATTCTAGTTTAGCCATAGCAATAGCTATTGGATATTTAGGAGTATATATAACATTAGTTAAGTTAGCTAATCTAGCTTGATATACTTCTGGTATTACAACTAATCCAAGAGATCTAATATATTGGATATTATCTAATATCCATTGACAAGATTGTTTAACACATTTGAGTTCAACTTCTTCTCTATAACCATTATTGAACTTGATATACTTATAGTCAATCAATTGGTCTACATGTGTTAATTCATGGATAATAATTTCCAATGCTAAGTTTCTAATTTGGTCTGTATCAATAAATCCTTGTCTTTCTACTGTATCAGCAAAAGCTTCTAAGCTTACATAAATACAACCATATGGTGTAGTTCTGGCTATATTAGTTTTAGTATCTAAATATCCAGATACAAAGTTTAATCTAGTATATGGATCTAGTGTGTTTACCTTTCCATTAAATGTATTATATACGAATGTGAGTGTTTGTTGAGCCAATTCTATTACGTCAAATCTGTTCATATCTTTCCTCCTCAACATAATAATATATCAATAAAATGTACTTTTTAAAAAGGAGTCTGAAATTATGTTTAATAGAATGACAGACGTTGTAAATAAAATAGAGAGACGTTTAGGTACAGCTCCTTTGAACTTACCTGAAGAACTCCAAAAAGAACACTGGGCTGATAAAGTAATCAAACCAGATACATTAACTACATTTAGTCGTTTCTTTCCTCATATGGTTAAAGTACAACTTAAACCGGAAGATAAGAAAGATGGCTACTACTTATTAGATCGTCAAATACCAGATAACTATGAGATTCTTGGTGTTAAAGATATCTTATGGTCTGATACCAATAATGAAACAGCTGGTCTACAACAATACTCTGGTTATGGTATCTATAATGTATTAGCAAGATCTATGGATACTGATAGTATTATGCTTGCTCAAAACTATGCTGACGTAAGTTCATTATTTAATAATGGTATCTATCTAGATTTCATTCCACCTAATATGGTTAAACTTGAAATGGCTGTCGGTGGTAATACAGATAACTTGTTATCTAATGTATATATTGGTGTATTTGTTAAGCATCCAGAAAACTTAATGACTATTGAGCCAACTAAGATGGAGACATTTGAACAGTTAGCTCAAGCTGATGTGGCTACATTCTTATTTGAATACCTCAAACACTATGATGGTATTGAAACTGTATATGCTAATATTGACTTGAAGTTATCTTCATTAGAGTCTCAAGCTCAAAGAAGAATGGAGATCATTGAGTTCTTAAGAGATAACTATGTTAACCCAGCTAATACTAATCAACCAATTATGTATACCGTATAAAAAATAAATAAGAGAAGGAGATTGAATCTCCTTCTCTATTCTTTATCTTCCTCTATAAGGTTTTAATACAAATAAAGTACTAAGAAGTATATCTTCATAATCTTTATTAGTTATTTGATAATCTATCTTAATTGATCCATCTGGATTGATTCTATATGAAGTATAGCTAATATTAGATTGTCTTATTAATTCTCTAGCTCTTTTAATATCCATAATATTACCTCAACATATTCTGTCTATTACTACCAAGAAGTGGAGTTATTGCCATATATCTAGCCATTGCTCCAGCATGTAATACAGGATTATATGTCATAAGGAATCTTCTAAATCCTTTAAGACGAGATACTGGTACATCAAAAGTTAGATCATTATTAAATCTAAATCTCATTGCTTCTGTGAGAGTACCACGATTATCATCAACTAAGACAAATGGAATTAAATCTACTTTATTATTCCATCTATCTTCTAAGTGAAGATATCTTACTTTAAGACTATCACATTTAATATCTAATAGATCTCCTGTAGTAGAATATAATCTCTTAAATGGAGACATCTTATTCTCAGGATCACAGATATTTATCGATTCCTCTATAATTGTACATAGATCGTCATAATTATCCCAATCTATTACAATACCAATCTTCTCTCCTCTAGGAGATAATCTCATTTGGTATTTATATCTTAAATTAGTTGTAAGTTTATTAGCTCCTACAACGTATTCACTATGAAAGTTCTCCTTAATCTCAGTATTGATTCTCTTAATTATATTATTAAACGTTACCTCCAGTTTAAATGTAAGATAGTAGTTTAATTCAAAGATTTGTTCGACTACTTTATTATAATTTTCAAAGTTAGCCAATATATTCACCCCAATCTATTAGTGATTTGTAACGGCTATCTTAAAAAAATAAAACCCCTAGGAGAATGAACTCCTAGGGGAATTGTATTATTTCTTTGCAGAACTGATCAAATGATGATCAAGATCAATCTTGTTCAAATCAGGATAAATATCTGCATAGTACTTTGTAGTACCATTTACTACAGTAGATAAACGGATTACTAAATATTTTTCACGTCCTTGATGACGAATCAATTCATAACGTAATCGTTTGTTTGGATCACATTCTGGGTTGAACTCGGACACAAATTGTGCGAATGCTGCAGCTGCATTTTGATCACTCATTTTATAATTCAATAAACGAACTGCACGAACAACTTTGTCTGTATTAGATTCTTTGATCTTAATAAAAGAATCATAATCAACATAGTTTCCCAAGATATGTTCAGTCTTAGGGAATAATACGTTAACCTTTGTTTCACCTTCAGGTGGAACGGAGTTAACTTCTGTTTTAACTTCTTCTTTTGGTTTATTAACCATTTGAGAGAAGTTAACTGCAATAGAAGCATCTTTGTTTTCCAGAGGTTGTTGGATTGCTTCCTCTGCCGCATCAATAATATCTACAGTTTCAGCACCAATTTCTTCTACTGGTGGAATATCTTTTTCCTCAGTATTAGGTTTTTTACCACAGAATACATAGTCAAATAACTCACCTAATTTTTCTGCAGCTTTCATGTTGATTTCTTGAATGTTTGTAGTTTCCATAATATGTTTTCTCCTTTTCTTTAAATAACACTATGGAATAATAAATAGGTGATAGATCATCAAGATCTATCACCTTAATAATATATGGTTATTTATATATTTAGTATGCAAAATATACA